GGAGCAGGTTGGCTCGTCGTCGCCCCTCGTGTCCGAGGGTCTGGTTCGGGTGTTCACGGCTGGCAAACGGGTAATACGATCACTGGTGCTAAGTCAGGCGCTACAGTCTCACATAACGGAACCGCTATTGATTATGTGTATGAGGTTATGTTTACTAAGCCGGCTAACCAGACGACATTACACATAGGTGTCACACAGGTCGACAAATCAGCGGAATCTGCAGAACTATTCTCTGTAACAGCGGCTTCTGCTTCTGCAACAGTGGCCCCAACTATGGGGAACCATAGTTGGGTTGTGTTGGGGACAACACTTGTCGGAGCGACAGGTGGTTCAGCTCTTAACTTTCCTGAAATTTCAACGGGGCATGTAATTTGTGCAGATGCGATCTCCGAGGCAAATTACTCAGCAGATGGTTCTTGGGCAGCCGTATTATTTCGGTATGAGGATAGTCAAAGCAGTACAGGGGGTATTACGGACCCTGTGCTGGGTACTGGCTTATACGGATTGCAACGCTTGCAGGACACAGAAGATGGGGATGTTTCTCTATATGCCTCAGTAGCACCTGCTAGTACTAAAACTATTGACACCCGCACCTCGGCGGGTTCTATTGCAACAACTAAGTATGACCAACTTTCCTATGGCAGTTTCAGTGCTGACGCGACAACAACGAACCATTTTTTCAGTACTTGGAAAGCGCGCGGTCTAACGGCAGAAGCCTTTCAGGACTGTGTTATTGCTGTACAAAGAGCACAGCAATCATCAATCGTTTTACTGAGTAACAATGCTCACCTCTACTTCACTCGCATGCAAGCTTCTGCGAACCCAATCATGCGCCAACGGGAAAAGATCTGGCTTTCCGGGATAAGTACGCGTTCCTACAAAGGCAGCTTAAAATGGATGTACTTTGTGAACGGTGGCAGCCTTGGTGATGTATTTGCTGGCGACCCAGGCTGGGCTCAACTGTCCAATGGCGCGGGTGCAGGTACCGTAAGCAACACATTGGCTTGGGGTGGCGGAGCTGTAGTTATTGGACCAGCTGATGGTACCGTGCCTTGGATCAACAACTCATTTGGTACATAACCTGTAATGGCTACTAGATTCTATTTCGGGAAGATACTAACTGATACGGTGCCTACATTTAGCGCAACGTGGCAGCAAGCCTCCACCACCGCTCCAATTCGTGCACTCATGAGGACTGTAAAAACGAAATCTTTAAAGTCTTCAGCCCCATTTGTGCAAACTACGACTGAAGCCGTAGTAACTGGCGGAGCAAACTCCTTGTGCGCACAGTTTATATCACGCCCATTAGATGCGCAGACGATCACAGGAACTGTCAAAGGCTACGCGCTTTTCAGCGAGGCCGTCGCGACTCAAGACTGTACAGTCAGGTGTGAAATTAGGGTTATTTCGCCTACGGGAACTGTGCGCTCAGGCACGAGCATTTTCAACGGAGGAACTGAGTTTGCTGCTGGAACTGCAACCAATAGTCGCATTCCAGCTGCGGCTTCTGGCACGTTGACATCTGTCACAGCGCAAGCAGGCGATTTTTTGGTGGTTGAAATAGGATTTATATCAGCTCCTAATGGTGTTACCAGCGTCGTAACCTTCCAGTGGCATGATGATACCTCAACAGGCGATCTTCCTGAAGACGAAACGACGACAGATACAACTCTCGCGCCTTGGCTTGAGTTCTCTCAGACATTGGTCTTACAGGATCAATTTGACAACGGGACTTCCCCAAGTGTCGGATCTCTAGGGGTGACCGATCTATCAGGTCTACCCGCTCCATCCTTTATCGATAAGTCGATCGATACTCTACTAGAGTTTGCTCCTCCTTCCTTATCGATACCCTTGGTTGCGAGGCAAGCGAACCAAACAACTGACAACACAAACCCAACATTCTTGCAGCAACAGACCTTAGGGGATGTAGCCACTGCTGCTTTCGATGACACACAAGTACGCCAGTTTGCCCCTGCTACTGTTGGTATTACGGATGTAGCTGCTATGACGGCACTTAATCAAACCCTATGCCCAGAACCTACATACGGCGTACCGGAGTTTAGTCCGCCTGCAATTAGCTTCAATCTCGTTGAACCATCGCAAGATGCGATAGCTGTAGCTTCCATCAGTTCTACACGATATATCAATCGCGTTTACGATACTACGGCAGCAAAATTTGTACGCTGGATTACGGACACTGTAGCCGATACCACAGGAATATACTACCCAGGTCCGGGCACTTTCAATGTACACACTTCTGATTATGTGATCGAAGCCAGCTATACTTTATGATTCCGAATAAAAAGGCGGTCTAGCTGAGTGTTATTTGATTGAAGCAGACTTATCACTGCAGTCTCAAGGAAGTTTATAATGATTACAATACTTAAGTTCTTCGAAAACACGAACAAGCAGAACCAGGATGATGACAACGACGTAATCAGCAGAACAATGCTGAAAATAGCCGTCGTCTCCCGCCATTACAAGCAACAGCATAGCGCCACAATGCCAAAACACGGTGAGCTTTGGCGTTGCAAGATTGTAAAAGAAATTTCCAGCGGAATAAACAAGGGCTGCTTTGTAGTTGAGCCACTAGAACAATTATCTGAGGATAGCATTGTTAGACTCATTCCAGGTTTCTTCTGTCGTAAGTTTGTCAAAGGCAGACTTATCATTTATCCCAAAAAGCCTGGGCACGACTGGATTCTGCCTCTCACACACAAACGAATCATGGCTGAAGAACACAATGCTTATTGTGTAATCGTCCAATTGGACGGATCAGCTGAGGATCTACGAGAGTGCGAGAAGAATGCGGAAATAGCGTCAAAACTTGACGAGCCTCCTGTAAAAGAGTAGAATCTCTCAACAGGATAGATTCTACGATGAATATTTATGCGCAGCTTCTGGACAAGGCTACTGTAGGCAGCAAAGTAGGGCTTACCTACATTGAAGGTAAAGCGGTAGCTTCTACTACTATAAACCATGGTAGATTTGGTATCATAAAGTCCATCAAGAGCGGTGTGGCATTCATTGAACTACTAAAAGACACCCAACCTAAGGCATCTGCGGATGCTGGTTCCGCTCTGGGTGTAACTATCGATCTACCGGTTACGGCTTCAGGTTATTTAACAGTAACTGTTGAAGACGACAATTAACCTAGGTCGGTAATACTAATGAGATTCAGCCTTGAAGATGCCAAAGAACTTCGGAGACAGCTTCTGATAATTTTGAAAGGTCTATCCTCCAAAGTAGAGTTGACACCAGCGGAAGGTAGTCAGTACCGGGTAATTGTAATACAAAGAGACGCTAAGCTACCGGAGCTACCTCCAGGAGTAGAAACAATAAAGGATAATATAGCGGACCCTGTGGATAATGTGACAGGACAGCCTTCGAGTACTCCTGTAACCAAAGACTTGAGTAAGCCACAAACGGAAACTAATCGTACAGTAGAACCACCGGACGAATTCCGTTCTAGAAACAGGAGTCTACAGGATATGGTTAAAAAATACGCACACACAGAGAAGCTGGTTGATATCTCTGATGGTATCCAAAAGCTAGCTTCAAGAGACCTACAAATTGATAGTTACCTAGAGACCATCAGGGAAGCTCTTCTTCACAAAAAATATACCAAAGGCTCCCAGCTCTGGAAGTTGCTGCAAAGCGTATTCGCCAGTTACGATATCGAAAGTGCAGAAAAGCTTTGTGCTAAGCTGACCAAAGAGAAGTTTGAGGATGGTACACTACATGCCTGCAAACAAATGGTTGCTTTGGTTCTAAAAAAGAACGGTATCGCACCAGATCCTTCTCCACCCAGTTCTGGTATCGAAGTACAAAAACTGAAGAAAGAAACAGCTGAACAATTGGTTTCAATTGAAAAGGTTCTCGACGCTATGACGCTAAAGTTGCGTCGATTGGGTTTGAAAGAAGAAGCGAACAAAATGGACGCAATGTCTGGATCTGTCCATGACATCTGTGGTACAGTCAATAAGCTCGGTAACTAAACCAATGTAACGGTGGACATGAACAGTATGAGTTAAAAGAAGCCCCGAATACTCAACACAGGAGTACGGGGCTTTTTTAGTGGAGGAGTGCTATGTTCGTACAAATTGTGATCGGAGTTATTTACGCAAGCCTCGTAGAATGGTTAGTTCATAACTACATTCTACACGGGCTAGGAAAACGTAAAAACAGTGTCTGGTCCTTCCACTGGCACGAACACCATCACAATTCTAGGAAATATAATTTCGTAGATGCATCCTATCTCCAACCTTTCTATTCTGGTAGCAGGTTCAAAGAGATCCTTGGGCTACTTGCGCTGGCTTTAGCACAATCTTGGCTATTATTGTGGTTACCTTGGTTTGTTTTCACTACCTGGACCTACTGTGCGGTGTATCTCTGGGCTCATCGAAAGTCTCACTTAGAACCTGAATGGTGTAAAAAGTATCTGCCATGGCATTTCGATCACCACTGTGGGAAGAACCAAGATTCTAATTGGGGAGTTGTTCTCCCTCTCTGGGACTATATTTTACGAACACGAAAGAAAATATAATGGGTTGTAATTGCCGAGGATCTAATAGTTATATTCCTACGATTAATCGAGTAGCTTCTCGTCAATCTGGTGATACCTTATGCCAACAGATAGCCAAGGCACAGGGGAATTTACCCATTAAGGTAACTACTTCTGGTGGTATACTTGTCCCTACAGCTACAATGCCTGCGCACGCTACCTTGTCAGTTTTAGGTTGTAAACATACACAAGCAGAAAAGATCTTAAACCTGGAACTATCATTAACAGCGCTTTTCACAGACAACAGCACGAAAGTAGCTTTTCTTGGTAGACTAGGGGCAAATCCTACTGTAGGCTCAGTAGACGCGCTACTCAAAGTTTTCAAGTAAAATATTACATTGGAGTCTAACCGCATGGCGGATCAGAATTATTACGACTTACTCGGTGTTGCGAAAACAGCTACAACAGATGATATCAAAAAGAGCTACAGGAAGTTAGCTTTAAAATATCATCCAGACCACAATCAAGGAGATAAGAGCTCAGAGGAGACTTTCAAGAAGATCTCAGAAGCGTATGCCACCTTGAGCGATGACCGTAAACGTAATATCTACGATAATGGCGGCGTTCAACATAGGCAACATAGTTATCAGGATTTCATGAACATCAACCTTGAGGAAATTATGAACAATTTCAGGCAAGGTAGCGCACAAGAAAATCTAGATCTTCAAACCGACGTTGTAATAGAGCTGAAAGATGCTGTCTATGGAACTAAGGTGGAAGTATCTCTAGACTATAACAAAAAGTGCCAACCATGCAAAGGTCTTGGTTCTAAAAATGGACACGCCAAGCAATGCAACAAATGCTTCGGTCGAGGACGTGTATCCGTAGCACAAGGTGGGTGGAATGTTGCAACAGTCTGCCCAAAATGCAAAGGCACCTGTAACGTACCACTAGACCATGACTGCGGACAATGTAATGGTAAAGGTTCTACTCGTGTACAACGAAAAATCAAGGTCAATATACCAGCAGGTATCGATAATGGTCAGGTTTTGCGTTTACAAGCACAAGGAGCGGCAGCAAACAATAGAACAGGGGATTTGTACGTCAGGGTAAGTGTTCAACCAAACCCGGACTTTGAACGCCACTTCTTCAACCTCGTTACTCCAGTAAAGATCCCATTTGCTACAATCCTTACAGGTGGGGACATCGAAGTCAAGAACATCAAGGGAGAACTTCTCACTGTACAGGTAGAAGCATGTACACAACCAGGAACACTTCTTAAAGTTCCTGGTCAAGGTGTGCCTAGCCTTGGGGGAGGTTCTGTAGGTGACTTGCTGGTTGTTGTAGGAATTGAGATACCTACGACGGTAACAGAAGAAGTCAAGCAGAAAGCTCTAGAGCTACAGCAGGCGATTGAGAACGCAAAGGTGTAAGAGAACCTGTAAAGGCTTCTCATGAAGTCGGTACTCAAGCACGAAAAAGCCTTCTGTGAAGGTTGTCCCCTCAACCGAAACAAAGCCAAGAAAACTCATTACATTCCCACCGAAGTCCATTACGATAGAGTGGGTCCGGAAGGTCATGCTGAGGTTGATATCCTTGTCGTCGGAGATGCTCCAGGTAAGAGCGAAGACGACAATGGAATGCCCTTCACAGGACCCTCAGGCGAAGAGCTGAAAATCTCCCTGAAGAAGATTGGTATTGAAGGCTCCTTCGCTTTAGCCAATTCTATCAGGTGTCGTCCAACGGATGACGAAGGCAACAATCGCCCACCCTCCATTGAAGAAATTGCTGCTTGCGGCAACTACATCAAACAGGACTTAATTCAGCTAAAACCCAAGGTTGTTGTCCTTATGGGCAATACAGCCAAGGATATTCTAGCACCAACCCCAGAATGGCGGACTAAGGGAATTAGCAAGTTATCAGGTGAAATCTTTGTTACAAATGGCGTTACGTACACTGCCACAGTAAACCCCTCCAGCTTTCTACGCAACAATAACTATATGGAACGACAGAGGTTCCATCGCCACATCGGCAACATTGGACGAATTCTTTCAGGTGAACAAGGTGCTTTCTCCAGGAAAGGTGTTTCTACACTTCTTAGAACAGAGAAAGCAGCAATTGATTTTCTGGACCTACTGGAGAACTTTGAAACTGATTTTGTTTGTGTAGACACGGAGACAGAAAATCTAAACCGTGTAGCACCAAACAAATTAGCCACTATCCAATTTGCTGTAGACAATGATATCGGTTTCGTCCTTCCTCTAGAACACTGGCAATCTCCCTGGACACCAGAGTTCTTAGAGTACCTTAGGGAGCGGCTAGCTCGCATCTTTAGTAATCCAGAAATCAAAATAGGCGCCTGGGTAGCTCACGGGTCCAAGTTTGACTACGGAAAGATCACCAAGTTCTGCCGTATTATTAAGATAGCTCTCCCCATTATGGACCCCATCTTCATGGAGTACCTCCGAGATGAAAATCAAAGGAGAGGCATGGATGACGGTGGAGAAGGTGGACTTGATGGTTCTGGTGGTACCAACTTCGATTTAAAGACCATGGCTAAGGACAAGCTGGGGTTCTACTATTACAATGAAAAAATACTAGAGGTCCGAAAAGACGGTAGTCTGGTAGAAGAACCGTTGTGGAATCCTGATAACTCGGTAAGTGAGTTCACTATTTATGCCGGTATGGACGTTTATATCGGTCGCCGTCTCATCTGCTATATCATCAACGAACTAGGACTAACAGAGCATAAAGAAAAATCAATCAACTTTGCTAAGAAGTGGGGTACCCGAGTTACCCATCTTCTAACTAAAATTGAAGCCAATGGCTGCTTTGCTGATAAAGACCAATTGGAATACCTACGCAGTGACGACTCCCCGATCCTGAAACGGATGGATGAGATTCCAGGGGAAATCACAAGCTCGCCTGAAGGTAAGAAAGCTAACCAGCTGATTCTATCCAAGGATCCTAGAACCAAGGGAATGAAGCCTCTCTTTGGCAAAGCACCAATTGTATTTGACATCGACAAGAAAGACCACCGAGTAGCTCTGTTGGTCGATACTTGCAAGCTCGAGCCTTTGGCTTACGGAAAGAAGGAAGGGGAAGCTAAAAGCAAGTACGCCAAGAAGGGCAAGAATGGAGAAATTGATAAAGGAAACGGGGTTCCTTCGATCAATAAGGCGTTCTTCCAGGAATATAAAGACCACCCCTTTGCGGCGCTAGTTCAGGAATACGAAGGACTAAAGAAACTGAAGTCCAGCTACCTGAATAGCGTGATGAGCTTTCTGACTGATGACATTATCTACACAAAGCGTGGTCCAAAGTCAAACGCTGATAATTTGTTCGATGGAAGAATCCACCCAACTTTCTGGGACAGTAAAACTGTAACTGGAAGGTTCGCTGCTTCTGACCCGAACACCCAACAGCTTCCACGCGCCGAGGGTTTTGCCAAAAGCATGATCAAGTCAATGTATGGCGCGGCTCCTGGTCACGTCATGCTGGAGGCTGATTTCGGTCAGGCGGAAATTCGTTGGTGGGCTCAAATAGCGAAGGACCAAGAATTCGCTAACTTGTTCAACGGGATGGTGTCTATATTAGAGGAATTTGAAAGGAATCCAACACCTGAGTTAGCTATTCGAGTATCGAATGAGTGTGACATTCATAAGCAGGTCAGTGCTGCAATGAATCGAGTACCAATTGAGCAAGTATCGAAAGATATGCGCCAAGCAGCCAAGGGACTGTGCGTCGCCCCCGGAACTCTAATCCGGACTCCAGAAGGCTTGATTCCTATCGAGGAAGTAATAAATAGCTGGAAGGGTTCTGTATTGCTGGAAACGCGCAAAGGCGTAGAAGAGGCAAACAGGACTTTCGAGATTACCGTAAATAGAACCCAGAAAGTGAAAACAAGTAGGGGTTACACAATTCATGGAAGACCCGAGCATCCTGTATTAGTGTGGAGGAGTTGCAAGCTTCAGTTTGTAGAGTTGCAAAATCTCAACTCAGAAGACCGTATTGTAACCAGGCGAAATGCCAAGTTGTGGCCTGAGAAATTGGTCAAGTTGGAGCCTTCGATACTAAAGTCTGGGGAAGAAATCTTCCCCAAAGAAGTTACACCGGACCTAGCTAGGCTACTGGGGTATATTACAAGTGAGGGAACTACAGGATACGAAAAGTTTATCCGTATTCCTAATACAGATGAAAGAGTTATTGCTGACCTCAGAGAACTTCTAACATCTAACTTTGGCAAAGAAGCCTTTGCAGAATGTACAGATGATCGAAGTGCGGATAATTGGAAAAATATAACTAAATTTACAATAAATTCAACAGCTGCCCGTTACCTTCGAAAACTAGGAGTAGTGGGTATCGAAGATTCGTACACAAAAGTAGTACCCAAAGCTATAATGCGGTCTCCGCGTCACGTAGTAATAGAATACCTTCGCGGATATCTTGCTGGGGATGCTTCTTCCAATTTCCACAGAGTTAAAGCCTGTACCGCCTCAAAACAATTAGCCAAAGAAATTCAAATCCTTCTATTGGACTTGGGGATTGTAGCCAAGCGTGATGGCAGCTACAGGAAGACCAACAAAGGAGAAGGTTTTTATTGGGATGTCACAGCAGTGGGTAAGGAGGCTGAACGCTGTTGGGCAATTATCCCACCAATCCGTCCTCTGGATGAAGCCTACGAAAAAGAATACAACAACGCACAGCTCGATCACATTTACGGACTCCGAGAGTTAGCTAAGAAGTTTGCTGATTCCAACTATCGAGAAAAAGGAAACAAAGAAAACGGGGGTTATTGGAAATACCCAGGTTTCCCTTGGACTCGTGCCGAGACTTGGACACTAGATTTCTGCTACAAGCACAAGGAGAAAATTATCAAAGGCTTCAAAGCCCGAGATGAGCAACTTGCTTTAGATTTTGAGGAAATCCTTACGCAGGGTTACTTCCTCGATTCAATCGTTGAAAACGAAGTGATCGATCAAGACAACCAAACCGTCTACGATTTCACCGTTCCAGGCAGCCATTCCTTCGTGACCAATGGAATAGTAGGATCGAACAGCTTTGGCAGTTTATACGGAATGTCGCCTAAGTCACTTGCTATGCTTGTTAAATGCTCTGAATTTGAAGCTAAGCAATTGATTCAAACGTTCACTAACAAGTTTGAGCGTGCTGGCGGTTGGTTGGAGTATATCGAGGATTTTGCAATGGAGAATGGATATGTTATATCGCCATTCGGACGTGCAAGACATCTCGCACCGCTGATCGAACTGAATGAGGGTGCGGCTCGACGGGTAGCTAGAAACTCACCAATCCAGGGTGCTGCTTCTGATACGACCGCAATGGGGGCTTGGTTAATTCAGGACTGGATTGAGAGGACCAATAGACCTTACAAGATTTGGAACGTTGTTCACGACGCTATTTCCATAGAAGTTCCCCTTACCAAGGAGGCTATTATAGAAGTTATGGCAGTTATGAAGAACTACATGACTAAGGAAATCAACCCGTTCCTAAAGCAGGAATTTAATATCAATCTTATCGTTCCATTAGTTATAGATTTTAAGGTAGGTCTACGCTGGGGTCATTGTAAGACAGTGGATCCACTTACGGATATTGATCAATTCGTAGCTACGCTGCAAGAACAGGACCGACGCCTCCATAACGGGGACAAGTGGTGGCAATTGGCTACCGAGCTAGAGGTAAAGAAGTTGGAGAAGGATTTAAGCAAGATCGAGAAAGAAAAGAAGGAAAACTGGGAGAAAGAGATCGCAAAACGTGTTAGGATGATTGAAGAGCACAGAAATTCGCTATTGAAGGCTGGTTGATATGGAGAACTTCCTAGAAGTTATTTGGCTTCTATCCATCCTAACTATGGTGTTTGTAGGAGTATCGCTACTCCTATTTCTATTCACACTAGTAGTAATACTGATATTCCCCGTCGTATTAATAGTTTTCACTGTGCAATATCTCTCAGTGATCTTTCGTGAATATAATAGAAAGGAAAACCAGGACAATGACAGTAAATAAACTAGTATTACGAGATTTGGATATTTACGCTCTAAGGGCTTCGGAGAAAGATCCCGAGTCAATGGCTCGCTTTCATCAGGAATGTACTCCAGAACGAATCCTTGCTATCCTGGAGGAATTTAAGGAGATGAAGGAATGGTACGAGGGAGAAGAAGATCTCCGATCCCAAATTCAAGATCTTCGAGATGACCTTGAAACTGCGGAAGATAAGTGTGGTGATTACCATAGACAGGTTGAGGAGCTACAGGACGAAATAAAGGAGCTGCGAGGATGACCCCAGATAAGACTCAAATTTCAGCTAAAGATATGAATGTGCTTATATCCCGTCAGGACCAGAAGGAATACTTTCCTTTGCTTGTATACCCAAACAAGGGTCTTCGAGTAGAAACCAAGGAAGTAACTGACTTCGGACCAGCTTTCCAAGCTATTATCGATAAGATGACTGCTACGATGTACAGGGCTCAAGGTGTTGGGTTGGCAGCTCCTCAGGTTGGTATTAATGCTAAAGTGTTCATTTTGGACTGCCCTGACGAAGGAAATAACGGACTTCAGGTGTTTGTTAATCCCGAGATTATAACAGCCACTCTTTTCAGTAAAGCTATGGAAGGTTGCCTTTCCTTCCCCGGTGTAGTGGAACAAATTGATAGGGCTTCCAGTATTGTAGGTAAAGCACAAGACCGATTTGGAAATCCTTTTACTTTCGCAAGCCTAGCAGAAGCTGATACAGACGTCATAAAGCTTTCCGAAGTGGAAGTGGTTGCTGTGCAACACGAGATTGAGCACCTGCAAGGTATTTTAATGATTGACAAAGTCAGTCATTTGAAGCAACGTTACATGAAGAAAACAGTACAAAAAGTATTGAAGAGCCTGTAAAGGAATAAAACTATGTGGATGTCGGCTGAGAAGTCTAGTTATTTCGAAGCAAAGTACCCAGAGTTGTGCCCTATCGACCCAAAAGCTGAATTTCAGCACTACGGTAGGATGGGGTGCGTTGGTATTGGGTGGTTTGATCGTTTGGATCAGATGTGCAAGGAGTTGTCGGAACTAGGCTTTTTCGTACAGCTGACCTGCGTCAAACAGAAGTTTGGTCGATTGCGAGTGCATTTTGACCACAACCGTGGAAATACAGAGCAGTACCAAGCTATCCAGGCTATTGTAAAGAGAGCTGAAGAAGACTGCAATTCGAGTTGTTCTATATGCAGCCTACAGCTGAGCGAGCAGCAGTTATCCCGCTGTTACGGGATTGGCTACCTTTGCGATAGTTGTAGACAAAAGCATCTTTCCGCATTAGTATAATCCCTATGACAGCCACATTCTCAGATGAAGACTTGCAAGCAGTAGTACTGCAGCTAAAGAGGGCTAATTCGGAACTTGAGCGCTTCGCTTATGTAGCGTCACATGATTTGAAGGCTCCGCTTAGAGCCATTTCGAACTTAGCGTCTTGGATTAAGGAAGACAGTGACAATAAGTTTTCTAAGGAATCCGTTGAACATTTCAATATGATGCTCAATAGAGTTTCTAGAATGGAAAAATTGTTGGATGATATTCTAGCCTATGCTAAGGTAGGTAAGAGAGATAATACTTTCGAGTCGGTCAACCTTGTTGAAATGATTCAAAGCATATTTTATATGCTTCCAAATAAGCGTTTCACGGTCCTAACCGAATCTACAGTACCTACTTTTTTTGCTGAAAGGTATCCTCTCGAGCAGGTGCTTCGAAATTTGATTAGTAACTCAATCAAGCACCATCACGCAGGAAAAGGAACTATTACAGTTAGTATAGAAGAACTACAAAAACATATACAGTTTACAGTTACGGACGATGGTCCTGGAATTCCTAAGGAAAATCAGGCAGAATGCTTCGAGATGTTTCGAACGCTGAAACCCCGAGATGAGGTTGAAGGGTCCGGAATGGGTCTTGCTTTAGTTAAAAAGATTGTAGAGAACCAAGGTGGGTCAATAGATATTCTACCCTCTAACAAGGGTTTGAGTATTCGTTTCTTGTGGCCTCGATTCGATCGGTACAGAGAAGAATGAGTATTACAATTTTAGTCATTGATGATGATAACGTGGATGTGTTAGCCTTACGCAGGTCTTTCAAGAAGCACAAAGTTCTTCGTTATGCCGATCTACAAACGGCTAAAGATGGGCGGCATGCCTTGACTCTCCTTACAGGGCAGTGCCCTATCAAACCAACGCTAGTTCTTCTAGACTTAAATATGCCTGGTATGAATGGACTACAATTCCTAGATAATGTCCGGTCTATCCCTTCCTTGCAATATCTCAGAATACTAGTGTTGACCACGTCTGCTGATGATACCGACATCAAAGCTGCAAACTCCAAATGTATTGTAGGATACGTTACAAAGTCTAAAGCTGGAAATTATACTGAATTAACCGATCTGCTAAATAATTACTGCAATCTCACGGAGAGTTAAGTTGCACAAACCCTGGAATATTTTCTTGCTGGAGGATGATGAAGCGGATAAGCTGCTTGTGCAGGTAACGCTAAAGCATTCAGGGGTGCCGTTTACGTTGACCCACGCCAAAACTATGGACGAGGCTAGGAGTATTTTAGATTCTAGTGGTGCTCTGTTTGACTGTGCTCTACTAGATAGGTCGGTTCCTGGGGGTTGTGGATTAGACTTAGTTAGCCATAATAAACTACAGTCAGTACCTTGTATCATGCTAACTGGAAATCAGGACGAGACAGTAGCCTTACAAGCACTACAGCGGGGTCTTGAAGATTATATTATGAAGGGTGACATCACCAGGCACACTCTGGTGCGAGCTATCCGGTACGCTATGGAACGTAATAGTATCAAATGCGCTTTATCTGAAGCGAAAAAGAAACTAGAAGAATTGGTGAAAACAGATCACCTGACTGGTCTTTTGAATCGCCGGGGTTTGGAAGAACTGCTTCAACGGCTGCTACAACGAAACTCTAACTTTGAAGAGAATCACGGCGTAATACTCATCGATATTGACAACTTCAAGGCTATCAATGATACCTTAGGGTATGATGCTGGAGATGAGGCACTACGATTTGTAGCTACCAAGCTCAGGCTGTGTTCCCGTCCTTTAGATCATGTAGCTCGTATTGGTGGTGACGAGTTTATCATACTCCTAACAAATGTTGAGATGGAACAATGCGCTGCTATCTCAGAACGAATTCGGACTACTTTTGAGGAAACACTACTCAATATAAGGGGATCCGAACTGAACGTAACGGTGAGTATGGGGGTATCGGCATTAAACAATGCCTCTACAGTAGAGGAACTGTTCAAAGCAACCCAAGCCGCACTTCACTGTAGCAAAAAACAAGGTAAAAACGCTGTGTGTATGAATTCCACAATACCACCAAGCAGGTAGTTTATGATTGGTCTATTGAAGAAGTTAGGGTCGGTAGCTTGGAATTCCGTAATAGCGGTAGTATCGAATAAAACAAAGTTCCCGGCTGTCAATGAGCGAGATCTTCAGGACTTTGCCAGCTATGTGCAGAAAAACACGGCTACTAAAGCACACTACCAAGTTTCTGGAAAGTTTATGGAGTACGGCACCACGCCTAGACGATTTCTTTTGACAGTTGAAGCAAACAACACTATACTAATGTCTTTCTTCTTATGTGGTGAGCCTACATTCTCAGCAGTGACTTTTGCGTTAGCAAGAGATTTCTTTGGAAAGGAACGCACATTTCTATCAAGCTCTTTTCTCTATAGAGAGGATAGTACTGTTTGTTTAAACTGGCATACGGATTTTCCTGTTGTATACTTAGAGTACATCAATAAGATTTTACGTAGCTCTCGCAGCGTAAAGAGTTCAACAGAACTCAACTAGTGACGACTCAGGTTAGTAACAATGAAACTGAAAGGTAATAAAATGAGCGACAGAGAAATTAGTGACCGAATTCTATTCCTGTACCTTCGGGATCCCAAGGATCCCAAGCACGTGGCGACTGTTGCCAGGTTCAAGCAGGGCAATGTCCTGACTTTTGCCTGGGCAATCAACAAGGTGACCACGCTTCAGAGTGGTCAGAAGTTTAGCAACTTTGAAGACTCCTACAAAAGCAAGACGGTCCATGACGTGTTCAATAAGGCACGTGGGCGTACGATTGCTGAGGGTCGTCTGGGCTGCCACAAGTCGTCTATCACCATTGAGCTTTACGAGGATGAGCGTCCGCTTAAAGCTATGCTGGAAACTCTCGCTGGGAACTCCGAGGTAGATGGTGTGGTTATCCCTTCCTTCCTGTCACGCTGGGCTCGCGATAACTTGCTCGGCATCTACGCGGAGGAGGCAAGGCAGCTCATTGCTGCTCAGATTGAAATAGAAAAGTCTCAAGTCTCTGACGTTAGCCTTTGATGCGAATTTTAGTAGATGTGGACGATACCTTGGCGGAGTTTACTCCGCACTGGCTAGATCTTATTTCCGATATTCTCGGAAAGAAGCATGTTCCAGAAGATTTCGACACATGGCTTATCGACGCACTCTACCCGGAAGATATTAGAGAAGCAATTTGGGAGAGGGTTGATACCTCTCCAGGATTTATTCGTAACTTACCTATGGTAAATGGTGCTACCGAAGCACTGCACGAACTACGACAAGTAGGTAGAGTAATAGCCCTTACAGCACCACACATTGGACCCTACTGGTTCTACGAACGTGCTATGTGGCTCAAAGATCGGGGCTTCAAGCGTTCTACAATGGGCTTTGTAGCTGCCAAGGAAATTGTCAAAGCAGATGTGTTCATTGATGACAATCCTGAACACATCAATAACTGGAAAGCTGAACACCCACAAGGGCTAGCTCTCCTTTTCGACCGTCCCAATACTCGAAAAGCCGAAACAGCAGGAGTCCGAGTATATAACTGGGATGAAGCTATTAACGCTGTCTTGAGCTATCAGTGCGATTTGGTAAAGAAGTGAATTGACAAAATAGCATCCCTTGGTATAATCAAGGAATGAAATGTTTTAATCTACTCATCATAGCTCTGCTAACCGCCTGCCTACCTAAACCTTCTATCGATTATCCGACCCTAGATTCTAGGATTGGTAATCCGGTACTGGTTTATGTACCTCCACGTCATGTAATTCCCGCGCCTTCCCCAGAGCAATTCCAGCCTAGAGACCCTGTGTGGAATTTCACTACGCAAGCCTCCCCGCCTGCAAATAGTGTTTATGAGGAAGAGCTTCGACGGGCTAATGAGGAGCGGAAGCTACAACAATACCACATTGTCCGAACAGTTTGCTATCCAGCATCGTACGCCTGTAGACCCTACGTGCGCTGTTACTACGATACCTACGGCATGTTGACCTGCTATTGATAGTGGATAGCTCATCATACTCATTGACATTTCCTCCGCTGTGTAGCAAGATCAATACTGAGGTAACAGCTAATGCTAAATGATCGCCAACTATGCCTATTGTCCAATTCCGCAATTGAGTTCAAAACTCTTATTGAGAAAATTGTATCAAAACAAGTTTCAAAGTTAGAGCTTATGGAAGCCCTATCAGAGTTTGAAGCGGTAACCAGTTGTATAAGAATGGAATTGGATCACGGCTTTGATATTATAGAAATTGAAAGTCAAATTGCTAATTAAGCTTGCGCTTACAGAGAAGTATGCCAAGCTTTGATAGTACCAACCAAGGTACCACTAGCAATAAAGAATACCAATGAAATTAAACAATAGGCAAGTGGCTACATTAGCCCACAGCATTATGATCGCAACAAATTTGACAGACCGTGCTTCTGAGGGCACGATTACCCGAGAAGAGTTTGTAAAGACCTTAAAGCATCTTGAGGCTACGTATCACGGACTCAATGAAGAGTTCCTAAGGTCAAAGCAGTATGACGCAGGATAAGATCACAACCTGTTATTATTCCCCTACAGGCAAATCCTACGAGGATGACAAGGGACGCTGCTCTTGTATCCCAGTCACCCCTGGTCTGGACGGAAAAGACAGGGAGTTCTGGCTAAAGCTCAATCAGATCTCCTTTAGGCTTAACGTTCTAAGTTCCCTAGAGAATATCGGAGAAATAAGTGAACTCGCCGAAGAACTTGCTGATATTCGGGACCAGCTGTTCCCTATAGAGCAAGAAGCGTAATGCCGGCTAGCCACAAAGAAATACAGCAGACATGTAAAGTATGTGGAAGCAAACTTGTTCCTCTGTTCTATACAGTAGAGTGTAATAGGTGCGATAAACCTATCACAGGATGGTTTTACCGTGCCTATGTTCTCTGGACATTAGAGCCGGATGAGCTATGGTCTATACATGAGCATCCTATATTCAAATGGCGTTCAGACTGCGAAATATGGAAGGAGAAGCAATACAAGCCTTCTGGACTCGAAGTCAGACATGTCCTATCCTACGACAAGTTCTTCTGGACAGAACTTCCTGGTACTCTGCTAGAAGTCGCTGGGGTCTATCACAAAGTGCATACCACACACACAAATACAGTAACAGACACTTTGGGGTAATGCTTCTTCCGAGATACACGATAATAGATACAAGTTCCGAACAGGTTTTTGTGGATGACCAATTGAGCGCTAAATTAGGATTAAGCCATGGATAATAACTGTACCGTATCCGATTCCCCAGTAAAAGTTAGTAAGGCAGTGTCCTACACCTTTCATTTTAAACCATATGGATGGGCAATTTACACAGTTAACGAAACTACGGGGGAATTTCATATAACTAGTGATTGGGGAAGTTTTTCCCACCGTTGGGATCCCAAGAATCTAGGTGAGAAAACTTTTCAACAGTTTCTGATTAAGGCAGAACCTTCTTATATCTGTAGAAAGTTTGCTGCCGCAAATAAAGAGCTAAATGAAGTAGTAGACGAAGAAGAGACGCTAAAAGCTATTAAGACACGGATTCTAGAAGATCGTAGAAGTCGATTTATACCTTCCAAGGAAGAAGCAGAGTTGCTTCTTAGTTTGGCTGAAGAGTGGGCTGATGCCGATTTCTCGGAAGCTGTAATACCTTCCGAATTTTTCGATTACTCTTATGAAGACTTTCTACATACTAAGGAATCTTACACAGCGAAAGTAGTTACTACGCTTCTACTCCCCGCTTTCCAGAGTTATTTAAAAGAAAGCAAAGTACCAAACCATGATTAACCGAGCCCACAAAATCGAGTTAGACCCCACTGTTGCGCAGGCGATATACTTCGCTAAAGCGTGTGGGGTCGCTCGTTTTACTTACAACTGGGCTCTAGTGGAATGGAAGAAGCAATACCAGGAAGGTAGTAAGCATAAAGAGTTTGCTATCAATAAGCAACTAAACTCAATTAAATCAATTGAGTTTCCTTGGATGTATGAAGTAACTAAGCGGGCTCCACAACAGGCAGTTAAGAACTTAGGCTCAGCGTACAAGCGTTTCTTAAAGAAGCAAGGTAAATATCCTCGATTTAAGAAGAAGGGTGTTCATGATAGCTTCAGAGCCGATAACGGACCTGTAGATAAATATAGTCATGCTGTCAAGATCATCGGAAAAGAAGTGATTTTACCTCGTGTAGGTAAAGTAAGAATGAAACAAACACTTAGATTTAACAACGGAAGGATAATTTCAGTTACTGTTTCTAGGGAAGCGCATAAATGGTTTGCTAGTATTTTATTAGAGATCGAACACACTAAACCAATCCGTGAGAACCAAGCGGTGGTTGGGGTGGATCTTGGCATCAAAAGTCTAGCAGTCCTTAGTGACGGAACAGTATTTGAAAATCCAAAAGCATTAAGGAGCAACTTAAAGAAACTAAAACGACTTTCTCGGTCACTGTCTAGAAAGCAGAAAGGTTCTGCTAACAGAAAGAAAGCTCGTATGAAATTAGCTCGATTACATTATCGGATAAGCTGTATTAGAAAAGACGCCCTCCATAAGGTAACCACGTTCTTGACTAAGAAGTTCACTTTAATTGGGGTTGAGGATCTCAATGTTAGTGGGATGGTTAGGAATAGGAAACTCGCCAGAGCCCTTAGTGATGTTGGTTTTGGTGAGTTTAGAAGGCAGTTGACTTACAAATCAGAACTTTACAGCTCTAATTTGTTTGTGGCTGACAGATGGTTTCCTAGTTCAAAGACATGTTCTCAATGTGGACTTGTAAAAGAGACACTGGAGCTATCAGAACGATCCTGGTGTTGCCTTGCGTGTAATACGATACACGATCGAGATGTAAATGCAGCTATTAATTTAAAGATGTTGGCGGAGAGTTCCTCCGTGTCAGTCTGTGGAGCGGATGTCAGCCTCGGTCTCGCGACCGAGCAGACCGTGATGAAGCAGGAACCAGGTAATACCTATGTTGACTAGATCAGTAGATCGTGTTAGTATGGGGGCTGGAGAACGTACTTCGGGATTTCGTTAAAGCTAACCAGGACAAGACGGATGAAGCTCCCTTCCAAAAGGGAGGTTGGGTGAATAGTTCAGGAGAAAATAGCATGGAAGCTGCCGTTTATTCTAAGTTGGATAATAGGTTCAAGTGAAACAATTGTTTCCACCGAAGAGTATTACGCTGGGTATCACAGGAAGTCGAGATATTCCCGAGGGTGGTCTGGAGATTATCAAGGCACAAATGGCTGCTTACGTGGCAAATCCCAGGATCACAAAAATCATATTCGGTGGGGCTAGGGGCGCAGATACAGAAGCACTACGAGCAGCACTCAACAGTCGAACCGAAGAGAAGCCAAAGCTAGTAGTGGTTGTCCCTATGACTGTAGACAGGCAACCACAAGAAACCCGCTACATTACTAGGCAGGCTGATGAAGTTGTGGAGCTGGGGTTAGAATATCACGACGGTGTGTATATTATTCGCGATCGTTGGATCGTTGAAAACAGTAACCAATTGGCGGCTTTCTGGAATGGGAAAGAAGGTTCAGGTACTCACAAGACTATGAAGATAGCTGAAAAGTCTAAGAAGTCGGTGGAGACTTGGTATATAAAGTGATTTTAGAGATTTATCAAGATTTAAGGGATAGCAAATGCTACAGGCTGGATTAGTATTTTATGGTGACAATTTAAGTTATCTCAAACAGATGCCAACAAATAGTATCGATCTAGTCTACATAGATCCTCCATACAATACAGGTAAAGTCCAAAAACGTACATACACCAAAACAGAGAGAGATGATGCCGGGGATCGTAAAGGGTTTGGAGGACATACCTATAAAACCACCAAAATATCCTCAGCTTCTTTCGATGACTCCTTTGACGATTTTATGGGTTTTATCAAACCACGAGTAGAAGAACTGCATAGAGTACTAAAACCTACAGGTAGCCTGTACTTCCACATCAATTACAAAGAAGTCCATTACTGCAAAGTACTCATTGATTCTATCTTTGGTAGAGAATGTTTTTTAAATGAAGTTATCTGGGCATGGGACTATGGAGCTAAAGCTAAGAGGAAGTGGCCTGCCAAACACGATAATATACTAGTCTACGTCAAGGACCCGGAAGCTTATTATTTTGACGATTCCGAAGTAGAGCGCATCCCTTATATGGCTCCGGGGCTAGTTAATCCAGAGAAACAGGAGTTGGGTAAGCGTCTTACGGACACCTGGTGGCACACCATAGTTAGCCCGATGGGTAAAGAAAAAATGGGTTACCCAACCCAAAAGCCAATGGGTGTGATAAGTAGAATTGTAAAAGCCTCTTGTCCCCCTGGCGGATTAGTGCTGGATGCCTTTGCTGGTTCAGGAACAACAGGAGCTGTAGCCCTACAGGCAGGTCGAAACTTTATAATGATAGATCAGAATCCAGAAGCTATAGAGATAATGAAGCATAGATTCGCAGAGCAGGATGTAGTATTCGAAGAGGCTTCTAATGGATGATGACGATATCGAAGAGCGCAAGCGCATAGTTAGAAATGCAGAGGAGCTAGTCAAAGAGGCAGAACCGGATTCGATAGCTGCTGTTGCGATTGTGATGTTTTACAAAGCTATAGCTAAAGCGGTTTCTAGAGGAGAACTCCCCGACTACTTCTTGACAAAAGAAGGACTTAGTGTAGCCTTTACACACACGCTGTTTGGCAGTGAAAGCAGGATAGGAGCTGCTGAATACTTTGATCTCCCTATTATGGATATAGGATCAACCTCAACCCCACCAAAGAAAGGGGAAATGAACTAATGCGGAAAGAATGCTATGTAATTAGTAGAGTTAATAAGAAAACTCAGGAAAATTATCCTGTTCGTGTCTTTATAAGTAGGCAGCGTGCGGAAGAATACAAGAACGTAGAGTCCAAGCTCAGCGGAGAACGCTGGCTAATCGACAAAGTGGACATTGAAGTAGAGGAATAACCATGTCAGACTTACAAAAAGCACTCAATACCTTGATGTCTTTCAAGCCTAAAGATATGCACGAGTCAATTATGACGCTACAAGATATCCTAGATCGCAACCAGAATCCTGGTTGTGGTGGTGATGGTTCCATGTCAGAAAGGCAATGGACACTTCTAAGAGAAATAAAACTTTGTATAGTTGATTTGATGGGCAGGATGCTTCAGTGTGCTAAGGACAGGGGTCCTAAAATTTGCGAAACAGAACTCTGGAAACGTGAAAACAAAAAAAAGGATTGATTTCGATGCGTGTATTCGTTGGTAATTTGGCGTTTAATGTGGGTGATAAAGATCTTCGGGCTCATTTTGAGACTAATGGGTTTAAACCCACGGATCTTAAGGTAATGACAGATAGAGAAACAGGCAAGTCTCGTGGATTTGCCTTTGTAACCTTCAGTACAGAGGAACAGGCAAGCAATGCCATCTCTAAGCTGGACGGTTCTATTATCAATGGTAGAGAAGTTAGGCTAAGTGTGGCTAACGATCGACCACCACGACCGAGCACCGGTCCTATTCCCACCCAACAGAGGAATACCTACAATAACCCAAGTCCTAACAGGGTGTTGAATAGAACACCTGTCCAACCAAGGATAGCAAATCCTGAACCTTCTTTCAGTCAGGACCCACCAACTACTGTAGCTGAAAAGAAATTTCTACCCAGGAAGTCCTATGGAAAGCAACCTGTATACGATGAGTGGGGTAGTAGTGAAGGCAAGGGTGGAGATCGTCGTCGCAGTGACCGAATCCGTGGGAAACGTCGTCGAGATCAAGAGGAAGACGACAGTTGGGATTGAACTTTAGTCTTTACAACGGCAGTATTGTCCTGGTATAGTAGTTCTATAACTAGGAGATATTGAGATGGCATTGAATGAAGACTGGACTAACTTAGCGGAAAACGCTCATATTTTTGAGCGTAGAGCAAATTGGGCTAGAACTGGGGATCAACGGGAAGCCGGAACAATACTGACTATTATTGTTACGTTGATAACAGCAGCCCTACCTATCTTTCTTCTTTTTCATGCTTTCGATGGTTTCCGTGAAGATAATTGGACAACGGGTTTTACTTACCTAGCAGGTTTTGCACTGACTGTTAGTATATTCAAGTTATTACTGATAGTTGTATCAAACCTCGTCCATATAGGAATTGTAATTGGTCTACTTTGGTGGGTAGGCAGCTGCATACAGGACAGTGTTGAAGCAAAAATAGAGCGAGAGAGAAATCCACCACCCACAGTAGTTTCCGATCCCTACTGGGATAACCCCTTTATTGACAGACCTACCTTGACTGAGGCAGAAAAAGAGATGGGATACACGGTCAAAATCGAACCAGGAAATCGTATCCTCTATGTAAAAGAAGAGGACAAAGGAAACTAAAACATGGATAATGAACAGGATAACGAGACAGAGATTGATCTAGAAGAACTTCGTAGTATGGAAATCGATTCCGTTTTCTACGGCGCTTTAGTCAATATTATGTCAAATGACCTTCCCAGTTCTATCGCACTTGTAACAGTGCTGCTGGAAAAACTAAAGGCAAAAGAACCTCTGGAAACAGATACTGCTGTAGATGTTCTACTTGCAGTGGTTGGCGACCTGGAAGATTCAAACTATTTCGAGGAGCGAGAAGCCATGGGCGGTTTTGATGGACCAGAGAGCTATAGCGAAGGACCTGAGGAATACGGTATTGAATTTGAGATCAAGACCGTTCAAGACGATGACCCAAAGAAAAGGCTAAACTAAACCTTTGCGAGAATTTAATTAACAGCGTAAAATCCGATGCGAAAGAATTCTCGTCTTGACCTAGAGATCCCGTAGGGATTGCTGATATAGCCCAGAGGTTGTATTTAGGCAAAGATTGTGGTGGTTCTGCACAATCAGAAAAGGTCTGTACTACAGGAAACTTGTTTAGCCTCCGGAAGAGGTCGGAAGTACTGTAGGAAATGAACAAGAGCCTCGATTAGACATTCCGGGTGTTTAGTCGAGGCTCGGCGCTTTTAAGTGGACCAAACTCCTTATAATTGCTATAGTAACTAGATGCTAACAATCAATCAAGCAATCAAAGGTTTTCTAGTTTCACCAGATCCCATAACAGGACCCTATATTATAGCCACGTCGGGGGGTCCAGATTCTCAATGTTTACTAAAGGGAGTTTCCCATGTTATTGGTACTAAAAATTGTATTGCAGTTGGTATTGATTATAATCTTTGCCAAACTGCTTCGAGACAGCTCGACATAGCAGAGAACCTGGCTAAAGACTATTGCGTAGAATTCCAACGTATCAAAGTTACCGTCGAAAAAGGTGGAAACCTACAGGCAAAAGCACGTGCTCTCCGCTATAAAGCTTTATACCAAAGGGCTCGTGAGTGTGATTCTCAAGGTATAGTTATGGGACATAATAACGAGGATCAAGTAGAAACGCTTCTAAGTAAACTCCTTAATGGCAACACACCTACTGCAATGAAGTTTCATACATACGTTGGGAATATTTGTATTATTCGTCCTCTACTGCTTCACACACGTGACGATATTAACAGATATCTTAAGTGCTGGAATATCCCATATGCTCAGGATTCCGCCAACTATAATCCTAAGGATCTCCATTCTTGGGTACGAGCAGAGTTATTGCCAAAAATGAAAGCTAAAAGCTCTAAAGTACATACTAATATCCTAAATTTTTTGACACAAAACCAATTAAAGCAATACACAGAAGAGGATTACCAGTGAAGAAAGAAAGTATCAAAGTCAAAGCCAAACATACAGCTGCTAGATTCTACTACGGAATTAACCTGAAGGCTTACGTAGAGGACTGGGCTAACGATGACGGTGAAACCATCAATCTTAAAGAAGAAATCGACAAGGATGTCCGAGATCTTGCGGATCTACTTGTAAGCTTCCACAAGGAATGTCAGAAGGAGAAACTATGAAACTAGCATGGATTACCGATCCACATCTTGATACTATTCCAGATCATGTCGTGGAGGCTTTTGCTCGTCAAGTGAGCAAGATAGCTGACCGTGTAGTAATAACAGGAGATATTGCAGACGGTCCTTATAGTACACAGAGATTAGTTCATTTCGAGAAGTTCTTTAATAACAAAATTTTCTTCACTTTAGGTAATCACGACTATTATCACTCTTCTATTGCAAATGCAAAAAAAAGTGCCAAGCTAGTTAGCGAAACATATCCTAACCTGATTTACATGGAAGAGGCTGGGGTTATCGAGTTATCCAAGGAAGTTGCTTTAGTAGGCAATGGTGGATTCTACGATGCTCGAGCTGGGTCATCAGACAGTCGTTTTGATATGGATGACTTCAAAATCATCCGAGATCTAAGCAATCATAGCTATCACGACCGTTTTATCCATTGCCGCCAGATTGCAGAGAACATGGCTAAAGAGGCGGAAAGGCATCTACTAGACGCAGCTAACCAGTACAAACACGTTTATTTTGCCACCCACGTACCTCCATTCACAGAAGCGTCCTGGCATAGAGGTCAACGCTCCGACTCTGAAGCACTACCGTGGTTCACTAATTTGACCTTCGGCAGGATACTGTCTGATATTGCTTATAACTATACGGACGTACAATTTACTGTGCTTTGCGGTCACACTCATAGTCCTGGGGAGTACCAACACTTAGACAATCTAAAGGTGTTGACAGGAGGGGCTGAGTATTGCTATCCTTCTGTATGGATGACATTCGACATCTGAAAGAAGTACCCAAATGAAATGTCCTAAGTGCAGTTCCACATTAAAGCAACTCTTTACTTCTTCCTATTGTCTTACCTGCGAGAATGCAGGTGATATAAAGGAAGTTAGCGCCAGCCACGTACCGCCTTCCACGGGAGTTACCTTTACTTTCGGGTGTAAAATCCTAGCTTACCAGCACAATAACGGTGGAGGTTGGGTCGCTGATACCGCGATCGTATCAGACACAGTTTACGTTGGACCTGATGCGTGGGTTAGGGGCAATGCCAAAGTTACAGGAAATGTCAGAGTTACAGGTAAGGCACTAATTGCAGACAATGCCATAGTTAGGGACAATGCCATAGTTAGGGACAATGCCGTAGTTGCCGGCAATGCCGTAGTATAAGGCAATACCATAGTTGGAGACAATGCCTATATTAAAGATGCGGCTAATGTGGGTGGGGATTCGAGGGTTGGAGGCAAAGCCCGCGTTAGTGGTACTGCCCGCGTTAGTGGTACTACTCTTGTAATAGGAAATATTTCCTATGGAAATTATAATAATGGGACTATTAACTAAGCTAGTTAGAGAGTAAGTTTGTTGAAAAGAATTGACTTAACTCCTCCGGTTGAGCTAGTATAGAAAGAGTAAAGGAAGTGCCCAAATGACTCTAGTTTTCGACACTATGCAAGATCCCGGAGTAACCGAAGTAATACGTCTTCAACATGAAGATAGCCTAAAACTTGGATGTGCTTGGGATGTATTCTATTTTAGATCAAGCAAATACTGGACTAAAGAGTTGGAAAAGGAACTAATAAATAGGCACAGGGAAAATAGAGTACCTGTGGACCTTTCGAAGTTCGGAGCAGCAAAGTTATAAGGAAATATCTAATGAAAGTTCTATTTCTAGACTTCGACGGAGTCATTAACAACGAACAAACGTTTGAAGAGTTAAAACAAGCAGAGTTTACTCCCACAGACAGCGAACTTCAGTTAATTAGAAAACTAATAGTACAAGATCCTCGGCATAATGAGTCCTTTTGGCTTAATACTATACGGTCATTAGACTCCAAGCTCATAGCACACATCACCTCAATCATCAAGGCAACTGGGGCTAAGGTTGTGATTTCCTCAGCTTGGCGCAATACCTTTAGTCTCCAGATTCTCGAACTACTCTTGAAGCACCATGGCTTTACTGGAGAGGTTATTGACAGTACGCCATCAAAAATGTCTCTTCATAGTCGAGCTGGCGAGATTTTTATGTGGCTGCGTAATGCCAAGGAAAACAAGTTGAATGTAGAGAATTTCGTTATCATCGACGACGATTCATCACCAAAAAACATTGAGTATCTTGTTGACAATTTGGTAGTAACAGATTATTCTCAGGGTCTGGATGAAGCCAAGACGCTTCAAGCTATAGAAATTCTGAAAAGGGGTTAATTATGGGTTGTGATATTCACATATGGGTTGAAGCTAGGGCAAGTGAAAACGATCCATGGCAGTTGGCGTTCCCAGAGTCGTGGACGTGTCCTTGGTGCCATGGAACCGGCATTTCTAAGGCTAATGCCTATAGGAAGGTGGATGCTGATTGCTTCCTTTGTGAGGGTGCCAAGGTTGTTAATCAATTTACTGAACGCAATTACAATCTGTTTGGAATGCTTGCTAATGTACGAAACGGTACGGGTTTTGCGGGTGTTCGTACGGGTGACGGGTACGTGCCTATCAGTAAACCCCGTGGATTTCCTAAGGACATGAGCTTGGGATTAACTAAACACTTGGCTTCCTGGGACTGTGATGTAGACGAGGAGAATTCAGAAGAAATAGAATATCCTTACCGATTGGCATACCAAGGAGACCATTCAGACAGCTGGCTTCTCATTTCAGAGATTCTAGAGTATTTTGCTGACGGCAATAGGGTCTCGCATCACCAGGGGATTGTCTCAATGGAGGAGTACAAAGTCTTCCTTGAGAAGGGACGACCAGATAGCTGGTCTGGTGGAATCGGCGGTTCTGGTGTTGAGATCGTCGACAACCAAAAGGCACGTAATCTTCTTGAGAATAAAGAGACTCAAGAAGCAGGAAAGTACTATTGCACACTCGTGCACTGGACGAGCACCTACGCTGAGGATGCAGGGAAAGCCTTCCTAGAGTATTTCATTCCAGCTTGTCAGAAGCTCGGTGACCCCAAGAACGTTCGACTGGTTTTCAACTTCGATTCGTGAGGTTCAGATGTATATTCCACATATTTGTATGGATGAAATCCAAGCCGCTGTGACGATTGTCCAGACAGCAAACGGAACTATTCCAGTTCTGTTGGAAAACATCAAAATGGTTGTAATGACTTCCTGCCGTAAGAAGCGTCTTCCAGGTAAGAAGACAAATGGCTAAAAGCAATGTTTCCGAAAAAACCAGAAGGAAGCCGAGAAAGCGCTACATAAAGCCAGAGGGTCTTACAGACGAGCAAGTGAAAGAAATTCGTAGGAAATACCGACGTGGAGATACGTCTACCAGGAAACTAGGGGTTGAATACGGAGTTAGTCACGTGTATATTAGCTACTTGATCAAGCGTACAAGAGCTATAACATAATCAAGGAATTTGAAGATGAAAAATTACGTCAAAGGTTACCTCAGCATAGCAGCGTCATTTGTTCTTACAGTAATTGGTGTAACAATTCTGGTCTCCGAAAAAGAGGTTAGTGCTAGCCATTACGGAATACTGCTTCTAGCATCTATCGTACTGTTCGCCTATGTGGTGAAGGATGTCTTGGAAACTGTCTTCGCAGCAGAGAAGACCAGGAGGGCTTCTCAGGAGGCTGCAGCAGCAATTCGCAATAAAGAGATTTACGCACCCCAGCAGGTTTTCGCTCCTGCTGTGAAACCTGTCTTGCCTGTGGTCCCTCCACCAAAGAAGAGGGAAGATACAGTTTCCTACGTTAGGCGAGAGGATACTATCGCTTACAGTACTGTGCCAGTAGAGTCCTTTACGGTGATGACGGTGGATATCAGCGCTAGTGAACCTAGTAATGATTACTCCTCTAGTTCAGATAGTGGTTCTTCTCCTGACTTCAGCGGTGGAGGCGGTGATTTCGGTGGCGGTGGTTCTAGCGGAAGTTGGGACTGATGTATAACTATTTCAAACGTTGGTATTACAAGGCTCTAAGGTTTATTTACGGAGGAACTATGGTTACTGAAATTATGGTAGGCGTGAGACTTGATGGTTCGTTGGATATTGACTTTTCTGATGACAATGATAATAAGCCCGACTGGACCTTCAACAATATTACAATTGAACAGGCGGAGTTTCTTCTCGAAGAACTTACGCATGCTATGGCTAGAGCTAAGCTTCGGGCACAGAAGCTGGCTATAGCGTCGAGAGCAGAAGTATCGAAGGCAGAAGCTTTGAAAGCAGTAGAAGATACCAAGAAGTAAGCTAGGAAAAGAGCTTGACCTACGGCTAAGTGCTGTAAAAGCTCTTCTAGGTAAGGCTATTCCAGCCTCCCTCAAAATACAGAGGACCCTATGAGTTTAGTAATTCCTACCTTGCCTGTCTACGGAGTATGTGGACTAAAGGGGCAAGGTAAAGACACTATCGCCAGGCTAATACAGAAGGCTAATTCCGGCTTTACAATAACCCATTTCGCCCAGCCACTTAAAAGTATGACGATGGCGATCTTCGGGCTGAGCTACAGTCAGCTGTACGATGACAAGGAAAAGGAAATTCCGCTCGAAAAGGAAATCGTCATGGACGAATACCTTGAGGCGATGAAGGCAGCTACCGGACTGGATATCAAACCAGAAGGAGTAGTAGCTAAAACGCCTAGGCAGGTCCTTCAGCTATTCGGAACCGATTACGTCCGCAAGGCAGAAGATCTTTATTGGGTCACCGCTTTTCAAGGGGTAGTGAAAGCGTGCCTAACCAGGAACAGCCCAGTTATTGTTCCGGATCTAAGGTTTCTAAATGAAGAGAAAGCTATTAGGGACCTTCCTGGTGGTTATATTGTACGAGTTCTTAGAATAGATTTTCCGGAGAGTTCAGACTTACACCCATCAGAGATGGAAGGATTGAAAATTAATCCCGATCTTTTGATCGGTGCTAAGACAGGAGATCTATCTCTTCCTAGGCGGATAGCCGGATTATTAGCCCATAATCAACTAGAAGAAGCAAGTTGGTATGATTTTCGGTTAGTCCAAAAGGTACTAAAGATGTTGTCCGAGGGAAGTGATGTTGAAGGTATTGTATGTACATTATACAAGGGTGATGAAAAGACTTATTGTGTAGTAGGTCGTATTATGGCTTACTATGGTAACTGGAAATGAGTAGTTTACAGCAGAAAATGGCTGAAAGCCAGTTATGCCTATCCCAGGCAGCGGGATTGGATTTATTGTTTGATTATATAGATGAACAATTTGAGTCTAAACAAACTGCTGCGCAGCTAAATGTGGAATTAGACAATCTAAACATTGAACCAATTAATGACATTTTCTTGATTGGACTACTTACAGCGACTTTCGAAGGTAGGAAATATCTTCCTGCACGTGCCAAATTCTACGAGAGATCTTACCACCTACTGGTAAAAGTCCGGGGCAAGAACGATAGTATCATTGAAGGTCTAGAACAAGGAGATTACTGATGGCTACTGCTAAATTCAAGAAGCTTGATCCTAAGGCAAAGTTACCTACCTATAACAACGAAAAAGATGCGGGGATGGATCTTTATGCTCTAGAAGACTACACAGTTACCCCCGGAGTTGTCACGAAGGTACGTACAGGGCTAGCCCTCCAGATGCCTGAAGGTTATGAAGGGCAGGTTCGACCGAGGTCTGGTAATGCTTTCAAATTTGGACTTTCCGTTATTAACTCACCAGGCACAATTGATTCCGGATTCAGAGGAGAAATTTGTGTTCTTCTAGTCAAGCACAGTTTCAACACTAAAAATTTAGAGAGGTTTTTGCACCTAGAAAAGCATGAAGGCAAAGCTGGTGACAAAGTTGCCCAGCTAGTAATCAAGGCAATTGAGTACCATGATATTGTCGAGATTGAAGAGTTTGATGCTCCGGAAACAGATCGTGGCGCTAAGGGATTTGGTAGCTCAGGAGTCTAATTATGTCTGATGATCAGAATTACGAACCCTTTGTCAAGAAGTACCGACCTAAGAAACTGAACGAGGTTGTCGGTCAGAAGGTCGCTGTTGGTATCATTGAAAGCATGCTTTCTAAGAACGAAATAGCACCGTGTATTCTGATTACAGGGGAATTCGGTACAGGAAAAACAACCTTAGCAAGAATTATTGCTATATATGTAAACTGTGAATCGGGAAAGGGCTGTGGTACGTGCCGATCCTGCGTAGCAATGGACAAAGGAAGTCATCCTGACGTCACAGAGGTAAATGCGGCAGATAGCAGAGGAATTGATACAATTCGAGACCTCGTTACTATCTCGCAGCTGGCACCTCGGTTCGAAAAGCGTGTGATTATTCTCGACGAAGCGCACGCACTTACACCGCAGGCGGCTTCTGCGCTACTGAAGCCATTGGAAGAGCCCTCCAAGCGAACGATCTGGATTTTGTGCACTACCGATGCTCAGAAGATCCTGAGCACTATTAAGAGTCGGTCACGACAAATTAAGCTGCTTCCAGCTCCTGCGAAGTCCATCCAGAACCTGCTGCAGCGCATCTGTACAGCTGAAGGAGTGCCTTACCCAGAGAAGGCGCTCGAGATGATCGCCACCCTGGCGGACGGGCACCCACGTAATGCTGTCCATATGCTGGAATCGGTGAAGCATTATGCTACCAGCAACGGGATGCCTGAAAATCTAGAGGAAGTTCTCCCTAAGATTATTGACGAGATGTCCAGTATCCCACCTGAGATTCTCTGTACCAAATACGTCCAATTGCTTTTAGACGGTGATTACAAAGCTATCCAGGCAGTTCAACGGGCAGATAACAAAGAATACTTCATGCACATAGTATTCAAGTATTTGCGTGGAGTTGTTCACATGATGTACAATTCCCCCACTACTCCAGAGATTGAGATGTTTATGAGTCAGACACAATTCAAACGCTCTTTCAATAGGAGTCAGTTGCTTCAGTTGATGGACCTCCACTTAAACGGTCTGGAGCAGGCTAAGAGGTATGGCGTGGATGCTGCTGATGTCCTCGATATGGTGGTGCTCAAGTGCCTGGAACTGATGCAGACAGCACCACAGGTGAAATCATGAGCCTATATCTAACTGTTGAGGAGATTGACGAGCTGGAAGTTTTGGCTAAGAAAGCCACAGGAGGAGAGTGGTCTGTGGAACAACACGGTCCTAACCCAAAAGAGTACGTTTTGTACTCTGGAAGGAATACAGTTCTTCCAGGTACTGAAGAATCAGGATTTCCTATGCGCGGGCATGGACTCAATCTAATGTATATTAGCGAGCCAGACTGGAACGGGGATAATAACTTTGCTTACTTATCAAAAGTAAGTCCTGATACGATCTTGAAGCTAATCAACAGGATTCGAAATTTAGAAGAGGTATTATGACTATTTATGTTGGTGATTTGGTTCGGATTAGCTGTACGGTAGACCCTGGAATGTTTTCTGACGAGCGCACTGTAGGGATTCTCGACATAAAAGAGAACCGATATGTCTACTTCTTTGCTAGTCTACGTAGTCTTCCGGACAAGACGGCTAGAGGACCTTCTGTTCATGGTAAAGTGCTAGAGCTTGACGAGGATCGAGCCCTAGTGCGCTTCAGCGGCAATGATGGTTGCGAGACATGTGTTATAGCACTAAAGGACATTAAAGAAATATGATCTACGAATACAAAGCCGAGTTGGTCAGGGTAGTCGACGGAGATACCATTTATGCCAAGACCTCGCTTGGATTCAATGTATATATGGACTTAGAGTTCCGGTTGTTTGGCATCAATACGCCTGAGGTCATCGGAGCACAAAAGACAGCTGGGCTAGCAGCCAAGGCTGAGCTGGAGCGCCTTCTCAAAAGTGGACCACTTCGTGTAGTGTCCGAGAAGTCTGACAAATACGGTCGGTGGCTTGGTACCTTCTATGCCAAGAATGCTGACGGTACGGAAACCAACATCAATGATGCCCTCCTTAAAGGAGGCTTTGCTCTGCCTTACTTCGGGGTTGGTCCAAAGCCCTAGATTACTTAGAACTGCGAGACTGCGGAGGAGACCAGAAGAGGTTCCTCGTGTTTCCGCATTTAACAGGCTTCAAGTGGTTCCTTATAGCATTTCGAAGATCGTGACCATAAGGAGCGCCCCAATGCATAGCTCGACCCTTGCAAGGATCTTGAATTTCTCCTTCGTACCAAGACTGGCTAAATTCCAGAATTTTAGACCATTTCTCCTGGTGAGTAGTCCAAGATACAGCAGAAGGCCAGTGTTTGGGTCGGTCTACACCGTTTGTAGGAAGAGAATGAATCCACTTATGCCGCTTAGTGTGGTGAACTTTCTTCTGGAATCCGGCACAATAGGCATGGACTTGGTCCCTAAGTGTCCAATCTGGGTTAGCTTGTCGACGAAATTGCCATTGACGATACAAAGTCCAAAGAATAGCAGCGTGGTCGGTAGTGGCTTGCCAACCAGCCTCAGAAACTAGTGCCTGAGCTAATAATACATGGGTTTCAGTGTCCCAGTTATCTACCTCTGGACCTGCAAAATCCGCCTTTGCAGACGATATAAACATAAAAAACATAAAAATAGTTAGTAGAAGTTTGGTCATAAAGATACAATAAGGCATAAAACAGAGATAAGCAACCGAATAGATGTAAAAGAGACTGAGAGGTATTGCAGATGACAGACGAAACGATGAACTTGGATAACTTGGAATTTTATGCTATCAAAGTAGGGCAAGAGGATGGAATCCCGGCAGTGGAGCAGGATTTGTCTACAGGACAGTACAATGTTCTGATCTTCACTTCCTACGAGTCCGCAAGTAAATACTGTTATCTCCGTAAGCCGACGCACAAAGATAATATCTACAAACTAGACAAAAAGACAGAAAATAAAAGAATTATCCAAACGGGACTACTTAGGATTGCTAGAAAGTGTTGTGTAGATTATAAGTACATTGGTGGTGTAGTTTTCGATCATCCTGGGGTTTCTGGGAAAGATACAATATACGCTACCATGCAAGCAGTAGCGTTGGCAGCTCGACGACTGGTTCCAAAGGAGAGTACCAATAATATCTTTGAGTTTCTAGCGAGAGCGGACGCTGAAGATAACATCTAAAGGTCTTATTTGATAGGGTGGCATACCCAGAAGACGAAAAGCCAGAAGATTTCATCTTCCAGGCGGTACCAAAGAGTGCCAGACAAGCCGCAGCCCAAACTGCGGAAAGTCGCGTAACTATGACGGTTAAGAGCGCTATTCAATCCTATCTGGAGCGCTTCTTCAAAGAAGACGGCTGTTACAGGAAACAGTTACAACAAACGGCGCCTTATGCTATTCAGTACGAAACTAGTATTTCTGGCGCTAAAGACATCTCTGACCCTACAGTATACGAGTTGCAGCTCGCGAGACTTTGGAAAGAGCTTCGACAAAAGCTGCCTTGTATACTAATAGTTGACCAAGAGTTCAAATACGAAATATCAGGTCTTGGGGGTATTTCAGGGTCTTTCCTCTTTAGTAGGAAGACCTCGTCTATTGAGCTTAAAATGGATTGCTCAGTTACGATGTTAATCGAAGTAGCTGCCTGGGATGAGACCACATGCAGCGATCTTAGAGATCTTCTGGTCTACATATTTGGACCGCTGACAATAGCTAATAAAAGCCATGTAATCAGGAGTAGTAGGAATCAAGATAGATGGGAAATCAGGCTACCCCAGGCTTTTGACCCCCAAGGGCTAGAACGTAAAAATGTAGAAGGTGATTCTAAGGATTCTTTCTGGATCTCTGGAATAGAACTCACCGTAGATTTCGAAGGAACTATCGACCTAGCCTTTGCCAACCAAACCCAGCTTGTTACGGTTGGGGATTTTAGAGAAGGCATGATTCCTAATGGCTTTGATATCGATGGCGTAATGACCTATATCCCAGCGGAAGGAACACCGACAGTAGAAAGTATTTCCGTTCCCACGGAAGTGACGCTAGGTCGTCCTACTAATATTACAGCACATTGGATCCCAGCTCAGGCAATATTTATCAGTGATGACCCCCGTATTGCAATTGTGGACGAAAAGGGTGTCATCATACCAAAAAGATTAGGAAAATTCCGTGTCCATTTGATGGATTATGGAAAAAACAACCCAGAGGCTTTATTGACCTGGGAAGTGCAGGTTAAAACGATGTAAGCTGTACAGTGGAGGTGTAAATGTCCTGGTCAACAAAAATATTGGTGTATTTACTTAATTTTGTACTAGGAAAACTCCTCCCTGATAGCAATTTCGTAATTTGGGCTTTCGATACTAAACAAAAACAGGTAAAGGCTTCAATATTCCTGAAGCGTAAAAGCGAAGGAAACTACAGCTACAACATAATTACCTTACATAATAAAGCTAAAAAGTCGGGTACTTAGCCCTGATTATTTAACTTTAGAGGCACACCTCGAAGGGATCTGGAGTTTCAAATGAATATCGATAAACTATACAAGCTTGCTATTGCGTTGGAAGCGCAAGAGATGCATGACGAATCTGTCAAAATTGGTCGATTGATTCGAGAAATCAACGCCGCTCCTTCGAAGGATTCGGATGTTGAGATTTCAAGCTGGCCTGACTTCCTCGGCTGGTGGAACAACAATCGTGGGCAAGCACTTTCATACATCTTCATCGATACTTACGGTGAAAATAGCGAGGAAGCCCAGGAAGTAATTAAACTCATTCAGGAGTCAAATGCTCTTGAGGAGCATTTACATAAGTTCTACATGCAGCTTCGTCAGAAAGCACAGCAATCAGCTGCTCCTGGACCAGCGGCACCAGCGGCACCAGCAGCTGACGAAGACCTAGAAGACCTGACAGCGTAAGTAAATGAGACCCGACCTTCAGAAACGACTAGAAGCAGTAGCTTCAGTTCTAGATAAAACAGCGGATGTTGCGGAAAGAGCAATATCATCTGAAAAATATCGCCTACGTAAGCAAATACTAAAGGCAGTTGAAAAAATAGGATCTATTTCTCTGTCCCGAGAACAACAGACCAAAATAGTTGCCTATCTAGATTTGCTTGGTACAAAACTAACTAGATTAGGTAAATAGGCAATACCATTGAGTACCTTTATATCGATAGCTAATAAACTGCAAAAGCTTGCGATTACAGCCTCTACGATGGCTGAGATACGCAAAGAGCTTATTAATGGCTATGGATGGGAGGCTGGTGATTACATCAACCTCAACAAGGTAATAGGCAAACAGTCTGTATCTATAGATCTAGAGGGTGACAAAGAGGGCGACCATGCCAAACTCCACGTAAGTTGGAGTTTCAAGGATCGTTCCGGAGTCTACATCTATAAGGATGAGGACATAGAAGAGACTGCTCAGAATATCAATGACCTTGCCGAGACGCTACTAAATGAAAGTTCCGATGAGAGGAAAAAGCGTCAACAGAAAGAAAAAGCTGACCTAGTGCAGGTCCGTAAAGATCGCAAAGAACTAGAGGCTAAGGAAAAAGAAAAGAAAAAGCAGGAAAAAGCCAAAGAGAACTCTGCGGAGAAAATCAAAATTGACAGGAATAAAATACACGAAATCAAGTCATGGCTTGTAGATCGTGGCTGGAAGTTAGCAAAAGTTTACGGATATTACAAGGAATTCGGCGATGTACGAGTATGGCTTACGTTCGGACGGAATAGTGTATCTATAGGCTCTAGTATTAAAGCTTCCAGTCAAATTGATTTCGAAAATATGGACTCTTTTGAGGCAGCCCAGAAGATTGATGAAACTGCTGAAAATCTGGCAATGATCCATACAGAAGGTCCTGATACAAACAAACCAGAGCATCAGGAACTTAAGTTAATCCATGCACTAAACGAGTTCGGCTGGAAAAATAGCCATATAGACGGCGGAGTACTCCGCACATCTAGGGAACTGCTAGGAACGGAACTCCCTTGTATTATTACAATGGCTATTGACCTGGAATCGGGTAGAACAAATTTTGCATGGATTGCTAATAATGAGCATCCGATCCAAATACTTTCATGGGTATTGGACATAGCAGATTTGAAGACTAAAGAGCTTACAGAGAAAATTAACCTACTGTATGATTCTGTCCAGAAGAGTGTTCGCAGAAAGGATGCTATTTTAGGAGAAGAAGTAGCTAAGCAGCAAGAGCAAAAGAAGAAAGATGATGAGTATAATGCCTGGAAAGCCAAGCAAACTCAAACAATAAATAAAAAAGATAAAGAAGAATCCTGGAAACGACGGCTAGAGCGTGAGTTAGCACAAAAGAAAGCACCTGCCAAAGCCATTAATCTAGACCCTGCTGCTCTTGAAAATCTCGTAAAAGCTGAAATTAAGACAGCCGAAACTAAAGTAACCCCAGGTCGTTGGTTTATGCAAGTCGTAAAACCTGGGCAACGTCGGTATTTCCGAGGATTGAAAACCAAAAAAAAAACGGTGGAATTGCTGGCGTATTATATGATGAGATGAACACGAAGGCTATTAAAGCCAGCGTGTCCAAGGATAGTTTCAAGCTCTGGTGTGAACTACAAGAAGAACAAGTTCCTGCTTCTATCCGGAATAAGATTCTAGCGAAAATTTCGTAACATTACGGATTCTTACATCAAAAGCTTGGGCGCCAAGCTTATAACCTAAACGTCGACCTACAGCCATAAGCTGAGTATCGAAGGATAATAACTATGGCTGATATTCTCACTACAACGCGTGCAACTAAGGCTGGCGTATACATTGGTCGCGTCTTTCGTCCGACGCCTGCGGGTCTTGCGGCATTTTCCCGAGTTCCTTGCCTTGTAGGTAAGGGAAACCGTCTCCAGACGGTTTTCAACCAACCGATTCGTCGCAGTTTCCGTAATAACGTAGCAATTGATTTCTCTCCTACGAGTCCTCATATTGCAACTTTGAGCTATGCGGCTCGAAATGACCAGACTGTAGCGAAATTATATAAATCGACGGGTCAACCAGTTCCACAGAATCAATGGTCGTTCACAGAAAGCACCCCCAACGCGGGATACAATCAGGTTCTAATAGTTCCCGAAGTTTTCGATGCTAATGCTGATTATTTCATTGACTACCAGTCTACGTCAGCGACCATTAGGGATGAATTGCCTTTCAATGAACTTCGAGAGATTCGTTTTATTGGTGATACCGAAAGCCAAGATCGTTACGTAGAAAATAGGAATTATTACATCCCAATTACGCTTAGTACGACAGTTGCAGGTGTTCTAAACGCGGATACGGGGAATAACCACTATAACGACCGTGACTTTACTACACCAGCGATTGCTAGTGGTACCAACAACGGTTCAGCGGTTTTGACGGTATTGGCTGGTACCTTCACGGGTGACTACAGCCGACTATACACCGTGACTGTAACTGGTGTCAATACTACAGTTGACGCGAGTGTCAAAATTACGCTACTCAGCGGTGGTAACAGTGTGGAGGCGCCTTCACCTGTCCATACATCACTAGCGGTCCCTGTGGGGCAAGTTGTCAACTTCCCAACGCCTGGTGGTACTTCTACGGATACGTTCACGGATCCTGCGACCGGTGACGTTGTTACTCTCCAGCTTGCCGATACGTCAACAACTGGTACCGGTGACACAATCAGCGGTACAGCACCCACGATGACACTTACGGATGCTGGCGGTACCTTCACAGCTACTGACGTTGGTCGGTATATCACCATTTCTGGTGCTACAACTCCTGCGAACAATGGCTCGTTCCTCATTGCTGGTTACACCAGCGGTACGGTTATTACCTACACGAACGCTTCCGGCGTAGCCGAAGCTTTCACTGGTACGTATTCTATCCCTAACGTAAGCACGGGTGATGTGTTTACTTTCGCAGGACTAGGACCGAGTCTTATCGAGGTAGCTGGAGAAGTTCTCAATACCAACCAGTTCTCCACAATTGGTGCTGTCACAGAGACGGTCACCAATGCAAGCGTTGCCTTGACTATTCGTAATGATGCTTCCTACACAGGAACCAACAACCGTAACTATCACGTACAGTGCACAGCGGCAGCGGGCGTGTCCCCCAGCCGTACGGCGACCTTCGTATGGACCGGTTATGGGGAAAACCCCGTAACTGAGGGAACTTTCTCTATCAGCGAGGCTGCTGAAACTAATCTAGAGAGAACACTTGAAAATGGAATCAAAGTAGACCTGGACTTCGGGTCAGTAAACTTTGTGGTAGGTGACAAGTTCACCTTTACCGCAACAGCTGCACGCTCTCTGATTACTGCCAAAGATAGTCGCAATTATACGCTTACCGTGCAATCTGCTGCTGCTGGTACGGTTTCACTTCAGTATGTCACGACTACACCTGAAGGTTCCTTCGCTATCGTCCCTGTCACCACAAACGGAAGTCTTCGTCTTCCTGGCGGTGTTGACCTTCGTGTCCGTAACATTGGTACACTGACCGGTCAAAACCGGTACGTGGCTGCTGATGAGTGGACATTCTCCACAGTGGATGAGGAAGTTATCGACTGGACGCTTAAAACGCGTGTAGAAGAGACCATCAGCTCAACAGAGTTTTTTACTGACATGCTCGGTACCGTGACAGAAGTTGTTGGTGCTACATACATCATAATACAAAATATCCCCTCTAACATTCTTTATGTCAAGGATGCTGTGACGGGCGATATGTTGACAGCAACAGCTCTTACAGATCAGCCTATCATCTGGTTCATTAATAGACCTGATAACAATGTCAAGGTGAGCTACGAGTACAGTGGTATTGAACCATCACCTGGGCAATTATACTATATTACGGCTAACATACTGCGTCCTGACGAGTTGTACAATGTGCCGGTCTTGAGCCTCACATATGACGACGCGTCTCGTCTACTGGGTCCTTCTGCTACGAACAACGACTTGTTGATTGCTGCGGAAATCGCGCTGAACGATAACGGGGCGCCTGGCATCTACACCTGCCAAGCGAAGGACTCTGACTCAGATGGAGTCATTTCCTCGGTCGATATCAATAACGCTGTTCTTGCCACAGAGAACAACAATAAACTAACAGACGTTATCGTACTGAACGGTAACACATCTCTTTCGACGGCTCTGACATCGAACGAAAAAATGAACGATCCTTTTGAGCGCAAAGAGCGTGCTCTTTGGGTCGGTCTGCCTGTTGGTTCTACTATCGGTAATACGGATTCGGCAGGTACCGTTGCTTTCACAGCAAAGCGTACTCTCCAGGTGTACGGCGATAACCACGCCCACGGCACCCGAGTACTACTGGCAAACAGTAGAGCTGTCAAAACTATTACCTTGACTGACGGTACGCAAACGGATGTGACTTTGGATGGCTCGTTCATCCAGACAGCAATCGCGGCAAAGAACGCCAGCTTCACGGATCCTGGTTCGACAATCCTTCGCCAGTTTATTTCAGGGTTCAAGTCCATTAACGTGTTCACGGAACCTGAGGAATATCAGCTCCAAGAGCTTAGCGTTCTCTACGTCAGTAACCAGGGTAGTTCTGATGCCCCTGTCTTCCGTATTGAAGAGTCTGTCACTGTAGACACTTCAGCACCAGATAATAACGAAATTTCCGTAGCTATCAACCAAAAGCAGTTTGTCACCAAGCAAGTTCGCGAAACTATGGAAAATGCACTAATCGCAGTCGTTCCCCCTAGCGAAGCTGCTGGCGTCGCCATCGTGCGTTCCTTCCTGGTAGGCAAATTGGTTGATATGATCGGTAAGGGTCTAATCGGACCCTACACTGACGACAGTGGAAATTCTCGCACAATCGATCCATCGGTTGACGTGGAAGTATTCCGAGATCGTACCGATAAGACATTGTACCACTTCAAGTATTACTGGATGGGAAGGTACCCCATCAAGCGTCTTTTTGGGATGTATTCAGTCGACAAAAGATTTTTTTCCCAGCAATAACAAGTACTTAGCTCTAGTAGCTTAAACAAAGAAACCGTAGTGGCTTTGATGGCTTCTACGGTTTCTCTATTTTAACTGCCACTACCAGATTAATTGATTAAAGATGGACGAAGATACACAAATTCCGGAACCCCGAAGGTCCCTACATACACAATTACAGAAAACCAAGTCCTGGGTTGCTCTGGTGGCCGGGTCTATCTTTTCTATTGTAATGATTGGATTCCAGTCAGCGCAGTTTATAAACTCTCTGGCGACCAAGCAACAAGTTACAGAAATGCGGGATTACCTGATCAAGGAGAATACCAAAATCAAGGAGGATTTTGACTATTCTAAAAAGAATGAAATAGAAATGCAAATTGAACTTAGTGCAGTTAAAAAAGCCTTCCTGGACCACATGGAAAAGCATTCAGGTAGATTAGCGGCTGAAAGAGAACCTAATAAGGCAAAGGCGGCTTCTTCGGCTAAGGAAGCACGACGTAAATTTAGGGAATCTATCAATGCAGGAAGAACTATAGAACAGGCGCTTTACGACTCTTCTCCGGACTGGTTTTGAGTAACACGGTTATATATTAGAGACTAGTTATGGCAGGTATTTAATATGCGTAGAGAACTACAAAAACGAATAATAAATGTTTCTGCCTCTTTAGTCGCAATGAAACCCGCAACCAAATTGGCTCATGACGAGCCTGAAGTCGACGCAATAATGAATAAAGTCGACAGTTTACTGACAGAGTCTCTGGACAAAATAGAGCAATTGAAAGCACTACAACAGGCTTCAAAATATACAGAAGCTGCGGGTGCTTCGGATCTGGCTGCAAAAGCTGCCAGGGATATGTCGGTTCTATTATCAAAAGCTTCAATACTGCTCAACCAGCGAGCCACAACTTAATTACGTAGACTTCTTGTTTCTATTTCTGATGAGGGAAAAGTCAGTAAGACTTAGTACCGGAGGGTATTAATTTGGCATCCCCGAGTCCATACGCAACTAATAATCACGGCGTCGGAGTTCCTAAGATAAACTTCGATGCTCCAGGCTCGACAACGTCGATGACCTACCACGGTCTTGCTATCGTGGTGGATAATAACATTGTGGGTCGAATCCAATCGTGGGCGCCTCAGATGTACTCGAGAGAGGGTGAGTGGGTTTACGAACTCAATCACTTTACTTTTGGACGTCCGGTAGACTACGTCCCTGGCATCAACAGCAATTACACGATTAACTGCAATCGAGTAGAGGTTTGGGGTCAGGAACTTGAGCGTGCGTTAGGTTATCCGGCTGTGTGGTCGGATCTTATCGATCAAGATCGTCCTTTTGCTGTAAAGGAATTCTTGCTTAGAGGAAATAATCCGTACCGAACCTGGGAGTACACAGGTTGTTGGTTCCGTAACAAGAACGTTCAAGAGTTTCAATCTAAAGAAACTCCTCAGGTTATGGTCACAGCAGAGCTTGCTTTCGTGGGTCGTCATAGATCAACGTAATATACAATTAGCCGCTTAAAGCGGTTTGGCGCTAGAACAATCAAACTATTCGGAGAATGTGGAAATGGCTCAAAACAAAAATATGGAACTTATCGTAGCCGAGCTGGATCTTATGGCTCAGGAGCTAGAGACCAAGGGCAGTGTCGAGCTTGCTAGTCTCGTGGACGAAGTGGCAGCAGATCTTGTTAAGGAAGCTGCGGCGAAGTCGCCAAAGGCACCAAAGAATGAAAAGGCTCCTAAGGCTGGTAAGGGAAACGGTAAGCGTAAGAAGATCCAGAAGAAGAAAACAGCTAAGGCTACTACGGCTGTTAGCCGATCGGAAGCTAAGAAAATCCTCAAGGCTGCGCATGCGGAGCTTTTGGATATCGCTGGAGAGCTTCTAAAGGACAAGGACACCAAGAGTGCTTCGGCTATCCTCCGTTATGCGGAAGAAGTGGACGAGGAAGAGAAGGGCATTGAGGACGGTGATTCTCCCCTTATTAATGATGGTGAAGAGCCCAATGCGGGTGGTGACCTTTTCCCAGCCAAGGATGAAGATGAGCTAGATAGCGACCCTGCGGAGGGTGACGATCTTGACGAGCCTGAGAAAGGCGATGATGACCTTGATCCAGACGCGGATGGCGATGTGGATGTCGATACAGATGACGACGATGACCTGGAGAAGGAAGTCGAAGCCATGATGCGTAAGTACGATCTTGATAAGCCCAAGACTCCTGAAGCACCTAAGACGCCCGAGGCACCTAAGATGCCTGAAGCGCCTAAGTCCCCCAAAGCCCCTGAACCTCCCAAGGCTCCTGGCGCTCCTTCGGACGAAGACGACAAGGACGATGATGAGGAGGAGGAAGAGGACGACGACAAAGATGAGGCTGACAAGGACGACGACAAGGACGACGACAAGGACGATGAAGAGAAGAAAGTCGCGGGAACGTTGTTTGAGCTAGCCAAGAAGCTAGGTTCAGCGGGCGAGAAGGACCTTGCCTACAGTATTGCCGAAATGCTTGATCGTCACAGCATTAAATCCAAGTAATAGTATAAACATTACTACGTGAAGTAAGAAGTCCGAGCTTAACCGCTCGGACTTTTTCGTTTGGATCTGGTAAATGAATCCAGCAGACAGCAGATTATTTGATAGGGTGGATAACACAATTTCCACTGTATTTATTTGAGGTTTAGTAATGACTGATAATCGTCTTGGTGATCGTGTTGATATTGATCAGATCTTGGAGGGTGATTTACCCTACCCAGGGCAACAACAAGCCCCCTCAGCCTTTTCAGGAGCTGAGGGGATGGATGCTCCCTTCAAGGTGAGCACGGGACAATCCAGCTCCACCAATAAAGCGGGTTTAGATGTAGGTAACTATGATCCTAAGTCTACAGCAGCCCAACAGACAACAAAAGCGGCAGAGAAGCCTATAGATAAAGAGCCCCCAGTAGCTTCAAAACCCACAACAGCGAATGTGTCAATGCAGCTACGAAAGTTCCGTGAAGCTTTCGGTGTGAAGCGCATTAGTACAAAAACCTATGTAGTTAAGCGTCAGAGTGAGGAAGGTGAGGTCAACTTCTCTTTCCAGCTTCGTCAATTGAACTATGAAGATTATCAGTGGGCTGTAATGAAGGCAACAGAGCATTCCATAGAGAATGATGTGCCTCTGATGTTCGCTTTCCACTTTGCGACAGTCGCAATCGCAATCTCTGCTATGGATGTAGACTTAGCAGAGGGTACTAAACCAACCCCAATCTACGAAGTATTCAATATTCCTGTAGAGAATACCGCACATATTCGAGATCCTTTCTACCCAGCAACTCCAATTCGTACAGCGGCTGCTGCTCTCCTGTTCACGGAGCTGCATGACTCTCTTTTTGATATTGTTCAAGAACTGCATGATGCTGTAGACGAGTACGTGACCAACAGGTCACAAGCGGTCCAGAAGGAGAAAGAAGAGGTTGGCCCTTTAGCATAGAGCAGCTCAAGGAGGTTGATTACGACCTCTGGCTACGAGGTAAGCTTGCTGCAAAAATGCGAACTACCGTTAATGATCCACGGCTGCTGGACCTCACGCATACACAGGCAGAGTTGTCATTACTATTCATTCATGATGATGAAAATGAATATTTCGATAGAGTCGAAGCTATGCTCGGTATTCTATGGACACGGGAGGAAGTGGCTGGAATGCTTGGTGGCGAGGTAGGGGATCAACAATTACAGCAAATAGAGAAGTTTGATATAAAAAGAGCTCGATACCCCTTAGCGCTGATACTACGACCCGATCTATTTACCGAGTTGAAAGAACGTTTTGGTTTGGGTACAAGAGAAAAGAACGATAAGGGTATGCCAGGAATGCCACATGTCCCAAGTGATGCTCAGTCTCTTGGTATGCTTGATAAAGACTCGTTCTTGAACAAACTAGGATTCAAGAGTTATAAGGATGATGCAGTAGGCTCACCCAATCAAAGAGATGTTCAAACAGGATTTATTCCGACAACACCACGTCGTCTAGGCGGAAGATAAATGGCTGATAAGAAAGAAAAGGTCCTGTCAAAGCAGGATGTTGATATAATCAAAAAGCGCACTAAGCTGCTAGCAACAGAGCAGCGTTTATCTAAACTAGACAAAGAACTCAGGCAATCACGTGTAAAACTAGGGCGTATTGACAATGAGCAGTCCGAAGAAGCTATAAAGCTTAGAGAAAAGATAGCCCAGCTAGATCACGAAGCGGTTGGAATAACTAGAGAGCACGATAAACTCCACAAGAGCATTACAAGTTCTTATGCTGATGAATCCAAGCATATAGCTAATATACTCAAAAATCGTCTAGGACTCAACTCATTACAAGAACAAGTTAATAGAAAAGCAGGTAAGCAACTAGATTACGCTAGTGATATTACTAAAGAGATCTCTGGCTGGATCGGTTACCTTCAAAAAGCCAAAGGGTTGCTGGCTGATATCTCGAATCCGGATAGTAAGCCGGATACGATGTTTGGTAGGGCTGGAAAACTAGCCTATGAAGATGTTCAGTACGCAGCTAAGAACTATCTGGCTCTACAAGGCGAAGTACAACAGGCTAACGAAACTACCGCATCAAAAGCTACAGCTGCTGCTATGAGCACAGCCAAAGCTATCGGTAACATGTCCTCCTCTGGGTTTGATGAGAAGACAAGGAAAAACGTCTCAGGCTCGGTAGCTGTTATTTACGAGTTTCGCCAAGCTTACGAAGAGTTAGGCAAAGAAGCCAAGAAAACCAGCCAAGAACTTGGTGCCGATCTGTCGGAAGTGAAGAAGCTTCAGGCAGAGTTAGCTACAAAAATGACCCTGGACGTTCGTGACGAGAACGCCAGAAAAGCTGTAGCCTCTATGACTAAAGAGTTCATCTACATGCGAGAGCGGGGTATTTTACCTGCTGACGTTGGTATTGATGAGGTTATTAAAAGAGCCCAACAGTTCGGAACAGCTAGCCCCAGAAATATAGCTAAAGTAGCTAAAGAATTTGCTTACCTCTCTGCTCTGCCTGACGTAATGGCAAAGCGACTCAAGAAGCTCAATCCAGAGCTAGGACGATTCGTTGCTGCAAACAGGGAAGAACTAGCAAAATCTGTACGAGAGCTAAACGCAGAACTCGGGGACCAAAATACAGTCCTGGAGAATCTAGCTACCAACTACGCGGTGCTTACAGCTAAAGCTCATGCTTATGGTGCTTCGGCGGAAACAGCAGCCAAGGTAGGAAATGCTTTAGCTAAGGGACTATTCAAGACAGATACTTCAATCGATGCTATTTCTATGGGGGCAGGCGAGAATCTTGCTAACCAAATCCGTAAGAATAAGCAAGTAGCTTACGATCTCGCCAGGCAACAAAAAGGTGATGACGGTAAAGAACGCACCAAGGAAGAAATTGAGCAAACTGCCCAAATTTACATCCGAAAAGCGAATGAGGGCGGTACATCCAATTCTACACTAGCGCGGATGACCTCTACTACTACCCAAGGCATGGAGGCTCTACTGGGTAGAATGCGGGAACTTATACCACAAGGAACAACAACAGAAAATGCTTCTCGAATCATGGCGTCCCAAGGCTTCACAACTGGAAGCGCGATGGGCGATGAAATTATGGCACAGCTTGCTCTAGAAAAGCCTGACGCTAAAGCTACAGAAAAAGCATTAGGGGATATCAAAAAGTTCCAAGAGGAAGCAGCTAAAGAAGCTAAGGCTCTATTAGACAAAGAAAACGAGTATAAAGCAAAGCAAGAAGCCGCAACACTCGCGGTAACTCAGATGGTTGAACCTGTCAAACTTCTCGAGAATATCGAGAAATGGACACTGGCTACATCTAACAACACTTTTGGTATAGCTGCAACACTCGCGGTACTTGGAGGTGGTAACCTACTACTTAAAGCCCTACAAAGTCGTGGCGGACCAGGCGGCACCAACCCATTCCCTAATCTAGGGAAACCTAGAAGTGGTAGTGGAGGAACAGGGGGTTCAGGAGGAACAGGTGGTAGTGGTGGTAGCAGAGGAATACCGGGGGATATCGAAGCTCCCAAGACACACACATATAGCGCCACTACAGGCGAAGCAGTAAACCCTACTACAGGTAAGGCAATAGATGCGGTCTCTGATGCTGCAGATGACTTGGCAGAAGTAACTAAGAAGCAAACTCTTACCCAGAAGCTAATGACACTGGGTAAGAAGGATATAGGTAAAGCCCTAGCTGATACTACAAAAGGCATCACAAAAAATGGCGGAAAAAAAGTAGTAGAGGCAACTAAGAATTTGTGGGAGGGGATTGGGAAGACAGCAGGCAGCGCCAAAGGCTCATTAGCTTCTGGTTGGCGTGGTATGACAGCTACATCCACCGAAATAAGTAAAAATACCGGCAAGGTGGGCAAAGCTCTAGGAGCTGTAGGTCTTGGATTAAGTGCCTATACGATATTGTCTGATGATAAAACTAACGCCTCCGAAAAGACCGCAAAAGTAGGCGAGGCGGTTGGAGAAGTAGGACTTGCCGCTATAAATCCGATAGCAGCAGCAGCCTTAGCAGCCAGAACTGTAGCTTCATTAGGAGCACGCTATGTGGCAGGTAACGAAGGAGCTGCGGATTGGATTGATGACAATGTCAAACTCTCCAAAGTAGGAGAACTATTAGGTGAAGGGTTGTTTAAACTCTTCGGTGACGAAAATACAAATACCCTAGTAAAAAGCACACAAAACGTTGCTCCTGCTCAGACCGGTCCAAACATAAGTAAGAACACAGGCAGTCCTGTAAAGACAGCAAACGTAGCACCTTCTCAGCGCACACCCGTTGGAGCACCAGGAGCTTCAGCATCAGGAGCCGTACCACCAGGTTCAATTACCGCCCTAGCTGCTACAGGTTCGGCTATTTCGAATCCAGATGGGAGTATTCGAGTCCCCTGTGAGTTTACTATCGCAGGATTTCAAGATGCGGTATTCGCCAATATTCGCCAATTTGATAGCAAAAAAGCCACAGGTCTAACGTAAACCAAGAGGAAAAATGTCTGCAAAATTACTAAAGTCACTAGCAAATGGAAAATGTACGGTCAAAAACACCATATCTGGTGATGTGGTTGTATATTACCCAAAAGAAGACACTAACGAGCTGGATCATATTATCATCCGAGCTAGTGGTACAGAAGTGAACTTGGTCAAGTTCGCTTCTATCAAGCAGCTGAGGAAATCCCCTAACCTCAAGAGACTTGTAAACGATGGTAGTCTCTCAGTCGTCACCAATTAGGGATAAGCCGATGACATCAAAAAGCCTCAAAAAGCAACCAGGAGCTGCTTACCTAATCCCTATAGAAGCTACAATAGAGCTTCGAAAGATCATACAGTATAACGACTCCTGCGCTTTCCCATACAAGCGAGTTCAGCGATCCGATGTGATCAAGTTACTCAAGCAGTACGGATGGGAGGGATCGGTACATAGCCTCAACAGGCTGATCCATGCCCACTTTGGACGTTCTTTCACTAAAGCCTCAAATCAAAATACCGGAGCCTCTAAGAATGCCTGAAAACAAGTCGCGATGGTCTAAAACCGTAAATAAAGCTAAAAACCATCCAGCGGCAAAAGCGGCTGCCCTCCCAGAAGAACCTCGAAAAAAGATTACAGCAGAGGACCTTATAGCTCAAGCGGAAAGCCGAGATAAGGCAAAAGTCTACCCCTCGCTACATAACCATAAAGCACCCCCAGGATACCACCTTCGAGGAGTGTCTACCCTACTAGATGCCGAAGGCACACCAGTGCAGACTTGGGTCAAGACCGTCAAGAGTCAAGATGATCCAATGGCAATATTAGATCAATTCCAAATTGCTGTAGCTAATAGGGACATCAAACAAGCAAAACCAGTAAAAGCACCCACAATTGCTGATAAGGATTTGCTAACAGTGTTTCCGATAGGTGACCAACACGTTGGGCTTCTATCTTGGGGAGAAGAAACCGGTGAGGATTTCGATATTAATATCGTAGAAAAAGTACTATATGCGGCAGTAAATAGATTGGTAGAGTTAGCACCATCCAGCGAACAAGCTCTAATTATCAATCTAGGGGACTTCTATCATGCAGATAATCCTGACTCGCGTACACGCAGCGGGCACGTTCTGGATGTAGACTCTAGGTGGGCTAAAGTATTCCGAATAGGCGTTATGATCATGACAAAGTGCATCGATCGTGCGCTAGAGAAACACAAAAAAGTCAGTGTTATCAACGCTTTAGGTAACCACGACTACTGTAGTGCTCTAATGCTAACCACCTGTCTAGCTCATCATTACAGGAATGACCCTCGTGTGTATATCGATACATCACCAGCAATGTTTCACTGGTTTGAATTTGGAGAATGCTTGCTCGGTGTCCATCACGGACATACAGCAAAAGCAGCAGATCTACCAGCAATCATGGCTTTCGATAAAAAAGAAGCCTGGGCTAGGACATCTTTCAGGCAATTCTATTGCGGACATATTCATCACCAGAAAGTTCAAGAGTTCCGAGGCGTTACAGTAGAATACTTCCGGACATTAGCAGCTCGCGACGCCTGGCACGCAGGGCAAGGTTATAGGTCGGGACGTTCTATGGTTTGCGATGTTTGGCATAAAAATCGTGGCAGGATCATGCGCCACGAAGTTGGAATTGAGTCTCTGTGAGACGCGCGTACTGTGTATATAAAAGCCAAAGCCAAACCGGCTTAGTTGGCTTTAATGCCTTTTAATAGTTAAATCTTTATACGGTCTTACTACCCTCACCGAAAGGATACGACCACCAACGATGACCACCCGGAAAAGCGCGGAACCCACTGTTTCTAGAGACATTGAAATAAACGATACGGGAGTGTTGCTTCAAGTTCTAGGTCCTAATGACGCTTACGTGAAGCTAATCAAGAAGTCTTTCAGAATCAAAATCTGGTTGAGAGGAAACTTGGTTAAATTGGCTGGTGGCGAAAGCGGGGTTAGGTTAGCAGAAAAGGTGCTTGGTGAGTTAGAGGCTCTAGCCCGTAAGGGCAAAGAAGTTGGTCAATTGGAAGTTACTCAGTGCATCAATATGGTAGGCAACCAACCTAATATTGATCACAAAGCGTTACGCAAGAGTGCTGTTAGAACCGGTGTCAATAGAAAGACAGTAACCCCAAAGGGGGCGGCTCAGCAAGCGTATATGCAAGCTATCGAAGAGAACGATGTGACGTTCGGGATAGGTTCCGCAGGATCCGGGAAAAGTTTCGTTGCGATGGCAATGGCTATTTCTGCAGTACTAGACAATAAATACAAGAAAATCATCCTTACACGTCCTACCGTCGAGGCTGGAGAGAAGTTAGGATTCCTGCCTGGTGGTCTAGAAGACAAGATCAACCCATACCTGCGTCCTTTATTCGATGCCATGGAAGACCTTTTGGATAGAGAGAAGGCTACCGAATGGATGCAGAAGGGCATTGTAGAAGTAGCCCCACTAGCCTTCATGAGGGGTCGCACGCTCTCGAATGCCTTCATTATTCTAGATGAAGCTCAGAATACTACATGCGAGCAAATGAAGATGTTTCTAACTCGTATTGGGTTTGGGTCCAAAGCAGTTATTACTGGTGATATGACACAGTCTGACATAGAAGGCAGACGCAATGGTTTGATGGATGCAGTTCAGCTACTGCACAACACAGAAAGTGTTTACATTAACCGGTTCACGGATATTGACGTGGTGAGGCATCCTCTGGTACAAAGGATAGTACGCGTATATGACGCTCGAGATGAGCGCCGCCAGAAAGAAAGAGAAGCTGAAAATGGACCAAAAGGGTGATTGGTTTTCTAAGCCAGGTGATACAATTGTAGATCTCCTCAATGAGAGGTGCATGCCTATCTGGGAATTTGCTAAAAAATCAGGTCTATCTTTTAGTGAAGCTGTTGACTTGATTGATGGTAAAATTGCTATCACTACCGAAGTAGCTCGGGGACTAGAAGCTGCTTTTGGTGCTCCAGCGTCTTTTTGGCTCCAACGTGATAGTAATTATAGGAAGAAGATCTCTTGTTCGTAAAGTGTCACGTTCACGGGCAGCCCTTCCCAAAGTCTGCCTGCCATTCTCATCACGAAAAACCCAGGTCTACTGGTGGCGGTGACGAAGCTTCGAACCTAATTTGGCTCTGTGCTAATTGCCACAGTACCGCACATCGGGTAGCCCAGCTGGTAGAGAAGGGTCGCGGGGGCGAAGCTGAGGATATCAGTACAGGCTCCTATCCTCTACCTGCACAAAGGCAACGCTTCAAGCTTGTAGTTGCGGAGATTCTTCAAGCGACGGAAGACTCTAAGGTCACAGGCAAGAGGAAAGCCAAGGCTATGATCGAGCTTGAGCTACCTCACGAGGTCAACGACCGCATTAAGCTGCTGCTGGCTGACAGTCGTGGCAAAGGGAAAAAGCTTAGCGTGGCTAAGTACATCGAGGCTTTAGTTGTCACCCACTTGAAGCAAAAAGGCCTTCTGTAGAAGATTATTGTGGAAGTAGGCTTTTGTGTTGAAATTATGAGGCTCGTGTTGAAAATATGAGAAAGGCGCCTGAACAGTTTGAATGTTCAGGCGCCTTCCAGTTTGGCTCTAGGGGCAGGGCTTGAACCTGCGACCCTTCGTTTAACAGACGAACGCTCTTACCAACTGAGCTACCCTAGAATAATAATAATTGGTCCCTGGGATCGGTATCGAACCGATTGCCTCTGCGGCTTCACTGCAGCGCTCTACCATTTGAGCTACCCAGGGTTGGTTCCTGGGGTGAGATTCGAACTCACGACTTGTCGATTAAGAATCGACGACTCTACCGCTGAGTTACCCAGGAATATGTTGTATCAGTTGCTAAACAACTGTCGCTTACCAAACACCTTGCAATTGCTATTATTAGGCAATTGAAGGTAGCTGGGTTGCGACAATAGATTTACAACGATACACATAACCTGAACTCCAAACGGTACAAACGGGTCTAGATTTTCTTGCTAGGCTGAAATACACCTAGAAGAACATATAACACAGGTAACACTATGGTGCAAGCGTCCCAACGATGATTATCCTCCTAGAGGGCGGATAAAGGAACAACCTTTCCTCCTGTGAGGTACCTAACAAGCTTTGAAAGTAGCGAATCCTGTAGAGCTTGTAGCCTAGAGTCCCAGGTTCTTGTACTTTCTTTCGACCCAGCTTCCAGTCCGCTCGAGCCACCTTCCAAATATCGAAGTTTTCAGTTTCTAGAATCTGGAACTGGATTGTTACTTTCTTAGCAGGACCACTACCATACAGGGCGATATGGACAATCCCAGGTATAGAAATATCCGTAACTATCTTAACAGGAAACGGGTAGGTGTTCTTTACTTGTAGATCCTTCACTCCCCAGATAACTGTCGCGTCTAGAGATGGCTGGATATAAGAACTAGCACGAGAATGTGGGGAGTGCTCTACTATATCTAAGCCAGCATAGAGAAATACGGCATGAAGAGTGCTGGCAGCTTGGCATACACCACCACCGAAATCCTTACGAAGGCGCTTCTTAAAGATGACCTTCGCTTTCTTGAAACCCTGCTTTTCTGTCCGTGGTCCTACAGTTTTATTAAACGAAAATAACTCGTTAGGTTGTATTACAACGCCATCAAGCAGTTGTGCGGCAAGTTTGATATTGGCAGCTCTAGCGCCGTGTGCCTTACCACGATAAGAAAACTCAGTCTTATACTCAGAGAGTAGTGTAGATTGAGCATGAGCCCGAGGACACGAGCCCAATAAAACCAAGATCAGTAATACTAAAAGTAGCGACAATAAAGCATTTTTCAGCACAAAAACCCTATTCAATCTGGAAGTACCTTAACCCAAGCTTCGCATTTAGAATACTGATAAGCAGGACAAAGCATATAGGCAATTTCTTTGGTTGTTTTACCTACACACTTAGAGTTACCGCTAGGTAACGGTGACTCGCAAAAAACTTTTGCGTTAGGTATTTGAAGAACCAAGGTTGTATAATGAGCATTGTAATAGGCATAATCTGACCAGTTAGGACTTGCCACAAGCACATTAATAAACAAGAAAAACAACTTCATAAAACCTCCTACAAACGAACTTTACAGGTTAGTTCTTAATAAGCAAGAGGTCTTCTCTAGAAAAACGACCAGTAGGTTCAGACTCCTCGTCGTCAAGAGGTGCCGGATAAAGAATATGATCAACGATAGAAATAGTAGAAACTACCTCTTCCGTGGGTCTCTTGAAGACCTTAACCGCAGGATCCTGCTTAGAAGCAAAACTAGATCGATTAGCTTTAGCCTGAGCTACCTGTAGGTCAAAATCTTTTTGAATCTTATCAGCTTGCATAGAGTTCCGAATATTATAGACTCCGAATAACACTAAAATAAAAAGACAACCTACTATAAAACCTACAGCAAGACCCAAACTAAACAACTGTTCTCCACCCATGACATTCTCCTCACAATGATAAAGATTTCTTCCACGAACGCAATTTTGCATTTAAGTTATCTCGACCCTGAGGATTGGCACTATGAACATGCCAATCCGGTGGTCCTTCCTCATAATAGTTTTCGGAAAGCCAGTTGACAAAAGACATAACATCAACAGTGTTACCGGCTGAATCCAGACCGAGGTCATGGTCCAAAGACATAAAAGAAGGAAGTCCAAGTTCTAGGACAATAGCCTTGGCGTCTTCGAATGTTCGTGCTAACACATAGCTATCGTCCGGTGGAGTACGTTCATCATCTAGATACAAGATGTAACCAGTCATGACCTAGTGATACAACAAATTTTTGTTGGTGGCAAGAAAAATCACTCTTAGCGAGATCAAAATGCAGCTAAAGACAATTAAAAAGTTGCTACGAGAAGGCAAGCTGGAGGAAGCTGAACGAGAGTTCATGTATTCTCTATACAGTACAGAAGGTTTAAAACTCTGGAAAGAGGCTTTGTTGATCAAGAATCCTGAGGATAAAATTCCTCATCTTCTCGGGTTCGCCACAAAGATTGTATTCTGCGAGAAAATAACAACAGCCTCTGTAAATTTCCATACCAAGGTAATTAAACTAGGGTCAACGTTCTTCTGTGATTATATTTCATCCTGGGGAGATGTCATATTCATCCTGATGCACGAACGAAATCACCTTCTTATAGACTACTTCTATACGTCCAGAATGAACGAATTTAAAAACCGCATATTTGCCAACATGTGGGAAGATATCTACATAAACAATACAATACTAGAACATGTTGATAGCCAACTATGTCAGAGGTTCTACGCGAATCCTGATGCCAATAATCTGGATTGGTTAATGAGCCAATCAAAGATTTACGAATGGTTCAGTTGGTTCAATAAAGAGCATGCTAGGGTAGTTGTTGCCTGTCCTACCTTTTTCGAGTTTGCGGAACAATTAAGCGAGGGTCTGCTGGACCCTAAAAATGTAGGTTATTACAGCTGGATGGAAATTGGGTTAGCTGTAGAACTCGAAATTACGACGGAGAGATATCTTGACATTGGAGGACTTCCAGAGAACAATGGAGAAAGTGGAGGCTCTCTTCCAGAGCTAGAAGAGGGGTCCTCATCATCAGAGGACTCCACAGAGGATTTGGTTCTGGAGGAGAGAGACAAAGAACTAACTATTGACAGTTATCCGGTGACAAAAACACGCGTAGGTCCACAAAGCTTACCTGAGCATATAAAAGAGCTGTTAGCATTAAAACTTTCCAGTGATGAGTATATTTACAGAAATACGGATAGACAGGCTACGTACAAAGAAGTGATAAGTAGACAAGTTGTTCAACCGTTATTAGCTTCCAGAATAATAGATGACGAGTACAAAGTACTTTCACCTTTCCCCTCGTCTATCTCAAGACGAGACATTTTTTCTCTTGCCTGCGGACTAGTACCCACATACTGGGAACAAAATCGACATAAACCGGTAGAGGAAAAAGCAATTTCACTCTATATAGATACAAGTGGGAGTATGCAAGAGTGGTACCCGATGATACCACAAATCGTAAAGGAATTAAACGGTTTTTGTTCTCTGGTTTACAACTTCGACACCCACGTAATACAGGTCGAAGACCCCTTGAGCAGCGTAATATACAATACCACACAAGGAACAAACTACAATAAAGTCTGTAAGCACATTACAGAAAACGAGATTAATAGCATTATAGTTTTCTCTGACAGTACGGAGTCGATCCAGAAAAGCTATATAAAGAGCCTGGGACTGCGACTGAAACAATTCATATACATCACCACATCTAAAAAAGATGGTAAGAGCTGTGGCTTTATAGAGTTAGCCAAAGAGATGGGTGACAAAAAAGCTAAAGTAGTATATCTAGGCAACGTAACAGCTACAAAGAAGGAGTTCTCTTGATTGAACAATTAGGAATTATTGGATGGGGTAAGATAGAACCTATCATCCTATCCGCCCTTCTGGCTGGTGAGCCTATCCTTTTTGTAGGGTCTCATGGTGTCAACAAGACTGATGGTGCTCAAGCTCTGAGTGAAGGGGTTCTGGGGTTAGGAACAAATTACGTTAAATACGAAACACCAATCATCCAAAACGATGATATCCTTGGATATATCAATGCTAAGGACATGATGGAAGGCAAGTTGAGTTACCTACAAACCCCAGCATCCTTATGGGCAGCTGACGCAGTTGGTTTGGATGAGCTTAATCGAGCTAATCCTATGACAGCCGCTAAGCTCATGGAGACCGTGCGTACGAAAAGTATCATGGGAATGAAGACAAATCTAAAACTTGTCTTCGCCATGATAAATCCACCACAGGATTATGATACTATCTATATTGACGTGGCTTTAGCTTCCAGATTCGTGATTATCAAGGTGCCTGGAACAAAGCAGTTGAGCACATCGGATCTTACAGAAATTATTCAGGGTACCGAAAAAGACCCAAAGAGTTTTAAGGATTTCAAAGAGGAATTCGAGAAAATTCAGGCTGTAGAGCTTGACACTGAAGACAAGCAACAAATAACAAAAATGGTTGTCAATATTGGGCGTAAACTCAAAGAGGTAGAGATTGAGCCTAGAGAGCTAAAGACCATTGCCAAGCTGCTGGTAACAGCACAAAAGTTGAAAAGAAGCAACTTTCCTCTTGACGAAGGTGTAATGGCTGACATAATCCTAAGCAAGATACCCCAAGCATGGGGCATCACGCGACATCAAGTCGATGCTAAAAACATACGCCCAACACTGCTTCAAAACCTAATAGGCTTTGCTCTCAATGATCCACTAAGTAAAGCCACTACAATTGAAGAAGTATTAAAAGCGCCGAAAGCGGATAATCTTGCTTGGGCAAGCGCTCTCCTAGCTGTAATTTCTAAGGAAACCGACGCTAGCAAGTTACGATCCCTATTGGGTCAGTTGAACACCGTAACAAATGCAGAAATAACAAACCACTGCATGCAAGCTGCCGTTACTCGTATACTAGAGATTTCCGAAAAGGGTATGATCCCAAAAGACTACCTAACATGGGATCGCGAGGAAATGAAGGATCTTGTGAAGGAAATTGTCAATGCTTGAATTGGGTTTGGGCGAGTTGAACAGAGTTCTACATACGAATGCCAGTCTAAATTACTATTTCACAAACAAAGGGCTGATAAACTCGGGTTCTGCTGTGAATATTCCTGCTTATGCTACATCCCGCCCACTACCGAAAATAGAGCTATCGAAGTTACTGCTGCTCCAGCTTATAAACAAGAAGGACAACAGTACAATACTGGTAGAATTTTTCGGTAACCAAACACGTGCCTTCGGTGTACCTACAAAACCAGGATTCGAGAATCAATACAAAGCAAGCGGTTTGCATGCCTTGTTTATGCCAGAACCTGGTCTGAATTTGGATAAGAAAGAGTGGGAATTAGAACGACTGTTTATATCACCAACATTACACGAATTAGCACTGCACAACTTTCTTCCTATGCTACTGTCTGCGCCAGTCCCTAATAACATTTGCACAGTTCTAACAAAAAACAATAGAGGGCAGAAAGCCTACCAACCCGATTACATTAATCTAATGGCAAAGAAATAAAGGAGACCAAAGTGATTGAAATTTATTTGATGGATGGTTGTGAAGAGGAATCGCTCCGTAAGTTCTTGACGCGGCTGGTTGATATGCAACTCGCTTATACGATCAAGAAGCTCCCCAAGAAGCCTTACCGCCTGCTGAGTTGTTACGTTGAAGGTGCTTTCAAACAGGCTGGGATTTGGGGTTTGCCTGTTGAGCGTGGACATCTGCGACTACTCTGTGCTAGCGAGCAAGTAGGACCTTTGTTCGGTCAATCGGTTACACTCAAGCGCAAGGATGGCGTCCAAAAGCTGATGTTTGCTTCACATCCAGATCCAGATACCTTGTGCACAGTAGCGCTCCACGAGCTTGGACACGCCTTGAAGGCTGTTCGTAAGAAGACTCATGATTGTGTCATGGTTGTGAAGACCAAGAAAGAGTTGTCTGCGGAGACCACCAGGACGCTTATCCAGCAAGGTGCCCTGGAAAAGTTAGGCAAGCTTTACCCGGAGTCAATGGTAGAGCTGGGAGGATCCCACTGTCTTGAGGCTGCATGTATTATGCAGGTAGCCCCATCTAATAGCGCAATTGGCTTTGATCAGCCATTCTGCGATCTTTGTTTCGAAAACGTAAAAGACGAAGTGAAGAAGGTAAATGCCGAGTTTGATGCTGTCAAGAACAAGTGTGGAGAATGCACTTATCTTAAGCGGTGCATGAATACGAAGGAGTGGGTATGGGACGGCTCCGACCCCTGTGACGAGTTTGAGCAAGATCCTACTTTGATGGCGAATAATACGCCGCCCCAACAAGCGAAGGCAGACTGATCAATGGATAAAACAGACTCTATAATTGCAGGCATAGTATGCACAGTTATTATAACCTTAATCTGGTTCATCGTCGAAGGAGCCCCGTATAGCCCCTGCGCAGCACCCAAGTGCTACGGCAAGCTCGTAACAGCACAGCAATGCCAAACCAGCTGTCACCCTCTCAAAGTGAAAGCATTCGATACCTCAGCTACATGGGATCACTACGGTCGCATGAAACCAGACAACTGCCTCTGCTCACACTAAAACATTCTGAAATAAGGCAAATATGACTAACTCCGATATCCGCTCGAAACTTATTCCTTATTTTACAAATTTACATTATCGAGAGGTACCAACAGCTCAACGGGCTGTTGGTTGTCTTGTCCTACTTGATAATGTGAAGACTTACGATGAAATTGTAGCGGATTTCGAGTCAGAAGAAAACTACAAATCCTTCCTTAGACCAGTTAAAGCACTACTCACAGATTCCTTTTGTGCTCGAAATGCCTGGCGAGCTGCTTTATATGCAACCGGTCAAAATATTGACTTAAACAAAGCAGCACAAGCCTTCAAAGTCAACCAGAGTGATTTTTATTTTCTCTGGGATGGTCTAAAGGAAGAAGATCGGGATATTATCAGACATAATGCCAAGGAATCGCCTGTACTACTCAAACAGTTAGCAAAGGAAGATTTGCGAGGTTTGATGAACAGGCTTAGCAAATTTTGTAAGCAAATTGCTTATCAGAAACTTCGATTCCTACAGACGACAGACAATGCTATACTTATGGAGGATATTCATAGTGAACTCCTAACAAAAGCCCTTAAGATGGTAAGACATTACGAACATATGTCTGAGGATGGAAAAACTCATGCTATTCTAAAAATAGAAAATTATGCCAGATCCGGCATAGCCAACTATGTTACGAATATGATCAACTTTTATACCACAAAGAAGCGGGCTCGTGTCCAGAATACCACGGAAATCTGCGGTACCTGTGATTATTGCCTAGCTGGACATATTACACATTGCCGTAATGCCGTCAATAGCTTCCAAGCAACTACCTTGCGAATTGATCTCCCAGCTAATGCTGACAATCCAGCCTCAATTGCTTCCAGCCTGAGAACTTCCCTGCGTCCCTACGACGAAACTTTAGTAGAGGACGAGATGCTGCAAACCATGTTGAGGGGAAGCAGTGACGAGCTGAAAAACTTCGTTAATATCGTAACTGACGTGCAAACTCCAGAAGAATTTGAAAGATGGCTCCAGCTACACTATGATGTCCGTGTAGATGAAATTACAGACGATCGCAAAATGACAAATTACGCCCTAGAATACTTAGACCTGCAGAAACCTCAAACTAGACGTATGCTACAAGCTAAGTATAATAAATACGCGGGTGACCGACGATGACAGATACCGCGCACGTAGTAGGTTTTGTAGCTACTATCGTAGCTTCCGCAGGAAAGCCAGATTCTTTCGGTAATATCTTGACACTAGAAGAAATAAACAATCTAGCAACCAAATCCGCTGGACTTTGCTGGGTGGAAGATGGTAGCCTGGTGACGCATGTACTTTTAGAAAGTACGAACAAGTTTCGATTGGATGGATGACTCGATGAGATTTGACGCAATTTCAAGCGATCCACATTTTTCGCACTTTAATATAATTCAATACTGCGGTCGTCCTTTCAAGGACGTCTACCATATGCAAGAGGAGTTAATTCAACGGCATAACGAAGTAGTTGGTCCTGATGATACTATTCTTTACCTTGGGGACATGTTCTTCATGAAGCCACATGAAGCCGAAAAGCTCATGAAGAGACTAAACGGTAAAAAGTATCTTCTGCGTGGAAACCACGACAAAAGGATCACAGATTCCCAGTTTCTAAACATTGGATTTGAGATGGTTTTCCCTATGTATTTTCAAGCATACCTAGGCAAGTACCCCGTATGGTATTCCCATTACCCCTTTGCAGGATATTCCGAGGATAAGCGATACGAGGATCGTCGTCCACCAAAGGACGGTACAGTAATTGTACACGGGCATACTCACGATAAGACTAGGCTAACCAAACAAAACACAGTCCACGTAGGTGTGGATGGCTGGGATTATCGACCTGCTCGATTTGAGGAAGTAGAAGCGCTAGTAGCAGAAGCTTACGAAAGGAAGAAATGATATGCCATACATCCAGCAAGAACAAAGAGTTCCTCTCGAGGAACCTATCAAGCAGCTTACTGCTGAAATAGTCAAGCTATCCCTAAAAGGCGACCTGACTGGAATGTCAGGGCTATTGAACTACTCCTTCTCCCGTATCCTCATGGGTGTCATCCGAGGAACAGGCGGCATCCGGTATCACAAGATTGCATCCGTATCCGGGATGCTGAAGAATGTGTCGGATGAATTCTATCGAAGGGTGGTTGTTCCCTACGAAGATCGACAAAGCAAGGCTAACGGCGATATTCCGGAGTACGAGAGCAATGACGATCTTAATCGAATCTAAAGGCACTCAGTTGCCTGGCGAGGATACTATTCCTATAGTAGAAGTAACTTCTCTTCTACGTAAAATCCGGAGAGAACAGAAGCTCTCCCAGAAGGTTTTTGCCAAGCAGATCGGAATTTCAGTTAAAAAGCTACGGGACTTCGAGAAATCTGAAGACCCAGAGGTCATTCTGCTACAAAGAGTTCTCATGGGCTTAGGCGGAAAATTGGAAATTGTTGCTTGCTTTGACGATAAGAAAGAACGTATACTCTAGCCTATGCCTATCCTAACCAAAATAGTGATACAGTGCGACGCTAAAGACTGTGAAAGCACCTGCGAAGCTGATGTCGAATGGCACAACCAAGATCGCTATCCTAGTCTAAGGAATATTACAGAAACTTGGAAAGTTGAAAGAGGAATACCTAACTTTGGTAAGATAAAATACTGGTGTGATAAACATGCAGCTAAAAGCTTAGTAGTCAGCTACTGGAGGGGTGACAATGATTAGAGACCACGTCAAAGCCAGAGTTGAAGCCGTCAAAGCCGGTCATATGCCCAAGGTAACTCTGGAGGAATACGAAACACTTCGTATGAATACAGATGAATGGCGAGCAATTGCCCCTATCCTAACGGATGAGGCATTGAAGCAAGCTATAACTAACACATTGAAAAATTGCAGTAATCGTAGCGGTACCTACGAAGACGCCTTACAGAATGTGTACGTTCCGCTACTGATGGAACGCGTGTTCGGCTCCTCAGCAGAAGAGGACGATATCAAGGAACCTGCGCGTACTTATACATGCAGCGAAATGTGGGATATCTGCCTTGAAAATCCTAATGCTCGCTTTGCAGCCAGCTACCTACGCGGACTGCAAACGGGCTACCTGCTCAGAGCAGGGACACTCCCAAATACTAAAAAGTTCTGTATCATGAATGAGGTTGGTAATCATCCTTTTATGGATTTCAGGAACGACTATGATTTCTACAAAGTCACTCGTCTACCAGACGCTCCATCAAGTGTTGAGGAACCCACCCGCACCTATTCCACTATTGAGATGTGGGATATTTGCAGAGCAAATCCTAAAGCCCGATTTTTAACCATTCTGGAAAATAGAGAGCACGTCCTCAAAGGTGGACAACATCCAAAAACTTTTGAGTACTGTGTCAATTATCCTGATAGAACTGGCTTCTTTATGGGTGCCAGAATTGATTATGATGGTTGCACAATCACACGTCTCCCCGATGCCGATTAAAAGCAAAAAGCCCTCTGGCATAACCAGAAGGCTTTCAACAGTTAGCTGCCTAAGCAGCGCGAGCTTAGCTCTTGAGGGGAAGGTCGAACTTCACACCAAGCATGCCGTTAGCAACGCTGGGAGTCTGCGACACGAAGCCAATGGCGTTAGCCGCACCACCCGCAGCGGACGACACCTTACCAGCAGCCGCAGGATACACAAGTGCACCCACAGTGTAAGCAACCGAGGTATCGAACATCGTGGTGAAGATCTCACCTTCATGAGCACCCACGCTGACCGTCGAGAAGTAATCCTGAGCACGATTATTGACCGAACGCTCATGGAAACGCGACAGGCTCTCCTGCATGGTGAGCGTGTAACGGTAGGTCACCGTAACAGTCTCGCCAGCCTGAGCAGAGTGGAACGTCACGACAGCATTCACGAGACTGACGGCATACTCGCCCGACGCCGAAGCGTCATCAAGAGTAAGCACGCCAGTCGTGCTCGCCACAGCGCGGGTCGAACCCGACACGAGGTTAGCATTGCTAAGCGTAACAGTGTAGGGAGCTGACGAAGGAACGGTCACAGTCTCAACAACCGTATCCGTCAACTTCTTCATTGCATCGGTAATCGCGAAACCCGCAATCGCCTGGTTAGCACCCGCTCCGCAGGGCTGAACCACCATCGTGCCATCACCGCCGTCAACATAGACAAGCAGCTGGCCTTCCTCAGTGATGCTGGCTCCAGCAGCGACGGGACGCTCCTTAAGATCAGCAAAGTACGAACGCATCAAATCAAACATTTTATATACTCCTCTGTAGAATTCTTACACTAGACGGATGTCTAGATTGGATTAGCGACTGGACTTGCCAGCCTGGTGACGTGCACGGAAGCCAAAGACCTCACGCAACTGCTCTTTAGGATCGGTCTCTTCAGAGAAACCTGCGGTGTATGTCATGAGAGGAACATTCTTCGATGCAGGAGCGACGGCAGTCGAGGCTTCGACCGTGGGCGTACGCTGAGGCATGTCATTGATCTGCTCCTGGATCTCGTTATAAGATTCAGGCGAAAGATCCATCCACTTCATGGCTTGCTTGAAAGCGTCATCGAAATACTCTGAGGACTTCTCCTGCCAAGCAGCTTCGATAATCGCAACAGCACGATCCGACTCAATACCCGCCGAACGCATACGATTGAAGAGAGCATCCTTGAGCGCGTTAGCGACAATGAAGTTCTTCGTTTGCGCAGTCACAACAAGGTTAAGCGTATTAACCATGTCATTACGGAGGTTAGCCTTCGCACGACGAAGCTCGTCGGTCGATGCAGCCTTGAGATGAGCTTCGAGCGCCTGGTAGGCGTCGGAACCCTTGACGGAAGCAACGTAAGCTCGAGCACGAACACCAGCAAGAATCTCTTCAAGATCCATACGGGTAGCCGCGTTCACGATGCCGTGCGCATAAGCGTCAGTCGAAAAGACCTTCGCAACGCGCTCCACATCTTCCTGGTCACTCAAACGAATCTGAGCAACGGGCTGACCATCAGCGCACACAAGCCAATGAGGATCCGAAGACCTTTCATTGAACAAATGCATGGTGAGTTCAGCAGTCTTCGTCACATTCCTGGGATCGAGTACAGCCGCTGTGAGAGTTTCCGTAGACATAATCTCTGCAGTAGGCGCCACGGCGGGCGTAACAGCAGGAGTTACATCACTAGAAACAGTTGCGGTGGGCTGAGACTGTTGTGCGGTCGTGGGAGCGCCCTGCTTGTTAGCAAGTCGCTTCTGTCGATCCGCCCTTAAGGCTGCCTTGTCGATTGTCATAGCATTATCCTTTAATACTAGCCTTGTTGGGTTTCATAATATCCTCAGCACCAGTACCGAGGACTTTGGCTCCAGCTAGAGGAGCAACTAAGGGCAATTAAATCACCCTTGAAATTATATAACTAGTCTATGATTAAGCCAAATCCTGAAGAGTATCACCACCAGCCATCTGGGTAAGCTCATTGTGCTTCGCCCAAAGCTGAGCCAAAGCACTGTGCGCCTTAGGCAACTTGTCCTTACCTATTTTACCAGATTGTAGGTTTAATGAGATCTTATGAATAAGATTCTCAATATCCTTCAGTTCCTCAGGTCCAGCAAGCTTCTCAATAGCCGCCGCCACAACATACACTCGCTTTTGTAGATCTTTACGCATTCTTCTTATTCCTGTGAAAATCTCCAGAAAATGGAGAAATTGTAGATCGCTTACAGAATTATATAACCAGGTCTTCCAATTTAGTGCAATAGGAGAGAAGATCTTCTAAACTGGTGACTGGGTACTTGGAAAGGTCTTTCCTAAGTAAGAAAATTGTTTTATTGGCTAATTCAGGGCATTCCATTGACATCCTCCCCTTCTCTAAAGAAGGAGATTCCTAACTCACTTCAGAGCCTACCGTTAGACAGCAGGAACAGGTTTGGCTTGTGAGGTACTCATTTACCTCAGTGTAAGTCCCTGAGCGCCTAATGGCTTTGTACTTCAGGAACGTCCTTAGCATAGCCCAACCAGCGTTAGTAAACATAAGTCCTTGTAATTTATAGCTTATCCCAAGGAGAGCGCCAACGATCATATGCAGTATGATCGGCGGGGCAAACTCCAGGCAAAATTGAAGTTTCAATGTAGTTTAAATTAAAACAATTTTCATACAATAGTTGTCCGTTGACAACCTGTCCCTTACCTTTACCGTGCTGCATGTGACTACAAGCAATTCGTCCATTAGGACTAGTAGCCCCACAACCCGGATAAGAACATTCCGTATAACCAACAAAGGCTCCCATAGAAAAACCAAGACGATCACCACGCAACATTTGCGCAATCATCTCTGGATCCTTTGTGCGATCCCAAGCAGCAAGTACTACAATTTTGTACTGACCATTAGCTAGCTTCTGTAGTGATGCATCAAGATGCACACCACGGGCTTTACGGATGTCCTTGTTGTCGTGATCTCGATGTGTCGGCTTGGAAATAAATGTTTGATAGGCAATTCTTCCAATGTCGGGATTGAACGCTGACACAGCATCAAAAGTAAAAGCATCAAGGTTTCGATTGGGGACATCTACTGTCACAATGGGGATTTCATTGATGATGTAATCTTTAATATCTGGTGATATATGATACTTTTCAGCGGCTAGGGGTAGCCAACTGATATCAATGTGTCCGGTTTTATTGAAGATATGGTTTGATGCCATACGGAGCTTACCGGTGGTAGGGTCCCGGAATTGCTCGCACTTATGCCCTTCGAACTGTCGAGTGGCTGGGGTGGTTTCACCTAGTTTTATCATTTATGAAGCCTTTTCACGTAGCAATTAGAGCAATAACCCTTACATAATAGATAATCTTAGTTATTTCATCTTTTTCAGGGCATTAGAATCATCAATGAAACCAGTGAGAAGTCTATCACCGCCGCGTTCGCCGGGAATAGAAACTCTACTGAAGTCAATGGGCATAGCGGGTTTTGGTTTCTCTACTGCCCCTGGTGCTTCTGGACGAACAAGGGTGTAGGCATAGACATACTGAAGTTCTGTCTTGAGCGCTGTCTTATCATGAATAGAATCTAGTAGCCCGTCAGTAATATCAGAAGCGATATCTTGACTTAGGGTGATACCGTGAAGTAGACCAGCGCGAGCAAGTAGGTACTGCAGCACTTGGTCTCTCTTGACATTTCCGGTATCAATGATACTGGAAACTCTTTTTTGCTTGCCGACGACTTTGCTGGATTGGTTACCGAGATAATCCAGCAATACTTTGGTCGAGTATTCAGCCTGTTCCCTGGTTATACCTAGGAACGAGCCTCGGATAAAATGAGGGAGAGTAGCTACAGCAGCGATGGAATCCCCATAATCAGAAGTAGTTGTTTCTTTTACGGAGGCTCCAAGAGTGGGAAGTGAGATATTAGAAGGTGCTCCACCTGGGGCACCTCCTGGTGCTCCACCTCCACCGAGGTCACCACCCATACCACCTGGTGCACCGCCAAGGTCACCTAACCCACCGAGATCACCACCTAAATCAGGGGGAGGACCTCCACCAGGAGATCCTGTATCAAGGTCCAAACCTGGACCCATGCCACCGCCACCGATACCGCCACCGATACCACCGCCCAAACCACCACCAAGCCCACCACCACCTGGAGCACCCATGGTTTCAGGAGCGACTTCTTGTATTTTCTTAGCATGAGCAGAAAGTTGTTTTCTAATTTCGATATCGTCATCAAATTGTGCAATTTCTGAATCTAGGCTGAAGCCTGCGGAGGCTGCCCAGGTACGCATAGTGACAGGAATACCTTTAGAATTCATGAACTCCAGGATTTCCAGGTAATCTCTATCAGCCACAGGGCGAAGGGATTTTTCCCACTTGAAATCTGGGAGCAGAAGGGTTTCATTTGTAGCGTCTTTAGCAACTCGAACCCGGTGATTCAATTCCGCAGTTGTTCGCTTTACAAAATTATGCTTTTGAGCAATGGGCTTAAGTAGGCGATCAATCAGCAAGTAATGCGTCATGAAATTACGATGCGCCCTAATCTTCTCTAGGAAGATAGACATTTGCTGTTCGAGGGTGGAGAAGTTAGCATCACCTCTAAGAAAAGCTTCACTTACACCTAGCGAGTTTAGTTTTCCTGATTGCAGGAAACTCCACTCATCACTGATCTTGAGTATATCCTGTGGAGTACCTCCACCGACCTCATTGGTCTGAACGCCTGTTCGTGTTACAACGATAGCACCAACAGGGTCTTCATCTGCTTGCATGAACAAGCTACTGATACCATCAAGTTCTTGGGGACTGGGCTCCCAATCATCAAGACCTACCTGGATGTGACGAATTCTAGAAAGTCTACGCTTAGCAGAAGCAATTGTACCATTGACAAGTGCCTTCTCGTATGCGACAAACATGAGAATACGTGTATAAGCAGAAGCACCAATAGTATCGTAAGGAGCTGTTTTTCTTGGAATATAGAAAGATTGTTCTGGTGGTAGTGGAATTTCTTTACCACTTCGAATCAAATCAACCAGTTCTTTAATTTCACTCTGGGCGGCTACGTCACGTTCATCTACACTGACAGCCCACCTGCGGTGCTGGGGTGTTGGGATAATATCCAACTTAGGCTGAAAACCTGGAATCGGGATAGGGTCCACACGAATCCAGTCAGGATCGTGGATAATCATTTTAGTGAAATAGCCTTTGGAATCATCCATATGAAGATGACCAATAACCTTACCCATTTTGAGAAATTCTGCGCTGATTTCAGGCAGTTGAGCAGTTATATTAATGGCATTCAAGCAATCGGTGTAGGTCTGAAGGACCTCTTTATCTTCAATACCAGTCAGTTGGAAATCTGACCAAGGAAGTTCTGTATACAAGTCGAGAGCTGGACCAGCAACAGGGTCTTGCAAATGAATACGCCGCCAGATACGATGCAAACGCCTGGGGTCAACGGGCATAAACTGTTCGATGATTGTACCTTCAGACAAGTCATCGTAAACAGGATTGAATTGGGTACGTCCACCTGCGCCTTGAGCAGGGACCATACCACCGGATTGACCACCGAAACCGAAAGTACCAGGATTAGAGTTGCTTGGACTGCCACCGCCAAAAGGAGCTGCTGTCTTCCTACGAAGGGAAGCGATGCGCATGCGGTCTGGATGAAATTTAATGGACATTAAGCCTCTGACTTAGAATCGGTACGCTTTTTCAGCGAGGAAGCTAGAGCTAGCTCCAGGGCTGTAGTATCTACGCCATCTACATTCTGTATGAATAATCGAAGGTAATGAGCATTGCCTGCTTTGATCAGGTACTTCTCGGCGGCAGGAATGTTGGCGCCTTCGATATTTTTAGCAAAAACGTAAATAGTTTGAAGGTCAGCGGAGTCTAAAACCTTCTGTTCCAACCTCTTTATATCTGCACCTTTTACATCTTTAGCGAAAAAATAAGCCATAGAAGGTGTACCGTTTTCAAATACAACAGCTTCCAATTTCTGGAGAACAGCAGTGGAAAGGTCTTCCTGGTAACGTGAAGCTACACGGAGTGCTTGTTCAGCATCCTTAGCCACAACGATCCTGTTTATCTCTCCATATGCCACCTTTAACGCACCTGTAGTTAGATACTTTCCAACACCGCTAAAAATTTCACTTAGACTGTCCGCTAAAAGATACATTTGAAACAATGCGTTGGCGTAGTAAATGTTTTTGTTATCCTCAGTTATATAGACGCTTCCACCGTTGAGGGAGATCTCTGTGAAGAATCCAGATACTTTTCTTTTGAATTGCGATGGAATCATTTCATGGGAAAAAGGGGCAGGAATCTTGATAAGATACACTTCAGGACTATGAAGTAGGCTTCTAAGCTCAGCTCGGATAGGTTCTTCGATATTCAAGTTTTTAACGTTTTCAACAGAATAAGAAATATGAATATCGTCAAAATCAGATGGTGGGCGATTCTGTTCAGAGGTATTAGGTGGAGGGAGAGGCGAAAGTTCTACGCCATGGGACACCTGGAAAGCGCGCTCAAGAGAATAGTTCTGGCACACTTTAGTAGTGCACTGTGTTGTTTTGGGTCCATTTTCTGCTTGTAGGTCTCCACACAAAGGGCAAGCCCCTGCAAACTTACGCAGATGCGCAATCAAAGTGCGTACCCTAGACAAGGAACCCATAAGTAAAACCCTTATCGGACAGGAACTGTCACGTGACAACTGGAACAGTAATAAGCTTCAACTGCGTTAGACAGCTTTACGCCATTCATTACTGAGTTACAGCGAGGACACGGAGCCATACGACTAGTCGAAGCCGAGGCTGTTCGAATAGAAGAAGCCGACTTAGGCTGCAGCTCCGCAAGAACTAGGTCTAGAGCCAAAGTAGTATCCTCTGGACGAACGGAATCCTTAATATCAGCAAGAGCTAGCTTGAAGCGGATCTCACGACGACGCAGTGTGGTGAGTGGTTCAAAGCCATAAACCTGAGCAGTATCGTTCAAAAATTCGTCAATTGTCTTTTTCGCCATAGCAAACCCTCAATTACCAGATAACCAGTAGAGACAAAGTTTTATAAGTACCCGTAAATTCAAGACTATTTCTTACTTAGCAAGTCATCCAAGGTATCTTCTGAAGTTTTCGATGCAGGGGACTTCATATCTTCTGTCCGGCGAAGCTTGTGCTTGACGGGCTGATGTTTCTCTTGAGCCTTGTGTTTAATCGAAAGCCGTTTCATAGTAGAAGCAAGCTCCTGAAGATCACCAAAGTTCTTGGAGTATTGTTCCAATTGGGCTGATAGCTCATTAAGCTCGGAAGTAGCTTTAATTTTAGCTACCTCTTTAGTGTCCTGCCCAGGCTGAAGGACCTCGGAGAGCTGAGTAGAGATCTTATTGAGGTACTTCTCAATCTGAGTAGCCGCATCATCCAAGGCATTAATAGCTTGTTTTATTTCTGACTTTTCTGGTAAGTCCTGCAGAAGAGCCACAAATTCATCAGTATTATCCTGAAGTAGCCCCAGAGGGGTGACTTTAACGGTCTTATCCTCACCTTTGTAACCAACACCTCGGGTATTAGTAGTATCAGCGAGCTTAGTAAGCCCCTCAGCGATTTTCTGTATTTTAGTAGACATTACTCGCTCTTTTTGCTGGGTGATGCTACATCCGGAGTCAAGAAACGAATCTTTGGACGACCCATCCCCATCGGTCCACCGTCAACAGGGGAAAAAGTAACGAAAGTACCACCATCAGGAGGAGCCTCCTCTTCAGAGGAATTATCGTCTTCCTCTTCATCAAGTTCCTCAGTCTCTTCCTCTTCCTCTTCCTCTTCCTCTTCCTCTCCATCAGAATCCTGAGGATTGTCCTCAACCAACATAGGAGGTGGCGGAGGGGGTGGAATAATCATAGCAGGAGGTGGAGCCATAGGCTCTTGGGGAGGAGGAATAAAAGAAGGCTGAGGTACTCGAAGCAGATTCATCAGAGAGCTAAAAGCTTCTGGTGTAATTTTGATAGTGACACAATCGACGCCCTCAGAGCCGATCACCATGGAGTGTGGCACTGCCTCAGCGGCAACAAAAGCAAGCTCTTCCTCGACAACTTCACCAGTTTTGATATCCCTGATGCAATCTTCATCCAGTTCTACAATACGACCAGCTTCCGTAAGGACCCGAGCCCCGACAGGCTGATTGACACCAATAAAACCATCTTGCTCGTAGACTTCATCAGCACAAGCTATGACAAAGAAGTCACTGACACGCAGACTAGCGGCAACAACTTGAAGCTTGCTAGCAACAGTACCGGTAGATTGAGCAGCAATATCGTACAACTTATCAGAAAGCCTCAACATAGGAGGTTTACGGTCAAAGTCAGAAGCAGCTACAATCTTAGCTTGCGAAACGATGGTCATAGCACAAACGTCATGCTGCCGATAATCAAATAATTCAGGACTCTCGACAACCTGGAAAACTTGAATAGGATAACCAAAGTCACACTGAAGCTCAGTCAGGATACGACCCTTATCAGCCTCTAGCTTAAAGGGAACATCCCAAGTGTTTTCAGTGAGCTTTAGGGCATTGAGCTTCCGCATATAATCAAGGAAGTTCGTATCCATGCGAGCATTGGACGTGAAGGTCATACGCATAACTGCGCTTGTTCGTACAGTGGCAACTTTAGGCATAGGCGTTCCTTTATCAAGATCTTCAAGCAACTGACGGTCGGCGCAGATAGCTACCTCGTTTGTCATCAAAAGAGGTTCTCCTGCTACGTGATACATTGTATAGCTATGAATACCAACACGCTTAGAACTAGGATAACGATCCAAAACAACTGTAATACGATCATCAGAGATCCGAGCGTAATACAATTTATCGTCTCGAGACTCTGCCACTTTGAACAAAGCCAAGATTTGGGGGTCATCCTTAGAAATATCCTTGAGCTGATCAATCAATGCTTGATCATCTAATTCCTCAATCAGACTGAAAAAGGAAGCCAAACGATGCGTTCCAGCAGCAGAACAAATCACATTCTCCCCATGAACACCCTGGTAAGCCGGACACTTTTTATCATTAGCCATTTTGCAGTAAGCAAATTTGTCAGTAATATTAGTGTTCTTGGTAGGGAACTCTGGAGCCGGGCAATCATCCAGGTAAACCATCCAAGCACTTCCCGTGGTAGCAATAGCGGGAATATGACCACCAGAGAAACTCTCTTCCTTGGCAGCTTGGATTAAACCTTCCAAGTCTTCAGCATTTCGCAAATGAAGATTCTTACGCAGAAGCTGTTGAATAGTAACCAAACGATTCAATGAAGCTTCTTTCATAATAGACAGGGAAGTGTTCAATTCCTGCAATCGACCAGGAAAACTATTGACGACATCCACCCATTGAGGGTACAATACCTCACGGTAGTCATTCCAGACACCAGACAAAGTGTCCCAATGAGCTGTCAGATCCTCAAGAAATGCTTGACGAGGACGACTAGAAATCTCTACGAACTTATTTACAGTAGCAGCAGAAACGTTCCGAAGCTCTGTATACATTGCCTGGGTTTCAACTTGCAGGGTGTGCAAGTCATCACGAAGGCGATCTAGAGTCTCATCCTTAGCGAGACGTTCAGCAATAGAATCTACAATTTCTTCAATTTGGTCCTTGACCTTATCGAAACGAGTAGACAACTCATGCTCGTGAAGCTGGTCAAAGAACCATTGGCATTCATCTACCAAGGCTTCAAAGGTCATAAGCTGAGGTATGACCGTCGTTAGATATTGGGCAAAGTTGGAATCTTGGAGGTCTTCCCACTCTACAATAGAAAGACCAAGTTCTTTTCGAATATCAGTAGCATCAACAGAGGCTGTAAGGAGACCAAGAGCAGCAGGTGTTCCACCTTTTCCACCCTTGCCGCCTTTACCCTTGCTCTTTTTCTTATTGACCTTGTGCTTTTGACGCATCAACTTCAAGCGCTGGTGGTCCTGCTCAGTTCGAATCTTGAGAGTATAAACACCAGTCTCTTCACCCTGCTGGGTATTCTCAGCACGATAATGAAGCTTGTACTTACGCATAGTGGACTTGAAATGCTGAACACGAGCCTGGTCCGTCAGCTTGTAGTGAAGAACTCCGCTCTGGGAAAGTCCTTTGAAAGCGAGCCCATGCTGCTCACAAAGCATCTTGATTAATTTACGTCCCTTTGCGTTAATCGGCATCGAATTATCCTCTAAGAGCCTTGCGAAGCCCTGAAGCTATACGCACAAATGCCTTTACAGATTTCTGTTTATCTAAGTACTCCAACAGCTTAGAATACAGCTCTTTCTTCATGTCAGATAAGCCATCAACGTACTTTTCTAGACGTTTGGGATCGGCATCAGACATGCGAGTATAATGATTGACCAATAGAGGGTAGTTATCAGCTTCAGGATGCTTTTTAATGTGGTCGAAAAGCATATTTTCGATTTTCTTACCATCTAAAAGATCCATATCAGCAACATTAACCAATTTTTGCATAGTAAGATAATCACCGACTTTAAACACGTAGTCTTGAACCTTCTCAACTGCCTTTTTATCTTTATACCATTTACCCGCTGTCAGAGCGTTTACGACATAAGCAGGTTCCTCAAGCTCCATAAGACCCTCAAGACAGATCATAAATAGGTCTTCTACCGGAACATTTTTCTTATCAACTCGAGGAAACAGCTGGGACAAACGAACAATTTCCTGACTCGATACTGCGATGCTTGTATACCTCTCTACCAAAGAATGATAAGGAATACCTTCAATATCATGACCTACCATTTTACTGATAAATCCAGACAGAGGCATCAGGTCAGCATTCTCTAGGTAGAACTTGGAGATCTTTTTACGGTCTGTACCATCAAGGGTAGTCAGTTCGGACAGTACAGGCCACATACCAGCGGAGGAATCATCTTTAGCGCGAAGCAAAATAGCATCTTGAAAAAGCTGTAGAACTTCAGGCTTCTTATTGCGAGATTTAAGGAAGCCACCAACTATCTTAAATAGAAAGCCAGAGTCTGCCTCATCAACAATAGGATAAATCAGTTGCTTGTATTGCTTAGGTGTAAGTTCCAGTTTTGGATTTACAATTATGGCATACTTTATTCTGGAACCTTCAATGGTTAGGGCATTACCCAGCATGGAATCCAGGTCCAGAAGATCACCGTACTCCGTATAGAATTGACCAAGAATACTCACCTTCTGGATTTTCTCGATTAGAGGCTGGAGCTGTTTAGCATATCTATCACCTAAATAATCAAGAGCATCGTAGGCATTATCAGGTGCTTCCTCATCCGTACAAGTGAGCAAAGCAGCCACGATATCAGAATTGGTAAAATAGTCATGAGCACGACGTCTAACAGATAATACTATAATAGAGTTTTTAGAAGCTAATGCTTTGTTGTATAGCTTCTTAGATCCCTCCTCATTTATGCCATGAAGAGCACTGGCGACCTCGACAAGCATAAGATCCTCAGCTTTTTCTCCAAAAGCTAAAAGCTCAGGAGAAATCAAGGTCATGTACTCATCACCTGCAAATTCCGCCAACATTTCCGAAACTACAGTTTCATCACCGTTCTTCAAGATATTCCGAGCTATATCTACATTGAAGCCATTACGTTGCATTTGCGTCATAAGAAAATGAGGGTCTGTATTGAGGTACTCAGTTATCTTTTCTTGGTATTCTGGAGTACGGGCTATTTCCCAGTTGGAAACAATACGAGCCCAATGCTTCAATTTCGGTTCTGAAAGAAACCAAGCTAAAATATACTTCTGGTATTTAGCGACAGGTGGTTGATTTTCTTTACCATAAATCTGAGTTACGGTAAACTCCTGAGCTTCGATAGTCACGTGGGGCTGATTTTTAGAATCTCTTAAAGAGAAAATCTTGCTATGTCCAGAAGATACGTTATCACAATAAGTACCTACGCAGTGACCCATTAGGTTGCCCTCAACCTCCAGGTCATCAGGATCCTCAATAGCCACTATCGTAAAGCCATCAGAAAGTTTACTAACAACTTTCTTGGTCTTATAACTACCTACGGGTCCGTCACCTTTAAGGTGCTCATGCCAGTGCTGTGATTCCTTGAATGCCTGGTCATACGACAACCTAGAAATATCAGTACCGGTACCACGAGCCCAATCCAGAACAAAAGGAAGATTATAATGGGTATCACCCTGCTGCTTCATCAGCTGGTTAGCGAACCACTTAATCTCGTTTTTATCCATATCAAAAGGAACTTGACGTAGAGTATCAATAACTTTGCTAGGGAATACAGGACCGTCCAGCGCCATACGCTGAAGATTCTGAAAGAACTCCTTCTTGTCTTGCTCAGGAGTAGGCTTATGCTCCGCATTCAACTTATCAAAATTGAGTTGCTGAAGATACTTAGCGGCATTGAAAGTAGCTACCTTGTAGGTTCCTAGACTCCTGCGCTGGGCGCGAGCTACCAATGTCAGCAATTTCCTAGCTAGTACAAGTTTTTTCATGAGCGCCTTCGAGTCCTATTCACAAGGTCAGAAAGTGCCTGCAGTTGCTTTTTCTGGTCCTCAGTGGTAGCAACGGGCATATTAGTAATATAAGTAACTTCTTGCTTGATTTCTGCTTCTCGTCCCTGCGCTTTACCAATCTCCAAAGCAGCCTGGATACGAACATCAGCCAAACGCTTCTGCAATACTACAGCAGCTTTATCAATAGTCTCTTTTTGAATGTCCTTCTTCCGGAAGGCAAACCAAAGTAGAAGACCACCAAATACAGCAGCACCTACAATTAAGTACCACTTCTCTTTGAACCAAAGTTTTATTGCTGGGCTAATCATATAATTGTCGGTGGGTAGGTGGGGGTTATCAACATAGACTCCTCATAGAGTCCCTCAAACCAAACATGAACTATTTCAGTGACTAAACCCTGATTAGTGACTTCAATGCTATGAAAGTCCAATATCCCATCCACAGCTATCGTCTCCAGAGTAACGGCAGTGCGGTCACCCAAAGCAGACAACACTTCATCATGCAATGTTGAGGTGTAGTTAGCGGACAACAGAGGATTAGCATTGGGTCCAACAGTAAAACGCCTCTTCACCACCACACGAACCGTAGAAACAGCAGCCGTGTTCAGGAAAAATAACTTAGGGAACAAGACATTCGGAACAGCCGCCACAGCCTCAAGAGAGAAAATAGTGGTGGCTCCAGCAGCAATACTGCAAGGAAAATGTTGCTTGACAGGCACTAACATACAGTTCTCCTAAGACCCGAAGAGATTTCACGTAACTTAGCGGATTTTGCCACGCTATGACTTTTACAATTATAAGGCTCAATACCTCGAGACTGACAAGCCCGCTCAAACATTTTGAATGCCCTGGACCACTGGTCACTAATTTCACCAGAACTGAAAATCAAGTCAGCGTACCGACTCAATACATGAATCCAGATATGACTCGCCTGCTGATTCATACCAGAAGGGAAGTTGAATTTACCGGGAGAATTAAATCTCATAACCCCTCATCCTTCCGCTTCTGACTACGGAAGTCATCCGATTTCAGGACATTGGAAGCCAAAGGAATCTCATCCTCACCATCAGTACGAATCGCGACAGTCCTAGAAAGTGCTGTAGTATCTACAAGAACGATATCTACCTTAAACTGTAGATTCTTGATCTTGGGTGGGTGCGAAAAAGTAAACTTGAAAGCACCATCCGAGTTGCCCATACGCTTATCGAAAGCCACAAGCTTAGTGATGGCAGTCCCCAAGAAAGTCACCGTAGCTGTACCCGAAGCAACAAGCTCCGGATGGAATACGTCGTCAATCTCGTCAAGGACATAAGCCTCGGCAAGGATCGTATCCCCATCAGGAATATACTCAGCGGTAATATCCAATATCACTTAGATGGCTTCTTCCTGAATAGTTTATCGACATTGTCCTCTTCCCATCGAAGAGACTTTGTGAAGTACTTGTACTTAGCTTCTTCTTGCTTGAATGTCTCTGTGTGAAGTATTACTTTATGAGGCTCCCCTACAGGATGCTCCCATGGTACAACCGAGTGAAGCATTTCATGGAATAAGATGTATTTTACAAAATAACGAGGAACTGTTTTACAGTCCAAAACAGGACTAATCACTATCAAGTTAGGACCAGAATAATAAGCACCCATTCGGATATTAGAGGAACCTGCACGAGGCCACCGACCCCAACTAACTGTAAGCCCCAAATCCTTATGATCGAAATACTCTTCTTGTAAATCTTCCATATACTCTGCAAGGTCATGACACTTCCCATACTGGGAACGTCTCATTAAAGGCAAGGAAATTAGCATCAAAACCCCAGGAATACAGGATATAAGTATTAAATTTTTGCGGCTAACCTCTGTTTACGAGCAGCTGTCGCATCCGCTCTAAGATTGATGGGCATCATAGGACGCTGAAGAAACCCATTAGCATTCAGAAATTTAGTACCCTCAGCAAGGTCTGCGGGATCCCAGCAGTGAGAAACTGCCAGACTCAAATATTCATGAGCAACTTTGTACTTGACATACATCTCAGCCATCTGCTCGATGACCTTTTGGTCACGAATAGCTAGTTGTTTCATTCTAGACAAAAAGTCCTCAAGATACTGAGGAGGGAGAGCCTTCTCCAATAGAAGGTACCAAGCATTATCCTCAGCAACAATCTGCCAAAGCTTCTCCTTAGGAGCATACTGAACCACAGCTTTCTGCTGCTCCAAATGAAGCGTAGGTATTTCCTCTGGCTGGGCATTCGGATCGGGCTTATTAGAGTCAGGAACATTAGGTTCCGCGTACTCCACAGTCGAGGCAGGCTCTGAACTATTGATCACCTTCTCAATCAGACTCTTTAATAGCCCAACTTCCTCCGGTGTAAACAAGGAGCCCAGTAATACACTTTTCTGATTTTCCATTTGTAGTACTTGTTCTCCCAAGAAATTACCCAACTACCTAAATAGACAACGCAGAAATCATACCGATTTAAGCCACTCACGCAGTTTAGTGGCTGCATCTAAACTGTAGTTACGTTCCATGAAAGGAACTGCCTTATTACTAACTGGCATTTCAGCAGGATGAGACTGCGTCTGAGGACCCCTACGACGAGGAGTAGCATGAGAATCATTTCCATCATTGTAAGGAACAGAAGGAACACCCGCCTCTACCCCACCACCAGCATCACCACCGTCACCACCGTCACCACCGTCACCACCGGCATCACCACCGGCATCACCACCGGCATCACCACCGTCACCACCAGCGTCAGGTGCTTCATCAGTATCCCGACCATTGTCATCAGTGAGTAGATTCAAAACCTTATCGGTCGCATGATCCAAATGCTCAGGCAACACGTAAACCCCAAGCTGGGACCGGAGCTTAGTAATGAACTTACCTACAGACTTATCCTGCTTTTTCTTCTTTTTCTTCGCCACAATAGCCCCCGCTAAACGCTCCACAGTCTCAGCCCCTCGACTGTACCCAAGCGCTTCCAATCTACTAGAAATGCTATCCGCCAAATCTTCCAAGCTCCGGTCAGTCAAAACAGAAGCCTCTAGTTGCTGACCTGGCTTGATACACGTAGGCTCACCATGTAGATCGCGCGTAAACGACAAGGGATAACCAAATTTCTTGGTTCCTTTAAAGGACAACGAGACATCCTTCACCAACCAAGCAATAGGCTTGATCACAGGAAGAGGCTCATCCTTATCCACATACTGCACAGTCAAATGAGGAACAAAGCTAGGAAACGACTCCGTATCCACTAAGTCAGGATCCAACGATTGCAAACAAGAAACCAATTGATCCCGAAACTTAACAAGCATCGGAGCCTGTATCCGAGCAAAATGAGGAACCTTAGCCTTGTCAGAAGGAAAAGAACCAGAACCAGAAATAGTCACATGGAAAGGTGCCCAAGTAGAACACAACTCTTGTACAACAGCCTGAACATCCTCAAGCTGATTCTTCTTCAGAGTCAGGGAACAAAGAGTAATATGCGGTGGATCCTCAAGGTCCTTCGCCCCAGGTACCCGACCACAAACCTGAGCCCAGATATTCTCAGGTACTAGAACCTCTACGATACTCGACTCATGAGCCTTCGCATCAACCACTAGAGAAGCCTGAGTAATACTAGCTGACCGAATGCTAGTAACTACCATAATAAACTTGTGATTCAAAGCATCAGCAGCATCAGCCCCAGCAACCAACTTAGTCGTATCTGCCAAAACCCCTAAAAATTCCTCTCTACCAACCTTGAAACGCATCGCATTGTTAATAGAAGAACGAAGTGAATTGTAGATTTTTAGAAACTCGTTAGAGTCCTCGTACCGCCAAAGGAACTCCAAACTAAGCTCATCATCCGACTTATCACCAGTTGCACTCGCACGCAAAAAAGTGATAGGATGAGAAGAGCCATTTAACGACAACTCCACATCCATCCCGTTGTATTTGCCCAAAGCATGGACAGCGACCTGGGGATTTGTAATGCTTTGCTCAGCCGTGACTACTCTAAACATAATTAAATCTTCCTATCCATCTCGCGAAGTAAGCGACGACAAATTGCATCCCATTGAGGATCCTCTAAAACTTTCTCAATAGCCTCTCTAAGCTCAAGCTCTGCACTAGAGTTCTTTACAGGTACAGGAGAAAATTCAGGATAAGCCGGTCGAGCTATAGACCCCCAAGGATGAGGTCCATTATAACCCTGAGCCATGTAATATAAAGTTCGCACTAACTCAGACTTAAACTTAACCCTGGCTCTCTCCGTAGTTAGAGAGTTTCGACTCACTTACTAGCCTCAATATGTGCCTTAAGCTGCTCGGAAAAAGAAGCTGTTTTAACCGCTGCTTCACGTGCAGCTATACGAGCCTTCCGTGCCTCACCAGCAGCAGAAACCTTAGCCAACTTCTGTCCGCCAACGTACTTTCGAAGCATCTTAGCCATGAAAGAAACAACGGACTTCACATCCTTAGCGCTAATAGCCCCTGCATTAGCCATCGACTTAGCCATCTGAGCCAAAGGATTCACCACCTCAAAAGGCACAAGCCCACCCTTCAAGAACTCAGCAAAAGCAGCCACATCCTCTTTCTTAGCCACAGGCAATTCATCAGTCGCAGGAAGAGGGGGATGAACTTTGTCCTTAGGCTTATCAAGAACACGCTGATTCTGATGGAGAGCGCCAGTATCATCCTTCTCCTGAAGATCATTCAAAGTTTTCTCTTGCTCTTTACGAAAAAACTTCTTCCAGAAAGGCGATTCCGCCTGCGGCTTCTGCTGTTCCAGAGCTAGACGCGTCATACCCGCCGTACGGTCCAATACCGCAGCAACCGTCAATAGGCGCTTTTGCACATCTTTTCGCATTGTTACAATCCCCAAGGTTAGTAGAATGGCTTGAACCGCTAATTAAACGCGGAAAGCACTGTCCCTACCAAATAACCAGGGTTGTAGGTATGCTCGGAACTTAGGGAGATAGCTAGGAAATCAGAGTTCTCACCACAGGAAAGTATGTCAATCAAACCACAAAATCCAACTGCTTTTGAAGCTCAGAAAAGGAACCAAAAATCTGCTTCTTAATAGACTTACCCAAGATGTAGATAGATGTAGGTACATTCCAGTCCTGCTGGATAGCGGGAAGTACCTTATCGTTCCAACGCTCCCAAGCCTTAGGATGTCCCTTAACTTCAATAATACAATCATATTCCGGCAAGTAGAAATCTGGGAGATAAAGGATTCCACCAAATTCATACGGAACTTCCATAAGGTAGTCAATCCCAAGACTAATTAAGACATTGGCTAAGTCAGCCTCCCAAGAACTGCGGAACATTTGAATTGATCCATCCACCATTACAAAGTCCCTGACAGGGATTCCTAACGCTGCCTTTACACGCGCAATTTTAACATCAAGCGGCATATTAGCCCAATCGTCCTGAACACTTGAAGCAATCTTAGAATTGATTTCGTGGCGATAGGGAGCTTTTGTAGCCACTGCCTTGGCACGAGCTTCTGGAGAATTGCAATTTACGAAGTTATCCATATTCTTCAACTTGGACTCTTCACTGCGAGTATCCCAAGCTTGTTTGGCTAGATCGATGTACTTCTCGGGATTACTATTCCTGGTTTCAGAGATCTTTCTTCCATGATCCGGGTTATTCCGTATCTTAGCTCCAATTAGCTCACCCCGACGCCTCTTCTGTTCCGACGTTTCCGCAGCCCGGATGGCCTTCATCTTATTAGATTGAGCTTTTCTCTTCTCCTCAGTATAAGAAGCTTTGGTTTTTGCAGCTATTTTCGCTTTTTGCTCAAGAGTCTGATTTGCACATCGGATTTTATTTACTGCACTAATTTTAGTATCAGAATCGTTTTTAGCTCTAGTTTCCAGAATAACCTCAATAACTTTTTGTTTTTGTTCAGTACTACGAGCTGCATGCATCGCCTTACTATTTTCACTAATCTTCTTACGGGTTTCCTCTGATACCTTAGTTTTTCTATTCAAAGCAGCTAACCGCTGACGCTCTTTTGTCTCTTCGCTGACTACCTGACCTTTTCTCGGCATAAACTAATACTCTGTAATGTGGGTTAAAGAGGAAAACCTCATTACTCGACAAGGTAACGAGGCTCTATCTTTTGTCAAGCTAATTGAAAGCACTGAAGTCACTTTTGCTGCTTTAGGTCCAAAGAAACTTCCCTTGCACGAATTGCTCGCACAGACTCCGCCTGTTCCTGCCTCTTCTCCTCAGTATAAATAGCCTTCAGCTTAGCAGTCCGTTGATTCCTCTGTTCCTCGGTTTCTTCCGCTCTAGCCTTCCTTTGACTTTCACTAAGCTTCGCATCAGTTCCATTTTTAGCTCTAGTTTCAAGTTTTGCTTCTTTAACTTTCTGTTTTTGTTCTGAACTGCGTGCGGCGTGCTGTGCTTTACTTTTCTCGCTAAGCTTCCTGCGCGTTTCTTCTGACATAGGCTTCCTAGTCAGGGCAGCTAATCGTTGTCGCTCTTTCGTTTCTGCACTAACCGTTTCACCTTTTTTTGACATAAATAAACTCCGTAATGTTGGTTAAAAGAGGAAAACCTCGTTACCAACACAGTAACGAGGCTCCATATATTTGTCAACTGCTTTGAAGCAGAAACCTTCTTTACAAGTTTACAGCTTAGACGCGGATACCACGAACCAAACCACGCGTGTTACCCAAAACTTGCGCCTGAATTTGCTGCAAAAACCAGCCGCGAGCAGCTCTTGACTGGTTGTAAAGATCAATGGCTCGGCTGTCAAGTTCCTTGATCTGACAGATGGTACCGAGAGTCACGGGGCTCGAAACCACGAACACCTCACCAGGCTGCAAGACCTGAAGGGTGGGGTAACGGTAACCGTCCGTGAGGATTTCCATACCAAGTAGGCTGCCGAGGCGACCTTCAAGGATAAGCTCATGCTTGTGAACCTGGTCGTACCAAGCAGTGAACTCACTATGTGCGATGATGTCGTTCCAAAGGTCGAACGAGATAATCATCGTCGCAGCGGGGGTGCCCCAACGATTGACCGCAGTACGCATCGTGGTCAACACCGAGGGAGTGAACGAGGGGAAAAGAGTGAGGTCGTTATGGACCGTCGCGCCTTGCACCATAAGTGCGCGCGAGATATTGTCCTCCTTACGAAGAACAGCCTCAAGACCGTCCTGGAACTTCTGGTCCAAGAGATCCGTGGAAGCCTGAGCAATTTCCTTGTCTTCGATGATGATCGAAGCCGTGATGTAATACTCGGGAGGATAGATCCAATCCTGACGAATGCGCTGCTCTTGAATCTTGGTATCCGACGTCACCTGGTAGGCAATGACGTCCTTTTTGCGAACCTTGACTCGGGCGTTCTGACCGGGCGCAACGTTCTGCATCGCAAAGATCTTACGGCTGAAACCTTCGCGACCGAGGGTCTCCCAGATCTCATCCGAATACACTTCACCAAGAACCGAGAACTTCTCACTCGAACGGTCATGGAAAGCCTGGACCAGCTGAGCCTGACGCTCCGCAGCAGCTTCCTTCGTGATACCACGACTCATAACGGTCTCAGTTGCCGACTGCTGAACAAGCTGCGCAATCACTTGCAACAGCTCCTTATTCGAGCTAGCATTCAGCTGACCATTCGCGCCGAAAGCAGGACCATCCGACATGCGGACAGAACTACCAACGCGCACACCACCACGAAGACCATCCTGCGAAACGGCAGGAACATCACTGGCACTCGCCATCACTCGAACAGGCTTATTGGCACCACCAGGTGCGTAGGGACTAGACATTACAGTTTCTCCTTACAAACTAATTTTTGTTTGTATCAATTTGAATCAGTTTTCCGTTTGTAATTCTGTTAAGTCTATCGAACTAGTTCTGGTGGATAGTTCAGCCGTAAATTAGGGTAGTTATTCTTATCGTGTCTAAAGTCGTCAATTTGCTGACATTTTTTAGGTCAGCAAAACTGACCAACTAAGACAATCCTCACAGGAAGCGAGTGACGCGAACGCGAGGAGAACCGGTGGCAAAGTCAGTATCGGGAGCCGTGATGAGTACAGGTGACCCATTTAGCGGTGCGATAATTGCTTTGAACCTATTAATAGATACTCTGGGCAAATCATTAGCGATTTTGACGCTAGATTCCGTAGTATTATCGGCATAGGTAATATCCACAGCAGAGTCCACTGTGTTATCCCTCTGAGCAGTGAGGGTCTCGCCAAAATACACACCAGATTTCATTGACATACAAAAATATAATATGTCAAATTAGTAGTTTAGCCTCCTAAGATAGGGCTTCATGGTAGAAATCGTCCAAAAAGTACCAAAAATCGACAGGATGCCATGTAAAAGAGTAGATACGATGCCAGAACTCACAAAAACACAAATCGGAACATTCAAGTCTGAGGACTCTATAGTCGCTGGGGATCTGGCGGCTGGGGCGGATTCGGGGCTGATCTTTGCAGCTAAGCCGGGAATATGGAAAATATTCCGCTTAGCGGATGAGACTCACACGCATGAATTGATAATAATTCATGAAAGTGTGAAGTCCTTTTCTGAGGAGAGGGCGTCTTGGATTGCTGAACCTGCTGAAGTGTCTATAGTTTCTGAAAATTGTGGGTTGTTTGACTTGCAGGGATTTCAGACAAACAAAGAAGAAATAGAACTTATGTTTGATCGAAAAATAGGTACAGCAGGGTATCTTACAACAGAGTTAGGCTGTTTGACTAAGGCTGGGTACGGAATAGGCTCGTACAATTTGCTTTTGTGCTATAATAAGGATGGCGAGGCTATCGCTGGCAAGTTGATTTTTATTGACGAAGTTTACGATAATGATTTTGAGAGTTATGAAGACGATAAGTCAATTGACGAGTGGGCTCCATCGCTTTGGGACGAAGATTTAGATTTTGGAGAAGATGATGACTACGAAGAAAACTAAAGTTAGCAAGAAGAAAGCCAAGACGCCAAAGCAGGCAAAGCCTAAAGGTCGTCCTAAGAAGATTAGGGTGGTGGTTCTGGAATCAGAAGTACCACCTCTTGGTGAGGATGGGGCTGTTGATGTAGTTGACGCACCAAAGCCAGAGGACCCCACGCCGGAAGGTGAGAAGTTGGACTTTGACGGTCAAGCTTCGAAGGTAGAAATCTACTCTTCTTATTGGGGTCCTTGGGGAACGCCGGACACGTCTAAAGAAACAATAATCCCTACTGCACTTCCGCAGGAAGTTATGTCAGAGGAGCAGATTCAGGACTTCAAGGATATTGTGAACAGCAAGCACCTGCAACTCAGGATAGAGTTACCTTGGTACAAGCGATGGTGGGTAGCTATCTGGAAGTTTTTGAAATCTAAGTGAAGCAGCAGAAAGGGAGCCAATTGGCTCCCTTTCTCATTTCTGCCTCTTACCTAGCGAACTTGTCGGACCCATCTGACCTTGGTAGTGGGAACCCAGAGCTTTATTTCCGTAGGGTACAGCGACAGGAGTTGACATCCTAGTGAAGTTCATTTGGGCAATTTCCATGCCTTCGTATAGCTTAATTGGCCAGGGACCTAGATTGACAATCTCTAGAGTGACTTGACCAGTGAAACCTGGGTGGATCCAACCGGCTGCTACGTGGGGTAGGAGGAACAGACGGGCGAGGCTGGATTTGCCTTCAACTCGAATAGCGATGTCCTTAGGGCAAGTAATAACTTGCTGGGTTGATCCTAATACACAGTGTCCTGGGTCTAGTCTCCAGACAGGAGAGTCGACTTCCTTCATGTAGTCTCTAGGATTATGAATCCTGAGATCCAAGCCATCAGCCTCCACAAGCTGATTAGAATGAAAGGGAACAAGGAACCCTCGGGCTAAAGAGAGGTCATAGCTAGCAGGCTGGACCCTGTCGGCATCGTAAGGATGGACGATAGAAGGACAAATTTCTCTAATATGGACATCACTTAATAGCATAAATCTCTTTCAGCTAATACAGAAGTTGGGGCTGTTTTTAATGGTTTCATATACAGTTGCGAAATCTTTTTGCTCGTGAAGATACTCACAAAGTGCCAAATCTAGAGCAGCTAAGGCTCTGGCTTCCTCGGGGCAATTTTGCTTGAAAGCAAGCCACTCTTCGGAAGTATCTAAGTTGAAACGTAAGAGATAGTAGCTATTTAAGCAGTTCTCTAGGTACTGTACGGTTATAATTCCAATAGAGTAATTCTTAGCTAGCAAATCGATTTGATCTACGGTTAGTCTCATAATTTCTTCTTCATCGGGGCAGCTGGAATTGTTGAACGTTGCGCATCATAATTATAGGAAGGTGGGAGAACTGCTGGGATGGTCAGTTTATCATCAGTGCGCTTACGTTCAATAGCAGTCTGCGATATTTCCAGAGATAAGTCCAGTTTAAACATACCAGAGGTAGAATCAACAGTGACATCCCAATTTGTTATCTTCAGGTCTTTAGAAATCTGATGGATACTAGCAGGGTCGACTGTTTTAGATTCCACAGGAGGATCCGTGGGAATCCAAGAAGATATTTCTACATCAGGGTTATCGAGATCCACAGTTTGTCCTTGCAGTGGGCGATCTGACCAAAACTGCACAGAGCGATGAACCTGATCAGAACTAGATCGATCTACTTCTGAGGCGGTCAGAAAGTAGAGAGGAAGGCAATTGGGAGATGAGAGATTGACACCAAACTGGTCACTATAATCCCGAGCGACATTCGCCGCCTCGACACACTCCCCAGATACACCTTTATGTGCCCATAGAAAGGAAGGAAAGGGATCGGATCCGGAACTGGTTCCGGCTGTAAAACCTGGACTGCCTACAGAACTATGTTGAACTAATACCTCGTTACGAATGCCCCAGTTGGCTATGTCGTTACGAAGGAGTGTACTCGCCATGCTTCCTCGCGAGGCAAGCCCTAGGTCAAGGCGATCCACAAACAAGGTTTCGGAAGAAATATTTCGATTGCAATCCGAGAATTCTCCACGTTCACGAGCTAAGTGGATGGATGTTCTATAAGCCCAATGCGAAATACTGAAGAACAGTTCATCAAGGAAAAGCCGGCATAGGTCGTTATTTCCATAAGGGATACCAAGGCGAATCAGCAATTCAGCCAAGCCAAAAGAACCTAGACTGAGGTGACGTCGAGGATGAGTGCATACGGAATCTAGAAAATGAACAGCTGTTTCTATTACATGCTGCAGTTCCAGCCACTTCACTTTCTGGCAAACCTCAACAACCTGATGTTCTACCACAGAGGAACTACAGGTAAAAAACGTCTCAGGTCCGAACTTAGAGAGGTTCAAATAGCCACAGGATTCTTTGGTATCTAGGATATCCTTGGCAGGAAAAAACAAACCACTATCAAGGATTTCCCTATAGAGTGCCTCTTCCGAGGCAAGAGCCGGCATATCCCAAGTGCACAAACCCCTTGAAAGAGCAGGGTTTACCGCCCAGTCAGAGGAGAAACCCTGGGCTTCAGACCTAGAAGACACTAAAAGTGACATAAGTCTGGAGAGATCTTTGTAGCCTAATAAATCAGTCATAATACTTTCTAAGTTATCAGGAGCACTTAGACGACCCACAGGTCATACAAGTGACACAACCCTGCTGATACGACAGCTCGGTGGACTTGCACTCTTTACAGTGCTTTTCTGAAGTAGTTTTAGTTCCATCTGGAATGTAATGCTTGCTGAGCACTCTGGCGATGACAGTGCTAAAGGACCACATATCGCTGTGTTTGTCTTTACGCAGCTGCTCCACTAGGAACTTTACGGGAACACCATGCCTAAGAGCAAGAGAAATCGTACGTGTGAAGGCGCCGTAGATTGGATTATCGAATACCGTGACAATGTCCTTAATGACAAGCTGGTCATCGTCCCCGATGGGGATTTCTAGGTTATACAGAGAAATACCATCTGCATTCTTGCCGTTCTTAACTAGGCGACCTTCTTTGACACGCTTCGGAATCTCTACATTCAAGGAGAGACCGCAGAACAATTCGTAAGGACGATCATCGAGCCTACCTACTACTACAAGGTAGGACTCGCCCTTAACGTTAGCACGATGTATATCACAAGGAAGAACCTTGGGTCGCTTGGGAGCATGAGTGTCTACAATAATAATTTCTTTGGCGGCTTCCTCGCTAAACATCACACCATCACGACTACCTTCTCGGTAGATCGTTACGCCCTTACAACCACTTTCCCAGCCTCGCATGTAGATCTGCTTGACGGTATCAACGGTGGTTTCCTTTGGAATATTTGTAGTATTCGAAATAGAATGGCAAATCCACTTCTGAGCTGCCGCCTGGATATCAATCTTTTTGACCCAGTCAATGTCCTCAGAGGTAGCTTTCCAGTAGGGGGATTCCTCAATATTCACATTGCCAGTAACTTCCATCCACGTCTTTACGCCATGATGGAACACTGTGTAATGCTGCCACTTGTCCCCAAGCTCATCAACGAAATCAATCTTAGCGTCCTGATCGTTAGGATTGTGTTTCTTCCTTCTAGTATAGGCGAGCTTGAAAACAGGCTCACAACCCGAAGTAGACTGTGTCAAAATAGAAACACTACCCGCAGGGGCTGTTGTAGTTAGCCCGATGTTGCGTCGTCCATAGAGAAGGTAACGACCTTCAAGTGCCTGGTCTTCAGCCATAATTTGGCGAAGAAAGGGATGATTACGTTCAATTTTGAGATCAAAGGCAGGAAAAGCACCTCGCTCTTCCGCCATCTGAACCGAGGAACGATAAGCTCCCATAGCAAGAGCCCGGTAGATATCATGGGTAGCTGTTACGGATTCATCAGAACCATAACGAATACCCAAAGCAGCTAAAGCATCCCCCAGTGCTGTAATACCCAGACCTGTTCTGCGTCCTCGAACAGCAGAGTTTCTGATTTTATTCCATAGAGTAACTTCAAGACTCTTGACATCCTCAGGCTCTGGGTCCTGCTCGACTTTAGCAAGAATGCGATCAATGCACTCAAGCTCTAGGTCAATCATGTTATCCATAAGACGTTGTGCCTTCTGCACGACACAATCAAACCTAGAGTAATTAAAACGAGCTTTAGACGTAAACGGGTCATCCACAAACCGATACAAATTGACCAACATTAGCCGGCAGCTGTCATTGGAATTTAATGTGATCTCGCCGCATTGGCGTGACACTGTAAAAAGTGCGGCAGGAGTGGAAAACCCGTCCAAACTTTCCTCACCAAGAGCCATACAAAGGTTGTGAAAGTTATCTACTGTTCCATTGTAAACATCTTCAGTACCTACATATTCCACACTAACCACCCGATGATTGTAGGTGGCAGCAGTAGATTTAACGTCAGCCCAATCACGAAAACCAAATTTAGTTCCAGTACGATATGAAAAACCAAGAGAGTGACAACGAGATTCCAATTCCTTTTGATAAGGATCTCGACCTAACTCCAAACGAAGTTGAGTAAAAGTATCAAGAATAGCGGTCTTGGATTTTTCAGCTTTAGCTTGATAAGTGGTGTGTAAAGAAGCCGTTCGATTGACATTAGCAGAAGTTTTACTATTAGCATAGTAATTAGAACAGCTAATAGAGCAAAAGCAGCCTTCACGTTTAGAGTAGGACGAAACAAAGGAAGAACCACAGTGCTCGCAACAACGCTCAACAGTTACTTCATTATCAATAATGTCTGCAGTATACCCTTGTTCTAGAGCCTTCGTCAAGGTACGGTGCAGACGTGGGTCTAAGGAAGGATAAGTAATACCACACTCAGTAGCTGCCCAAATTGATAGATCATAGAAAGAGCCGAGAGTAGAACTTCTCCAACAAGAAAAACTTTGGGGAAGATTATTTTCTTTTGCATACTTGTACCAAATCTTAATGGACGCACGACAACCCAGGCTTCTAGTCAAAAGAATAACGTGCTGTCTTATGTCTTCATCAGATACTGTCGCGTAAGCATTCCCGTTATCACTACCGCTAGTAGCCAAGGACATTGTCTTTGAATACTGCGCAAATCTCTCAGGGTCAGCTTTGATCTTGAAGATAGGATTTAGATCTCCTTTGATACATTCCGCATGAAGCTGATCATAGTCTCTTTTTTGCATAAGATGCAAGTTTTCTACAGAATTATTGCTAGCGTGGAAATCTGCATGATGTATCACATGACCAGGAGGAACTTTACAATTGTGATGATGCTCCCAAATTAAACGATGCTCTGTTCGCCACCTAGAAGAGTTACAATCCTTAACCCACCAATAATTTTGAGATTGTGTAGCTTTATAATAAGGCAACGCTTCATGAAAACGAGCGGAAACCCTATGAGCTATCCATAACGAGTCCCCATTTTTAAGCTCGTCCACTCTCTTTTCTGAGCCGTCACGCAAAATCATTTTATGATTAGGTGTAGCCTTGAACGAATGTCCCCCTTCAAGTGTCACCTTGTAAACAGGCTGATTATGTCCTGTTAGTCGTGGGTGTCGCATCTTACGAACAGCAATTTTCCCTGTGGCTGTATCCATACAGTACACAGGAACATCAACCTCCGCCGCTGCAAGGTCCTTAATAGGAACGTAACCACGACCGTCAGCCACAGCAATTTTAGTATCTCCAGTTAAACAGGGGTTAGTAGACGTAGATCGGAACTCCGGATACACATCAGCAGGTCCTCTACCAAGGATAGTATCCCAGAAAAGCAAACCAGGTTCTGCACAAACGTGAGCGGCTTCAATTATTTCAGTCCACAATTCCCGTGCATCAACGTCATTAGAAATCTGGTGAGTAGCTTCCTTCTCTACAGGAAAGCGGAGTTGGACAGTGTCTCCATGCTTCACTGCATTCATAAATTCGTCGGTCAAACGAATTGAAATATTAGCTCCAGTGACCTTCTTCTTATCACGCTTGATATTGATGAAGGTACGAATTTCTGGATGATGCACCGACACGGAAAGCATCAAAGCACCACGGCGCCCACCTTGAGCTACTTCCCGGCAGGTATTACTAAAACGCTCCATAAACACACCGATACCATCTGTGGTACTAGCGGCATTGGCTGTAAGGAGTCCTCGGGGACGAATAGTCGAAATATCAAAACCTACACCGCCACGCCGCTTCATCAGCTGGGCTTGTTCTTGGTCGGTCTTCATGATTCCACCATAGGAATCATAAGGTGACTCAATTACAAAGCAGTTCGACAATGACTGAAATTGGTGAATGTTTCCAACGGCAGACATAGGGCTGCCCTGAGGAATCACATCACCCATCCCACGCTGACCTGTGACAGGGTCAAAAGAGGAGAAGAGATCAAAGATCTCTTCGTAGGACATGGGGTTAGGGTACTTAGATTCTACACGATAGAACTCTCTAGCGAGACGTTCGTGCATAGCAGTAGGGGTAAGCTCTGTATAAGCACCAGAGGGTAACTTCAGTGCATACTTACCAGCGAATACTTCAGCCGCTAACTGGTCATTATCGAAATAGGCAAGAGACGCATTACGAACGTCGTCGTAGGTCAAGTTCTCACTCTTTGTCATTACACGAAAACTCCAAGGTCAATTTACGATTGAAAACGTTTAGATAACTCCACCATACGCGGTGTACCGGTTAGGCAGGCACAAGTAAAGATCACATTCTGTACTGCAGTCATTGTGAAGCGTTTGCCTTTACAAACAGGACACACAACTGGTAATTTTTCGCCTTTAGTATTACTATTGAGAGCCAATTTACAGTTTCTTCCCAGAAGTAAATTCCGCAAATATGGTGTGTAAAAGCACATAATGATTTAGCATTTACAATCCTACGGTAAGGAGTACCGTTACAACCATTTTCGTAATGATTTCGTCAGCAGTTCAAGATAATACAGAGTGAGTTGGTAGGTGGAATCTACAGATTCTTCAGTATCCATAGTTGTTACAGCTGAAAATAATTCGTCTTGTGCTTTTTTATACAAAACTTCGTCTATTTTGTACAAGTGAAGAAGCTTAAAATAGCTTCCTACTACAAAAGTTATTACATGAACCTTATCACTATAAGTCATGTCCTCTGACAACATAAAAACCTTAAATTTCCTAATTACTAAAGTTAGATGGGTTGCCAGTTCAACGGTTGCCGCCTTATTGATAGAAGCCACTGTTCTCATATCTTTACAGCTGCTCCATCGGATAAATTAAGTTTCTTGGCAAGGTCTGGACGAAAGCAGATAGGGGTATAGATACAATACTTTTCCTCCCCTTCTTTCTGGTTATTACATATGCCTTCAGGGAGGACCTTGAGACGCACACAATCCTTACCAAACTCGTGAGCTTGAACCTGCCCATCCAAAGTAGTTTTGATGGCAGGGACTACGAAAATCTTACGAACATTAGGATTTTCTCGTGAAATGTAAAGCATGGCAATCTTATCAAGATTCCAGCCATACATTCTGTTGAGAGCTGTTGCGTAGACACTAGCCTGAAGAGACCACTCGTACCAGATAGGTTCGGTCATTTCTTCAATTCGCCTAGTGCTCTTTGACTTTATCTCAAGTACAGCATTATATTCAGGTATAACACCGTCAATAAAGCCACCGATACCATTCATAGCCTTATCAATACGGTATTCTCTGTAATGAGGCCACTTGCCACAGACCAAGCACTTGGAGGCTTTTCTGTTCTTTAAAACTAAACCACAGCACTTCCAGTCACCAAACAATAAACCAGCTTTACCCAAGTGTTGCTGCGTCACAGCATGGATTACATGTCCCTGCTGGGTATAGAATTCACCAGAGTAACCCCAGGACTGACAGGCTTGGATGTCTTCAGTAGCATGATGGTATATTACATAACGGCGAGGGCAGAATGGTAGAGTACTAGGACTAAACTTATCCTTGTATCGGCTAATATCGACAAAGTTGAAAGCTTCTCGAATAGCATGATCTAAGGTTTTTGGTTTCAGTTCCATTTATACGCTCACATGATTCTTAAGCCAGGAAAGCTGGTCAAGGGCTAAAGAGCCAGGATCCGTGCCTTCAGGCAAGACAATGTTATCAACATGATTGAAATAAACAGTGCCTTTAGAGTCCCCAACAAGCGAGCCAAAAGATTCTGTGCCTTGAAATAGATTTTTGGCAGCTAGGCGCCCAGCGCTATCTCCATCCATACAGACATAGACGTTATCAATGCCTAGAGTCATAAGAAGAGTACGTTTGTCATCTGACCAGTTGTTTGTTCCCATCAGGCAAAGAGCAGGAATCCCGAACTGAACCAATACAAGAGCATCGATTTGACCCTCAACCAAAACAATTGTTTTTGGTCGCATAGCTGCTACGTAATCAAACGGGAATAGAATTTTACGAGCCTTAGCCCAGGGTGCGTTGTAATACTTTTGAGTAGTATTATCATCAAGACGCCTACCCGTATATCCCACAAGCTCCCTTTTCTGCATAAAAGGGAGCAGGATTCTATTGGTAGTGTATCCATTTCTCAGGTTACGCTGACGCCAGTACTGCGCATTGATGGAAGTTAGAAAAGAAACGGATAGACCACGCCAGGGTTGATTCGTATAGTCAGCCCATGGGATAATATTATCTGGTAACTTCCCTGCGTCCGAAGATTCCTCCTCCTCTTCCGCTATAAGCTGAGCATGTACATGATCTACCAGATCTATACCACTTGTGTAGCTTTCTTTGGAATAACCGTGACCACCTTTGAGGGTTTGGAGTCCTAGATTCTTAGCAACAGAATCCCAGGAACCTTTCCAGTCACAAACCCAACAATGAGCCCGCCTACCGTCTTTAGTAATCTCGAGCTTCATTTTCAGTCCATCTTCTAATGAAGGACAGGCTGGGTTTAGACAAATAGTAACAAAGTCCTTACGTTTTTCGATAAAACGTCGAGCGGACTTCAGCAACTCCTGCCTAATTATGTGTTCGGCTTGTGGATTAGGAGTGAACATACCTAATCATTTACAAGACAAGCAAGCAATTCAGTAGAAAAGGATTTCTCTAGACTAGACCATATAAAGCTAAAGGATTACCGTAATCTCTTGTAGCTCGAACGGGGTCTTGTTGGAATTGTTCTAGAAAAAACTTTTGATTTTGGTTAGGGTTGCCCTCCCAGCTCGGGAGTTCAACTACTAGGTCATTACCTACAGAAGTCCAGTTAAAGTCGTACATATAAGCAGGAGCCACCACATAACGATAGGGTCTTTTAGCACTGGACAACCGTTGGTGTCTCATTACCTGATGAAAGAAAGGAATATCCTTAGCGAAAATCTCACTCATATGCAAATAGGGCATATAGTAACCTCGGTAAGCATAGGTATGTCCCCAAAGATGTATAAGCTTAACCAAAGGTTTATCCTTTCTTTGTGCAGACGCTGCGTAAAAGTTAGTTGTATTACCTACAGTACCTGCTACATGTCTCTGTAGAAAAGGGTCCTGCTCTATAGGTACCCTGACTTCCATCTGCTGATGTTTAGCATCAGCTTGGTAATCAGCTATTTGGAGGCTGAAGGATTCCTCTAGCTTGCAACAGCCAGCTGTCGAGATTACTCTTGAGCTGCCCGTCTACCTGCTGCGCCACGTTCTCAATTACAGGTAGAATAGCTTCAAGCAAGGCATTATGCACGTGGGGAGTAACAAATAACTGAAGTAGTATCATAGGATCTGAGGTATCGAATTTGACATCTAGAGCTATTTTACCTAGTTCAAAGATACCAGTGGGTGTTTCAGTAAAATAGGTGACTATCTTCTCACCGTTTTCAAATGTGACTGTATACTTTACAAGTGTCTCTGCTAGTAACATTTAGAGCTCCAGTTCCAATTCATCAAGAGTGAGACTTGTCATAGCAAATTGAGAAGCCCAGGCATCACGTAGTTTAGACCCATCGTGAAGTGGCGGGTTTGATTGACTAACTCGAAAAGTTGCTGCCCATGTGACACTAGCAGGTTTTTGCGCGTCCTCAGTTACTGTAATAGGACTTTCGGGCTCAAAGAAACCACGAAGTAGTATTGTAGGATAAAGAAGACTGTGATACACAATATTTACGAAGTTTGGTCTCCCACTAGAAAGAATTTTAGGCTCATCCAGAAGAGAGAAAAAATCGTAGTAGTCTAAAAGACCAGGAGGAAGAAAGATAAGAGAAGCTGTGCCATCAGCCCGAACAGCTTCCCTTACAGGCATGATATTACCAGTCTGGAAGGTAAAGGATACAGAAGGGTCATCAAAGAAAGTAGTGCGCTTATTATCCAACCAATAGTGAGCAATATAACCAGTCCTAGTCTGCTGGGTCACACCACGCTGCTGGAAAGTCCAAGTAGTATTCTGGGGACCGGACCAAAACAGAATATACTTACCGCGATCACCAAGCGTGACTTGCTGATCGGTAGTAATTATCATGGGTATAAATTCACGAGAAACACGTTGACCACGAGCGAGCCTTGCAGACTCTATCTCGGAAGTACGATCCGAAAAAGCCCCCAAGGAGGTTAATTGCTGTAGGATCCTGTCAGAGTTGATTACTTCAGTACCCATCAGCAAAACCTCAATAGGAAAAGGAAATAAGACTGTGTTTGAGGCTATAACAGCTACGGATTAATCTTCGTCGGAGTCACCCGACACATCGAGGCTCTGACCACGACGAGCAGCAAATTCCTGCTTAGCGTACTTCTCTACAAGACCCTGGCTATTAGCCACGATGTAGGCAAGATCTGCCTCACTAAGGTCGAGCCCCTCAAGCTCGCTACGAACTTCTCGAGCCTTCTTTTCCCTTGTAGTAAGAGCTGCGACAAGGACCTTGACACGAGCCTGGACATCGCCATCCTCATCATTGTCAGCAATCCCGACATCTTGAGGATCAACAGGCTGCGACAACGAAACGCCAGGGTTCTCCCCAACCACGATAGCATCGTGCTGCTTATGGTAGAGCAAGGCATCGTCCTCGGGACGACCAGTCTCTCGCATCTTTCGAATCTCAGGATTACCGTAATCCAGATACTGATAGGCGCGATCGACATCCTCACGAGCGCGAGGATTAGTCTCGTAATAAGCCTCCGCCTCAGCAGGAGGCACGATCTCAAGAACGCGACGCATGATCAAATCACGGAGGTCACGACTGTTCCGGAGAGTATCGGGAGTAACACGATCCGAAAGGCAGACAGGGTGCTTGACACCAGGGATATCAAGCTTCTGAACGCGACCGGAGCGATCCGTCATCGTGAGGATGATAAGTCCTCGCGGCTTGTGGACGTTACGTACCCAAATTGGCTTATTTTCATCTAGAATTTGATCGATGTGACGAATGCTATAACTCATGAATTAGTCTCCTTAATTAAGTCTTTATCGGAAGTTTCTTTAGTAACTTCTTCCTTAGAAGACTCTTCCTTCAAATCAGGCTGTTGTTTATCGGTCTCAACAATCTTTTCTTCTCGAACTACACCATACCGTATCATACACTACCACTCACCTGCTCTCATCGAGCTTTCTGTTTCATAGACATGCTGTTAGCAGTGGCCTCAACAGACTGTCGCCGGGGCGGAACTCGGCGAAGATACTAATTACTTTGTAAGTTGCTATCGGCAGTTGCCTAGTAACACAGATTTACATCTGTGATAACGAATCTGCGATAAGAAAAGCAATTGTTTTACTTGTCTTTTCTACATCTATAACGCAAAGGAGCTTCTTCTCCCCAGAAACAGGCTTCCAATGAACCAAGTACTCAAAACGAATATCAAATTTCTGCAGGGTCAGCGATCCTATCTTCGTCTCTGTAATCCTGGAAAATACATCAAACTCTACAGGAGACTTAAAGAGAATCAGCTTACCTATACTGTCTTTTACAAGTTTGTGGTTAATAAGCGACTCTATGTCGGGAAGCTTAGAAGCTAAATGCTCCTCAGGAGTTCCACGACAACAAGACATTCTATTTAGTATCCACGTTAGCACTTAGCTGTTTCAACTCCTGCAATCGGGCAGCTGGGGGCTCCAGACCCGAAATCATAGTAAAGACCTTCATCCCAGAGTTAGCACTTTCATAAACACCGTTATGAAGAGTAATTCCTTCATTTCCAATGATACGTCCTAAGCTGTGGAAAGCTGAATCAAGATGTTCCATAGGAAGCTCGGCAAGAACATCATCGTGAGCTACAATAATAGCCCCTGCCATATCAGCCTTGGTTAGATCAAAACCATCAGCCAGAAGAGTACCTGCCAAGTTCTGACGAATAGCTTTACTGATATCTTCCTTGGAGTCCCATTTCTCCACAGAAGTCATACCGAAGATAAGAATGCCGTTCCGGAGAATAGAACGAAAATCAGAACGGTCAAAAGTACTGTACTCGCTATTCTGAGCTGCCAGAATATTGAATGTATGAAGCACAGAAGCGAAATTCTGATTGGCAACCTTCCAGAAGTTCTTCACGGAAAGCCCAGGCAAAATAGAATGAATCTTAGCATTATCAACAAGAATTAAAGTCTTGATATCACCACGGTCACAAAGCTCGATAGCTTCTTCCAAAGCTTTGAGCGCATTTGCCTGGACGCGTGCACCTTCTGAGCGTTTTGGCATAGTCATAATAACGCCAACTTTTCGCTCAGTAGTCGACTCAATCTGAGTCGTACTCAAATATTCCTTCAACGCCCGTAAAGCAACAGACCAAGAGCCTGTACCAGAACCACCACCAGCACCAACACACAAAAAGGCTTGCTCTACATCCTGACCATACACCCGGAGAAGCATCTCCATAATGTCTTCAAATGATTCCTCAGCCGCAAGTCTTCCTTGTTCTGGGTCTTTTCCAGCACCACCGCGATCTTTACCAATAACCAATTTATTTGGAATTGAAAGACTTGCAAGGTCCTGGTCTGTCGTATTCAGAGCACAGACGCGAACGTAGCCAAGGTCATGAAAAGCTTGAGCAACACGACCACCGCCCTGACCAACGCCAAGAAAAGCCATCTTCAAGGCAGAAACAAATTGATCTTTAATCACAACTGTATCAAACTTAGGCTGTTCAGCTGCTTTAAACTCGGGTAATTCGATTGCCATAGGTGACCTCTTCGTGGAAGATTGGGGAACAGTCTGTTCTAATTTTACAGGAACAATAGTACTTTCGGCATAAGAGGGAACTACTTTATAGTTCTCTATGCCAGGTAAAGGCGTTCCAAAACGCAATGTCCCTTTTACATTTGTCAAGAAACAAATCTCAAGATTTTTTCAAAAAATTGTACAAATCAGCAGGAGTAATAGAGGAGGGTTCCAGATCAGCAGAACCCGGATAATCGCCTGCTTTAAGCATAATTACTATAGCTTCGGAGCAAAAAATGGCTTTAGTATTGAATGGATTACTCCATTTAAGCCGCAACCAACGACCTAACAAAACAAAAATCGTACCAAAAACACCAAAGTAGTCATACCTACGACCTAACCACTGAGTGGCTTTCTGGATAGCTGATTCTTTTAAATTATCAAGTGGGATAATGTATACAATTTTATGTTTCTTATCAAAAGAAGACAAAGTCACCAGTTGAAAGCCACCAGGCACAGCTTCAAGAACCATATCTATACCAAGAAAAGAATTACGAAGAATGAGGAATGCGTGACTAACAGTGCTACGGGTAAAAAACCGTATAACTTTCGAACCTATATTTCGACTTCGAGAAAAGCCAATACTTACCTGGACTGTCATTTTAAGTTCTCCAATGATCCAAAGCGTACCAAATAAACAAGACACCAACGACGCAAGTCAAAGGGTCACTAACCCACGCATTCAGCCAGGACTCGGGTGTAAGCCAAATGTCAGGCTTCCGAGGCTCCATAATTCTCTCAAAAACTTCCCAAGCGAAAGCTAGGAACAAACAGAGACCCATAGAAAACCAGCGGTTCCACTGGAAGGACCACGTGATAGAGCCAAAATAGATCCAAAAGCTGATGTGGACAATAGTCCAAACATCAACAAAAGTTCGACCAGTCTTAATAGGAAAAAGCCAATCCATCATTCACTCTCCGATCTACAATAAAAGGTTGCGGTAGCCATATAACCAACAAAAGGTTCATGGTGCTCTAAATATACACGAAGCTCCATACCTTTTGCACTAGATAACGAGACGCTACCCAGGTAGTCCCAATCAAAAGTAGTTACAGCATGATGCTGTGAACGCCAGTTGTCAGGATCGCCTAGGGCTGGGTAGGAAGGATACGAACGAAAAGCATCATTATGAAAGTCAGCCATGGTTTTATACGCCAATCGCTGTAGGCGAATCTTATAACCAATACCATAAGGTATTCCATACGCTGTCATTTGGGCTGATGTCAGGAAGAAGTCTGCGATACCCCAAGCCTCAAATAAAACAGTGTCTCTTGGATCTACATCAGAAGAGAATTGTACCTCAGCAATATCGATCAAAAGTTGTTTACCAGCCAAAGGCTTAACTGTATATATACTATTTATGGCGTAGTGGTACGTTACTTTGATAACATCAGCAACATCTTTTACTGATTCAAAAATAACTTTACCAAGTTCGTAATTAATCGTATAATCTCCACCTGTCCCGTAATGAGGATCCTGTTCAGTCTTCACGACATCATTAACTTTCACTACAACACGAAGGGAGTGTCCGCCGGAACCTAGCAAGTCGTCTTCTTGTGTTATTCTTCCATGATAATTATCTATCACCCGGTTCTGGGCTAGGTTATAAGTGATATGATCTCCGGAGTCTGTAGCTACTTCGTCTACAATACGTGTCGCCGTCTGATACCAAGTACAAGGGTCGGTAAAATCATAAGAAAAGAAATTTGTACGTACATTCTGAGATTTCTCTATAGCGATACGTTGGCGACCATCGGAGGTTTTTGCTGGATTAACAAGCAACTGACCGACACCCACGATATAAGCGATAGCCTCATCTTCACTAACGATCTGGATAGATGTACGATCCTCTAACCAAGCGGTAAAATCAGTAGTATCCACATCGGATACGTAAGTTACATAAAAGTACTCCAAATTTCCGGCATACAGATGAAAAGTTTGGTCATCAACAGGTTGTTTATAAACTACCCAGTGATGATTAGCGTTCAAAACTAGCTTCCAGGTAGTATAAGGTATGTATAATCTACGCATTTTGCCTCAAGAATCGTAGTAATCAAAGGAACCACGGAAAATATTGGAAGTTCCAGAAACTGGAGTTACATACATGACAATTCTAGCAGGACCAGGTACCTTAATGTATGATCCGTAGTTACGAGGAACTTGGCTGGACTGACCATGCAACGTCAAGAAATCACCAACCTGCTTTTCTGGCTGGTTTGCCACTGGTAGACTACGAACTTTCAGAACAAAAACAGAGCCGTTACCAGCTACAGTTGAGTTACTACCAATTAAAGTACCTGTTACGCTGCATACTAGACCTGAAGCCACATAATGATGTGCCCAAAAAGTTTGATTATTGGTGGCTGCTATGGTGCCTACAGCGGTCCCACCACCAGCAGCTCCTGTAAATAGAGTAATAATCCCAACATTGGATCCGGTACTACCAACAGTTAAGACCTCCATTTTTTCAATAAAACATTTCGTAGTAGTAACTAGATTAACAGCAGTTGTACCGTTGAGGGTTACATCTTCAGTGCCTACAGTGGTACCTGTAGCATCCATCCAAGTAATTCTAACCTGGCGAGCGCCCGTACCAGCAGAAGAATCGTTTGCACTCGAGGAAACGATAGAACCGGTAAAATTAGCTGCAGGCTCTGTATAAGAAGTACGCCTAACAGCAGCTTGAGCTGTGGAAGCTAGGGAAGGGTCTCCAAACGCAATTCCTGGAATAGAATTTTCCGGAGCAGAGGTGACGGGGATAGCTAACTGATTAGGAGACAAAACAACTACAAGAGCCTTATCTGAAGCAACTGGAGCCGTACTTGCAGGTTTGACCGATACAGGACCAGTAGTGCCATCAGACAACTGATTGAAAATCGAACGGGCAACGCTATCACCCGTAGGCAATGTGTTGGTTCCGTCAGTTATACGAACAGGCCAGTACCCGGACAAAGAAGCAGCGGTGCCTTGGTTCGCGGTAACCGTACCGTCCACAGTAAGAGATCCACCATTGTCCGTAACGGGTATAGCAGTCTGATTACTAGCAAGTACAACAGGAGAACTTGCCGCCATAACAGCCTGACCAGCAGATAAGGTCTTAGTATTAATAGCAGACAGGGTTGTTTCGGTTGCAGCTCCTGATGGAAGCGGTAACGACGCAGCAGAAATTGGGATAGTATTATTAGGACTGATAGCAACTACAAGAGCGGGGTCCGCTGCTACTGCTGCTGTAGAGGCAGCTTTGATCGTAGCTGTATTGGTGCCATCTGTGATCTTTTCAAAGATAGCCCTACCAACAGCATCCCCCGTTGGCATTGTATTAGTGCCATCTGTTACTCTAACAGGCCAATACCCAGCAAGAGAAGCGGCAGTGCCCTGAGTAGCAGTAACAGTACCATCTACAGTAAGCGATCCGCCGTTATCAGTAACAGGAATAGCAGTCTGATTACTAGCAATAACAACAGGGGAGGAGGATGCCATAGCTGCTTGACCCGCAGCTAAAGTCTTCGTATTAATAGAAGATAATGTAGTTTCCGTAGCCGCACCTGTTGGAAGCGGAAGAGAAGCCGCAGAAACAGGCTGTGTTACACTGGAACCATCAACTCGAAGCCCGCCAGCGGTATTTAAAGAAAGTGAACTTAGTTGTCCAGTTGTATAAGAGGGAGCCGCCGTAGTGACAGAGCCACCAATAGAAGTTGCTTGAGCTGGTGGAGAGGAACCCGTAGCACTAACGCTAGGATTACTAGCCACAATTGGAGTATTAGGAGAAATAGCAACAACAAGAGCGGTATCAGCCGCCACCGCTGCTGTAGAAGCTGATTTTACCGTAGCTGTATTAGTACCATCATTAATCTTGGTTGTTTGATTACCAAGAGTAGTTTGGTTCGCAGAAGTTGCAGCACCTGTAGGCAGAGGAAGGGATGTCGCTGAAATTGGTTGAGTTGTTGTCCCGGTTGGGTCTACTCTTAAAGGATCTGACGAAGTACCAGCTTCAACAGAACCGCCAGAGGCACTTTTACGAAGAATTGTACCTAAAATAAACTGAGTACCTGCACCAGAATCCGCATCAAATACCCTAGCGGCCTGTAGATTAGTTCCATCAGAACCACCAACCTGAGTAGAAGAGGTTGGAATAGATGTATTATTGGATCCAACGGAAGGGTTTGTTGCAGTAATTGAGCTGTTAGGACTAATTGCTACAACAAGAGCAGGGTCTGACGCGACAGGAGCAGTACTAGCCGCCTTAACCGCTGCGATATTTGTTCCATCCGTAATCTTCTCAAAGAGTGCTCGACCAGCAGTATCTCCAGTTGGCATTGTATTAGTGCCATCTGTTACTCTAACAGGCCAATACCCGGACAAAGAAGCAGCTGTACCTTGAATAGTTGTAACTGTACCGTCAATAGTAAGCGATCCGCCATTGTCTGTAACTGAGATTGCGGTCTGATTACTCGCAATTACAACAGGATAACTCGCAGACATAACAGCTTGACCCGAAACGAGCGTCTTTGTATCAATAGAAGCAAGCGTTGTCTGCGTCGCTGCGCCTGCTGGAAGCGGTAAAGATGTAACACTAACAGGCTGGGTAGTGGTTCCAGTAGGATCAATTCGAAGGGGGTGCGTATTATCCCCCAAGAAATCTGTATTATTAGGACTAAGTATTTTGCCGTTAGCATCGACAGTACCGCTGGTAACAGTGACCGTTCCGCTTGTAACATTGACATTCTGTGGGTCATCTGGTAAAGCTATACCAGAATGATCACCTAAAATACTCCCACCAGAAGCTGGTGAATTAGGAGTTTGCGATGACAAACCATCTAAAGTATTCTTCTCTCCGCTAGCAAGAGGATCTTTGAACCAAATTGTAAGACTATCATCCCCTGGGGCTGTGATACCACCAGCAACGTAATCAATTTGAGTTACAATAGAACTTAATTCTATTTCACGACGTAACCTAGCAACACTAACTAATCCAGAAGGGACATCGGTGCTGATTGTATATACGTAACTAGTAGGCGTAGGCATAAATCCTCAGTTATCAATCAGCCAAAGCGTTAGGTATACATCTTGAATGCCTGCACTACCTGAACCGCCAGCAAAGCGGTAGTCTACCGTAAAGGTATGTACGCCGGATAACGCGACTTGCACGCTATGACCCGAATTGCTGAATTGGGAGCCTGCTGTACTCGCTTTATTAACTACTAAAAATAGATTGGTGGCGCCATCTTTACGTACACGGCTTTCGACCTGCGTATTATTATTCGATCCATTCGTGATGTAGGACCAAAATAGAATGTAATCGCCGACAGGCAAGCTCGTAGTCGTCAACGTTAATTTAGTAATAAAGGTAGCGCTCGTAGTGGTACTCAGCACCAAGGAATTTACACGATTTAACTCAGCAGCTACACCGGCTACAACAGTAACCAGGTTCCAATTTCCTGCTCCATCCGACTGCATCATACGACCCGCAGGAGCGGCGCCAGAACTTAGGTTTTGTGCAGTAATAGGTTGAATGCCTCCTACATAATGCTGAGAGGCATGCGCAGTGGCTTGAGTATCCAAATCCTTTAAAACAGCTTGAGCAGTACTATTTGCGGAAGCTACGAAAGTCGAGGTGTCCACACCGACACGAAGAGCACCGGACTTGTTTCTAAAAGCGGCTGTTCCTCCTGTGGAGGTAGCGATAGCTTCAACAACATCAAGAGATTGATCAGTGAGAACGTTGGCTACGGTGTAGGTCCCGTTGGCACCCGAAGTACCAGTGAGAACAACTTTATCCCCAACTTCAACAGGGTCATCTCCATAAATCAGACTTACAGAGCCTGGAAAGAGGATGACTTTTGTGCCGGAGGTAGTGGAAGTAACAGTGTTTCCAGTGCGATAAGAAGTTACACCCGTAGCTGCTAACTCAGTAGAGTCAACAATATCAAGGTCTACAATATCGGCTTTGGATATACCCATTACTTCTTAGGGGATTTACCTGAAGGTATAATACGAACCCCAGGAATATCCGTAGAAACCCCAGATAGTTTCTCCGCAATCTTCTCTACTTGCTTAGTAGTCACTTTTTCTAAAGGCGTTTCAACTACAGCAGTAACAGTTTCGTCAACTTTTTCAGCTTCTTCACGCTCTTTAGCAAGAGCAGCCATCTCTTCCAAACGCCGTACTTCCTGTGTATTGAAAGCTGCTACGATGTTAACAATAAGGTCACCCATGTCATTACAGGCTTTCATACGACCATGCTCCTCACCAATCTGGTGAGTCAGACGTTCTATTTCCCGCTGACTTTTGATCTTGATTCCTTCGATACCATTTAGTATCTGAATCATTTGACCTTGAAAAAGCTCAGGAGTTACGATATCATAAGTAATAGCTTTTGTAAGCTCAGACCTAAGTTCAAGAAGACGCTCTTTGTAATTTTTCTCGTGTTTATTTCCGCGTGGCTCTATTCCAGACATAAAACTCCTTAGAACTTATTATACTTTTTCTCATCTCTAGCCATTCTATTTGCTAAATAGAGACACTGTTCGCAGTACACACCGTGACGATCTTTAGGAAGCAAATGTAAATCCCCGGATATCTGAATGAATCGCATCCGTTGGACTTTACCGTCTCTCTCCATAAATTCGTCAGCGGTGTGACCAGATTTGCACCAGAGATCTTGAGGATAGTCAAGATCGCCTGGATTTATTACTCTCTGAGTTAAGTCAGCTTTAAGCTTTGACATAAGTTAGCAACTATATTTTACAGGATGAAATAGTTAATGTGGTCACCAGAGTTAATCTTCTGGAAAGCCGTGATGGATGTCGTGCTAGTTTCGGTATAATCGTTACCGCTAGTAGAAGGTCCGGGGTCCCGCAGAAGACCGCGCCAGAATACCCAGAGACCAACACCGTTATTGGTGCCGTCAAGAAGGTAGGTATTGCCACCAGGCAATGTATGAGCCGTGCCCGCACTAATTTGAGCAGCCAAACGCTCAATAACACGAGTTACGCTTGCGCTTGAGATAGCAGAGGAAAGTGCCTGCAAGCTGGCGGTGATAGTCTCACCATCCGTAAGATAGGGACCCGTGTAATCACGAATACCAATCTGTTGGTTGATCTTGTTAAGAACCTCTGTTACAGAGGGATTCTGATCAAGACCCGAGAACACGTAGAAGTTGGAAGTATTGGTCAGACCTTCAAGGAAATCATCACCATCAGAAACACCAAGCAAACTGCGGATATCAGAAATATCCTGAGCCACACCAGCGTCACCAACGATACCATTGACTAATGTCCTACGAAGAGCGTTTTCGCTCATAAGGTCAAGACGTTCGCGGAAACCGTAGAACACGTTGACGGAAGTAGGCAGTAGCTTTTCCCAGGTATAAGCAGCGGAACCCGAGAGAGCTGCGCCTTGCGCTACCTTGCGGAAGTGAGCTTCATACGAATCACCATCTACAGCGCCACCACCAAGAGAACGGGCGAAGATACGGAAGCCCGCGTCAGCAGTACCACCAGACATACCAACCACAATGAAACCAGCGTCAACGACAGTTTCAGTAATGGTTACGTTACCAGCCGTGCCTGGATTAGTATTAAGAAGTTCAACGATAGCGCCGCCGCCTGTTGAAGCATTGATATTCAGTACAGGGGCACTGTTGACAGCTGCGATGATGGTAGCTGCGACAGTGGCAGCTGAATCACCGCCAGCAAAGGTAATAGCACGAAGAGTATTCGACTGCACAACTGAGGCGTTACTATCAAATTCAAAAGTAACGGCAGGATTTGTGCCATCACTAAGAACGAAAACTTCACCGTCAAGAAGAGCAGCACCAGCGACGGCAGTGATTCGACCCACAGCACGCCCATCAACCGTAAGAGCTTGACCCGTTGAAGGATTGATTAACTCAATGTAAGTTGCCTCATGATCGCCAGCGTCAGCGCCATCGAAAACCGGCACACCTGTTCTATCGACAGCATCTGCCCAAGGCAAGTTACCAGCACTAGAAACAGTTACGTTAGTATTACCATGAGCCACAGCCTGAGCAAGGAACAAACGAGTATTGACCAAAGCCTTAGCGTCCGTGGTCTTACTGGCAATATTCGTAAGATTAGCAGGTACCGCAGTACCTACCGCAGTAGGACGCTCATACGTAGGAACAGAATCTGTATGTGAAGCAGTACCCTTAATTAACTTGCGATCCGTACGGACAAAGTTGATGTCATCTTCCAACGAATAAGGATCTCGAACAGAGTAGGTACCAGTGAAAGCTTCGGCTACACCGGAAGCATTCTGATACGTAATGACCGTACCGCTGGTGAATGCCGAAATAAGGAACGAACCATTGTTAGCGCCAGTGGTAGCACCAGCTATTGTAATAAAACGACCTACATCAGCGGCTGTAAAGGTGGCACCTGCATCCGTAAGGGTCATATTTGGTGCGGTACCGCCGATGGTATCACCAGTACCGGTAGCAGTTGTGGCACCAAAACTAGAACTCTCATCCGTGAGAGTACGAGTATTACTTGGATTAATACTGCCCTTAATATCAATCTGTTGATCAAGGGCATTAGGTCTAACTGGCATTGACGTCTCCTATAGTTTAATTGTATTAAGCCAGTAGATAATCTGCTTCTATTTCAGAAAATTGATTCGGAGTAAAGCCAAGTAAATATACAGAATCGTAACCTGTTCCAGGTCCACCGCTCTCGAATGGATAATACTCACCACCTTCAGACGGTGTTCCTGTCGTAGCTTGTTTCAAGCGACGACCATTATGATGCACAACAATAGTTTCACCTAAAATCAAATCGTGGACAAAAACATCGGGAACTAAGAAAACCTTATTTATGCTATTTCTCAGCCCAAGTAGTGGAATTCCATACTTACGAGAAGCTGCGGTGCAGAGAGTGAGGGTGAGCTGACCAAATAGTAATCCGTGCGTTCTAGATACTACAGAGTTTAAATCCCGAACAGCATCAATATCACCGGAACCAGAAAGTGAATTCGGAAATACACGAGAGCACTTTGTAGCAGAAAGTTGAACAATTTCCCCAGTACCAGAATAAACAGGATGTCCAGAGCTTGTAGCCGCATTAATAATGGAGTTTTCTAGTACAATTTCGGCTAGACCTGTGGACCCGGATAACTTAGATAATAAATGCCCAGTAGATAACATTGTAACTTTGCTATGGATTAGATGAACCAAACCATTAGAAACACCAACAACAGAGACAAGATCTCCACTAGTATCACATAACAAATTTATGTTTTGAATTCTAAGAGTTCGCCCTATAATAGCTACACCATTATCAAAAATTACTGTAGGCTGTGAGCTTCCAAGCCCCTGAATAAAAACACCACGAAGGTCGTAAGTTCCGGAAGGTATATGAATAGCACTACCAGGATCCAGAGAATCATCAATAATTACAATGCCTCCACCGCTAGCTACTAGTCTGGTATACAAGGTTGCCCAATCAGCAAAAACTATATTATCAGGATATACAGTTGTTGCCATAGGACGTAAAATAAAGATGCCTGAAGCACCAGAAGCCCCTGGTACAGCGCTAATAGCCTCCGCTATGAACCGCTTAATGTCGGCAAGAGTCACATATTCGGCGTCGTCATCTTCAATTTCAGGAGTATTGAAGACGTTGAATTCTATTTTGTGCTGCTCTTGTAATAATACTAAGGAGGTTCTAAGAGCCTCTACCTCTGCCACGCGAACAAAGATCGTCCTTGTGCTGTCAGGGAGTACAATTCCCAAGACACCATCAAATGCGATCAGGTCCAATGTTAGGTTTTTGACTCTTAACCACGGCATGTATGGAGCAATTTCAAGGTCAACTACGGAGTAACGTCAACGAACGATAAGTCGCGCGCAATGCTCCCTCTGTAGCCTTCCAATAGATTGCAACAATGTCTCCCGCTTCCAGGGACAGGCATGCAGTCGTAAATACGCTAGTAGAGTCTTCTTGGGTGCGCACCCAAGAGCGTTCTGAGCCCTCGAGTATGGTATCAGCAAACCCCCCACCAAAACGACCTAGACATATTTTACCCTTAGAAGAAACGGGACTGTAGAGCCCAATTTCTCCCAATACCAACCAGCGACCGGAAGAAGGTATCACTAGTTGTAAGCCATTAACAGGAGCATATGTCTGGTGAGATTGAGAGACAGCATTCTGTGCATCTGCACGAAATGCCATAGGCTGTGGAGGTGTTGTTTGAAGGTGCAGTAGCGTTTTTTCGCAATCTACAAGCTTTTCAGCTAGAAGTTGAGTTACAACTACTTGAGAGGCTAAAGCGTCATCCAGCGTAGAAACACGAGAAAACAAAGCTGCTACGGAATCTTTGGATGCGTCAAGACTGGATTGAAGCTTCTCGACACCAGGAGATGTCATCGTTAGAGCATTACGAGGAGAAACAGGAGAAACAAGATCTGAGTGGACCGTGTAAGAAATAATACCCTTAGTTTTAAGAGAGTCCAAAAGAGGCTTTAGTGCCTCGAATTCGATAGCAGTAAGCTCAACTTCTTGGGTAGCCCGCCGACCTAAGTTCGGTACGCGACTAGTCAAAGGAATTTCCGCTACTGTATTGTTTACCAAAGTAATTTTCACACTAAGCACCTACAGTAGAAGGAGATGAGACTACCTAAACTAATTACTTAGTTACTTAGCAACCCAGCCCGTATTACCAACGCCGGTTTCTTTGACGTACAGAGTCGTACCAGCGCCGCCATTCGTACGAAGGAAAAGACAACCAACAGGAGCCGTGACAGCAGCTTCAGGCGTACCAGCACCAACAAAGATCTTGGCAGCACCCAACGTAAGAGGAGAAGCAAAAGAAGCAGTCAAGGAACCGTTCTCAAGCTGTTCCTTCATCACACCCTCAGCCGCATCATCGACGGCTGAAGTATTTGCTGCTACTGACCAAGTCAAAAGATTAGCAGCAGCTAGGCTAACCAGCATAGGGCGAGCATCCTCAAGAGCTGCCGTATTAAGCTCGACAGTTCGCGAAGCACCACCAGCCAAAATGCCAATCGAGGCACTGACAGGAAGTTCCGCACTTGTTCTATTTGTTACAGTTACCAACATGATACCACCTAGTATGTAGAGAATGACCGGTTAAATTAGCAGCTCAGAATACATTTACTCCAAGACAAAAGTCTTTTACCAGACAATCACCAAAAAGCTACGAAATTGAACCTTTCGGAAGTTAAATAAAGCTTACAGTAAGCCAATTCTCGAAAGAAGAGGAAGTATTTGCCCTGTCCCAGCAGGACCTCGAAACACAGGAACAACAACACTAGAAAGACCGTAATCATAAGGACGAGTAGCAAGAGAACCCACACTGTTTCTACGAAGAAGATTTCTCTTGACTTTTGGAAGCTCTGTACGGATATATTCACCTAAACGACTGATGGCACTTTCGTAAGTACCAGTACGATCAGTATCAAGAGTAATAGTTTGACCCGAAAAGTTGAACTTCAACTCACCTTCAGCGATAAATTGAGCCTGAAGTCCCCACCAAGCAGCAGCGGCTATCAAAAAAGTATCAATTCCAGCCATACTAGAAATTGTACCAAAGCCCCACATAGTGATAGGGTTGAAGGAATTCACGATACCTAGCCCACGAACAAAATATTCGTACATATCAGAATCTGAATAGGCTTGAACGTGACCTTCTTTTTTCTGAACCTTATCCATTAACATACGAAGAGAAGGCTGTAGAAACCAAAATTGTGATTCAGGTACTCGAATTTGTTGAATAAAATGTTGAGATGGTGATATTGGCGTCTCTCTAATAGCCCAAGTGGCTATGTAGCTGCCTACTTGCAGTTCTGAGGTATCTGCATAATACATAATGAAGCCATCAGTATTGACTTTAACAGGGGTATAGGTCTCAACCTGCCCACCAGTATTCATCAAAGTGACAGAAAGTGAGCTAGGTTCCCTAGCCATTTTAAGGAATAAACGCTCAGAAGTGTTTTCAAGAGTGAGGTTGGTATAGGCTCTCTCCTCAGAAGTAGCGACAATATTGTCTATTACAGTGAAAAATTGAGTCTTAGAGACCTGGCGTCCACCAGCAGTAAAGAGAATCCAATCAATACGCCAATTCTGGTCTGTAACGGACAACTCAGCATCTGCTGGAACAAACCAACTATAACGATAGCGACCATCACCCAAAGAAATCGCTACAGCCTGCTGTATTATCTCCTCCGAAGGAGAAACAATACTAACCGAAGGATACTGAGCAGGATCTATCGGAACAAGGGGATCCCCCACCTCATCTAGGAATAGTTGCTCGAAAATGGTATTTACCCCTCGAACAACTTTTTGTGGTGTTATAGCTTGTACCATCCTTATCAAATAACGTTGGGCTACCTGTATAATAGTAATAATTGGCAAGTTACGCTAGCACTCCTTATTTAATAGGAGAATGCCTGTTAAAGGATATAGACCGCCTGACGTAGACAGGGTCACCACCGATACTGACGTGTTGGATGACTTGGTTCAGCGCCATGTGCGCGAAGACCTACTTCCAATGATCGCACAGAAATCTAGAAATGCCCTCAATGTTACACCGGTCTACATTGAGTATTTTCAAAGGCTCAAGACAGGCAGGCGCTGTTCTTGCTTTACTGTAGAAACGGATGCAGGCGGTCAATGTCCAGCCTGCTTTGGTACAGGTATCGTAGGCGGATACACTAAACGTGGTACCAAAACGGAAGTATTTGACGTTACCTACCAAAATGTAGTGGCGGCTAACGTCCAAGCGGATTACAGTAATAGTACAAGACCTGTTTACTGGACCCTGGTGGATACAGCGGTCTATGGAACCCTAGAGTTTACAGTACAGGTTAATAAAAATTGTGGTCTTCTGGACGTTTACGAAATTAGAGACTATCAACCTACAGGCACTCTGATTCAGTACTTTGTGAGGGCAGACGACGAAATCAACTTCGTAGCTATGACCCGAGCAGCACTAGAACAACGGCTAACAACAAGTTTTCTACATTTCAAAATTACAATAAAACGTAATAGTCCGGCAGCACCTCTACCGAAACTACAATTGTTTAGGTTTTCTTATCGGCTGCTTCGTTTGTCTTGTTTGCGTGCGGATATCCCGAGAGTAACAGAAAGCCAAACACTAGAAGAGCTAGGACTCTATCAAAGCTGGACTAATCAGTCATATTTTCTAGACAACACGCTCAAAAACTGCTCAACCGAGGATTTTCTGATAAACCTACAGGATAATACAAGATGGAAGGTAAACGAAGTAAAGGGAAATGCTCCACTGAACATCACCTTGTCGTGGGACCTAACTTGCCGTCTTGTTCTTGATACAGAACCTTATGCACTGGTACCAGCAGGCGTCGTAGATTCGAGTGTTTTGCCTTCTCAATTTATACGTTCTATACAAACTGACAAAGAGATTGTGGAACAGACTCAACTTAATCCTGGGCATTTACGTCTACCTGGGAACAGGGCGGATCAAACTAACGTCAATCAAAGCCCCGTCGCGCCTGGTATTGCAGATGTGGCAAAACCTAGTCGAAATACGTAAACGAGGAAGAAAATGGCGACGATTACTATCAAGATAAATACTGCGACAGTACCGGAAAAAGCGGTTATCGTTCTAGGTGATTATCAACACGTCAAAAATTTGAGTCAGACTGTATCGGTAAACAAACCTCCGGTAGTCAGCACACATCACGGAGTTTCTAGGACACAGGAGTCCTTTATAGGCGGTTTAGTAATCAGTCAGTACGAGCAATCGTACGACCAGGAAATTTTCAAGCGATGGAACTGGGGAATGATCGCCGAACTAGCCACATTGATTGAGAAAAACAAAGTTTCTGTGAAATTAGATGGGGCAGCCCAAACAGCAACCCAAATACGAGCAATGTACACTTCGACGTAAAGCTAAAATATGAAACCTACATACACCGAGAAGAGCATCGAAGGTATTCACTACTTCGCAATGTCAAAGACCGCCGCTGTTTCACAGGTGGTCCTTCGAATTTGTGAACTAGCAATATTGCATCGAGCGCATTTCGGAGATGTCATTCTTGACTTATCCGATGCTAAAGATTCAGATATCCCTTTACTCAATAGAGCTGTAAAGAAGTTGGTAGCGACCAATAGAAAAGTCGTAACCATAGGCAAACAATTTCAAAATATGCCCGTGCATACATCTATACAGTCTGCGGTGTCAGCCTTGAAGGATTAAAGTTTTAATGTAACCAGGAGAAGAGCCTATGGCGTACGTTGTAGTGGATATGGTTAATGATACCGAAGAAATTCTCTGCAGTGATAAATGTTGCGCAAGTTGCAACTGTTCATTAGAGAACTGCACAACCTACGCAGCGGGGGCTTCGCAGATATGCGTCGATTGCGCCAAACAAGAAGCTGCAAAGTATCATGAACATGTGATGCCTAGGCTTGAAACTTACTAAATTTCCTTTAGTTTACTCTTAGCTTAATCTTTGGCTTACCACCTTACACACTAAAGGTGCTCAGCCATGTCTAATACTATTATAGCTCTTGTAAGATGTACAGGATGTGAGGTAGACAGCCTGGCTCGTATCGTTCTTCAAGAACGTGAAGGTCAACCTTTCCGCTGTATTGAGCCTCCTAGACCCTGGCTATATGTATGGGCTGCTACAAGCAGTAAAGAAAAAGATTCAGTCTTCGCATGCTGTCGCTGGTGTGCTCGTGATATTATGGCGGAAATCGTCAACACGACCAATGAAAAGATTGTGTACTCCTGGTGTGAGCAGACACAAGTTAGGGAGCGGTACGAGGTCAAAGATGAATGAGAGTCGTTATATAATTGAAGGATGCGAAAAGTGTATCCAAGGCAGTATAAGCCTAATACACTAGTAATTTCGAGAACCTCCAAGGAAGGAAGGAGGACGGGGTCAATGACTAAAAGCAAAAAGTCGATTAAGAAAACTCTAAATCGACCGAAACGTGTTTTGGGTCTTGACCCCGGTTAAATTTGCACCGTGAACTTTGCATTTAGTTTCTTAGTAGACGGCACACTAGAGGAAACTGGTTGGTTAAAGCCTCAACCGAATGTCACAGATGACGCTGCTTTCCTTAATAACATCATAGAACTAATTCTTAGACTAAAGCCAGATGCCATAATAGCAGAACGCTATATGTTTCGTGGTATACAGAGCATACAAACTGAGCTAATTAGCCAAATGCTGGGACGCATAGCCATTATCACCAGGTATTATCTAGGTCAAGAATTGTATCAGATTACAGCGTCGCAATGGAAAAACTTCTATAAAGTCAAGAAGCTAAAGAACGGTGTATACGACCTGTTCCCAGAAGACACAGAGAGATTTGACCTAATCCACCAAGTGGACGCTGCCTGTATCGCTAAATACGGACAAGAGCGTTGGTGTTTACTAAAATGACAGATTTCAACAAAGAATATCCAGCCTGGTCAGTAAATAAACAAGAAGCCAAGAAAATTGGGGATCGTTTAGGTGTGGACTGGACAAGATTCCCTATCGAAGAGTTTCAAAAAGGGATTGAAATTGAGTTCGAACACGTGACCGACATCGTGGAAGCTGCTCGGATTGCTATTATGCACCTAGTAGAATCTAAAACTTACTACAGGGACTTGGAGAGTGTTGAAAATAAAAAGGTCTCCGAGCACAGAAAAGTTCTCCTTGCCTTTATTAGGCAAGATCGATAGTTAAGCTCACCTACCATGTGTAGGTAGAGTAACGGGGTTGTTAGGCAACCCCAGCCTTTTCACAGCAAGCTAGGCAATAGTGCTGACCTGACGGGTCCTTGCTGTAAAACCGACGTTGAAAAGCGTCCGTTACGGAAACACTCAGCGCCCCGGCAAGTCTGGTTCAAAGAGTGAGACTCTAATGTCTAGGAGGGAATCATATGGAACTATGTAGTCTAGAGGCATGCAACCCCGAGCCGGCAGGTAAGCAGCAAAGTCGAGCCTAATATTCCCTGAAAACTTACAAAGCCCACCAAAAAGGTGGGCTTTCCTAATTCTAGACAACTCGATTGAATTCCTCTTGAAGAGAGGAGATATCCACTCGAATAGGACCGTAGTTTTCAATCATGCGATCCTGAATAACCGATGTTTTTTCACTGAAAGCGGCTAACCAAGTAGGCGCCTTACCCACACGCTTAGTCAAAGCCAGAGAATTATCGGGAACTTCCTCAGGAAATAAATCAGAAAGACCAAAATGCAGATGCTCTTGAAGGAGCCCATTTAGTAATTTAGAGGAGAGACCTAATGCTTCCTCTAAGTTACCTTGGGTGTTATACTTACGAATGGCCCAATTCAAGACCTCTGTAATCTCAACCCCGCACGAAGATTCCAAAGATAGGACATGAACAGGCTTAGAAATCGAACAAGAAATACTACAATACTTATACCCATGATCTTCAATAGGAGCTTCGGTTAATGGTTGTTCACAAACAGAACATACAGAAAAATTCAACAAAGTTACAAAACGAGAATCGATCTCATACCCAGAGGTAGTATCTACCGATTCCTGACGTAAGAATAGCAATGCTTTATTGGTATCCTCGGTAATTTGCTTATGAGGGGTCCCGAGAATCATGCTCAACTCCAAGGTACTGAGCGTATCTACCTTGTGCTTACTCATATAAACTAAAATACAGTTTCGTACTCCTGGGTAGGTAGTGTAAAAAGAACAGTCACGAAGAGCACAATCAGTAATAATAGGCTCACCATGAACTTTACACTTGACGTCTCCGACCTTAGCGCGAGCGGTTTGCCATAAACCTAACTTCTGAAGAGCCGAAACTGCCATATTCTTATCAAATATTGACATAATCTCTAATGATTTAGGCATATTACAAGCACTACAGGCTTGTAATGCTGGTAAACCACTTTGAGAGAGTTCGGATTCTAGCTGATCGCAAGTTGAACTACGTTCGAGTCCGTGCTTACAAGAAGCATCTTTTAGTACAGTCAAAGTATATTTTGATGACATATGCTAGCTTTTACAGTTAATGGTTATATATTTGGGAGGATACCTAACCCTCTTGTCTGTTTATCTAAAGACAATTCGCCGTTTCAGGAACCAGGAGAAAACAATGAGTAATAAGATACTCGAGCGATTCGCGGCGAAGACCGCTAAAGCGGGACTTGCTTCCCGTGGTGATATGTATGTTACGGATGTACAGAGAATTGATAATTCCAAATGCCGAGTGCTTGTTGGTTATTCAAAACTAGCAGGCGGGGTACCAACGATCCCACAGCTGGAGCAATATTTTCAGCAAACTTTCGGCAACAAAGTGATTGCCCAGACTAGTTCGGCTCAAAGCCATGAAGCAGAAGCGGCTATTAGCTTGCTTGTCACTCTGAATACGCCTAGTCGACCACTTTCGGATATGAATGATATGATCCGAGTGTCGGCAACTTCTTTCATGGATGAGAATACGAAGCATCTCTGGCAGGTGGTGGACACAGGCTCCAACAAGTATCTCACTCGCGAAGCGGAAGAGAATGTTGCGGAGATCGTGGAAGCACGTCGTTCGCGTACGAGCAAGAAAGAAGCTCGTTTCGTGAATCTTAAGACAGCGGCTCCCATGGCTATGGCAGGTGATACGGTCAAGTTTATGAGCCCACAGAATGTGGTTCTAATGGGTGAGATTTCTACCATCAGCGACGCCAAGGCTACAATAAAAGCTAACGGAGGCTCTTTCTCTGTGGATCGACAAGCCATTATCCAGGTGGTGGAGCGTGCTTCGAAATCTGTCCAGAGCAACAAGAATATTCTTGAAGACTATTTTACTAAAGCCTACGGCGACCCTGCATTTGCCAAGCAGCTAACGGATAAGCAGTCCCAGGACCTTCACGGTCTTGGTACTACTGTACCAGCTACCCCTTCCGTAAAGGTACCAGGACGCAAAGACGGCGAGTGAAGCAGCAGACGAGAGTTAGGTAATTGAAGAATTGGCCTGTGCCTGAGAAGGCCCAGGTCATTTTTTTTGGAACCAAGTACGATACTGTAAAGGTCTAAGATGTCACAAGAATCATGTGAAATTTGCGAACTGGATATCACGACAGTAGAGCAAGTGAAACAATTATACCAATCTGGACAAGAGCCTGAAGAGATCGGTATAACTTTAGGTATCGACTTTGAGAGCCTTCAGAAGCATTGTCACGCCTGTATTAAACGACCAAGAAGCCAGCAAGAGCGCTATCGAGAGCTAATCGACCAGCTAGAGGAAGATGTCGGGCATGCTCGACAGGCTATGATTAAAAGACCCGATTCTCCCGGATTACAGCAAGGCTACGCTAGAATAGTTACGGAATATCGCGATGCTATTTCTAAAAACGAAGACCTGATTAAACCTGAAGATACGGTTACAGACCTTATAGTTAGGGTTATTAATCCACTGATTCGGGAAACCCTAAAGGGTATCACCGAAGAGATTGCTAAGCTACGAGGCGAGTTACAAGCAGCAGGGATAGCCCCGGACATAGCTGCCAAACTCCTGGAAGAATTTTTCAAGCGGTCTGCGATACGCCTCAAAGCAACAACAACAGGAGCTGTCATAAACATGAATAGCTATTTTGGTGCTGTAGATGACCCGATGAAAAAAGATCGCACAATAGAGAAAACAATTCAGTAAAAGCTGACTGGGGAGCACATGAAATTTCTGAATTTCGACAAAACAATCGACAAAAAGGTCAAAGAAGAGGATTCTAAGAAAGAAGATGCATCTAAGAAAGATGAATCTGAAGAGTCTAAGGATAAAGGCAGAGAAAAAGACGAAAGTTCTGGGGAAGAGGTTAAAGGAGAGCCTGCTAACCAGACTTACAAGACCGATAGCCCCACGGACCTCAGTAGTGATGCTTGTCTGCCTTGGGGCACTTCTCCTTATAATCTCAAGCCTGGTCATGGACAAGCTCTTGTGGATGTACTTCGGCGTGTTGCTTCAGATGTTCGTGAGCTTGCTGGATTAAAGATTGCTAAAGGTTTGGAGGATGGTCCTGCGCCAGCTTCCAGTGAAGTCAATTGGGATCATGCTTTCTCTGTCATTGAGGACACTTTCAAGAAGAACAATCTTCGGCTAGTGAACTTCGAAGATCGGTCACAGCCTGGGTCTATTCCATACTACATCAAGAATACATCAGACGGAATTCTATTTTGGGTTACCCCTAGACCCCACACGGATAAACCAATATACGAAGCCATCAAAGCATTGAAGGCAGCGGGTATTGTTGCTCTACGACGTGAAAGTGGCATTTTGATAATGGCGGCTATGCCCACCCAAGACGGTCACCCTGCTGATGAGGTGGCACGATTTAGCAAAGGAACGCATCTAGAGACCAAAGATCAGCGCGACGGTACCTGGCATAAAGTAGAGATCGAAGGTGTAACTATTCGTTACAAGTTCGATCCTACAAGCAATAGAATGGAAGTCCACTGCCATAGGGGAGACAAGGGTCTCATCAATACAAAAGCAGAGTTCTTATTGAATCATGCCAACTCTCGCCAATTGGCGAAGGTACTCAAGTACCAGGCGGTGCGATTCACCAAGATGTTTGATCCAGCTACCTACGGGCTTCACGCTGAGATGGATCCTTTCCGCTTAAAGAAGCATGTGCTGATTTACTGCGGCAAGGGGAAAACACTAGTGATTGGACCAGACGACCAGGCGTTTCTAGTTACTTCAAAGGGTGAATATCCTCTATGCAAGGAAGAGGGGCGAGTTGCTCTCAACCCAAACCTAACCTTTGTAAAGCTTCAGGATATTAAAACCTTGAAGTTCGTCCATGGGGACATTTGGGTTAAGTTCGGACATCTATTACAGAAACGCGGGTTGCTTGTCTAAAAAAGGTGAAAATTCTCATCTGCTTGATATCGATCTATTAGTTGACAGTATCGTTAATAGCGGCTTATCTCCAGATGTCTTTGAAGTAGAAGTCGACATACCGCGTGCCAGAAACGTGATCGATTTCGCTACAGGTCCAACCTTCCTCAATACGCCTCTCTATGCAAAGCAAGCAGAGCAGGCAGTAAAACTGTTTGCTGAATATTGTCCGGCGTGTTCCAATCCAGATTACGTAGCCAATGTACCTACTGGGGATAGTATATCTCAGTTTCAGGACAATATACAGCTTCTCGATTACAGCATTTGCCCCAAGTGCAAGCGTAACAGAAGAGAGTTATTCACTACTTTTCCTAACGAACTCGTAAGCTGTATTGGGCAGCGAGCTGGTAAGACGGCTCTCACGGGTGGTGTTTTAATTCCCTACCAACTGCACCGTTACTTGAAAATACCCAACCCGGCAAGATACTTAGGTGTAATGCCGAGTACAATGCTGCAGATGACCGTTGTGGCTGTTTCCGCTAAACAGGCTTACGAAACACTGTGGACAGCTATCCATGGACAGATAACAGTAGCTCCCTGGTTCACAATGTACCATCAAGCACTCCGGGATGCGGAGAAAAAGAAGGGTGTAGCTCCAGGTACTCTACTGAGGGTACTGGACTCCTATGTCTGGTATGGTGATAAAAAGATATCAGCTACCTATCAGGCTGCTGATATGAAGACTTTGCGCGGTAGAACTCGAATAATTTGCGCGGTGGACGAATTAAGTTGGTTTAATTCTGCAGATAGCGCTGTGCGCGCAAACGCAGAAGAAACTTACATAGCCCTGTCTAACAGTCTCCGAACCGTGCGCAACAAGACGGATCAATTGTGGGCGGCTGGTGACTACGATGTTCCATCCGCCTACATGTTGAATATCAGTTCTCCTAGGTCACAGTTTGATAAGGTCATGTCCTTGTTAAAGGAAGCAGAGAGAGATCCTCGGAAGGCTGCCTTTCATTATGCAACATGGGAGGCGTCTCCGGAGTACAAAAAAGAAGACTTCAGATCAGAAGAAGTAAACAAACCAGTTACATTCTGGCGAGACTTCGGAGCACAGCCACCATTGGCTGATAGCCCTTTCATGCAGAACAAACATGCTATTAATGCCACAAAAACAGCCAAGACTCCTGTTTTCCAAACCAAACCTAAGTATATCAACGACAAAGCAGGATCTGGTAAGTTTATTGCGGCAGAAGTTGTTTCATGTGATACAGATAAGCAAACCGCTCGTATTATTACATGCGATGCGGGTGAAACCGGAAACTGTTTTGCTATTGCTCTACATCACGTAGAGCGTGAAGACACTGATGTCAAAATGATTCTTGACGGTGTGGTCTCTGTAGCTCCAGAGACTGTTCAAGACTCGGATGTTGTGGTATCCATACATTTCCCGACCATGTTTGAGATCATATTGAAACTTTGTAAACACTTCAATATAAAGTATGTAGTATTCGACAGATGGAACTCTTCAGGGGAGGTCCAGCGTCTCCGTGACCTTAAGGTTGTAGCAGAGCAATACAGTCCAAAATTCCAGGATTTCCAGGACTTCCGCAATACAGTGAACTCTGAAAACTACAAGATGCCTAAGTGGGAATATGAGAACTTAGAAGACTTGGACATTACCAACTCAAGCCAGTTGAAAAACGCTCCATACACCCACTTTGCATTACAAATGGCTACAGTACGCGAAGTAGGCAAAAAGGTACTCAAACCAGAGGCTGGTGATGACGACATGTTCAGAGCAGTTATTCTGGCTAGTCGTTACTTGATTACGTACAGAGAAGATTTCCTTAAAGCTGGTTTAGGTACGGCGAGCAGACCATTAGGATCCCTTGGCGTGGTTATCGGAAAAACGACAGCAGCGGGATACAAGGGGTCCGGAGGTCCTGTAGACTCTAAGCTAGGGAACGTAAAGAAAAGGACGCCTTTCTAATGGACCGTCGTAAAATCGAAGCTATCGCTAAAGGTCTCGAGCGTGTAGCAGCAATGTGGACAATGCCTTCTTTAGAGGAAGAGCAGGACGAGCTAGTGCGGACGGCAAGAGAGCTTGATATACCACTGCTGCAGCTAAAGCATGGCTTCGGTAAAGCCAAGCTAGCCCTGCTGACCAATAAAGACTGGAAACGCTTAGAGAATACAGATTCCTGGAAAGTGAAAACGCTAAATCAGGCTCGAAAGTTAGCTAAAAGCTATGGTAAGGACATAAGTCCTGTGCTAGAAGCTTTTCATACAGGACATAGCTTACCAGCCCCAATCGTGCTAGAGTACAAGGACAAGCTTATCCTGATAGCCGGGAATACCAGGCTCATGATTTCGAAGATACTAAACAAATCCCCAACTGTCCTCTGGATCAAACTACCCTAATGTTCACCATCTATAATTCCTGCGAGTCTCCTTAGTGACGCTCATTTGGCGCCACAACGGAGCAGTTGTGCATACGAATCATCGCAGGAAAAATAAGTACAAGAATTGTCAAAGTGTGATTTCAGGTAACTGGAAACCTTACTTCCGTAGGGATAAGCACAAAGTGTGCAGGCAGCAAGCTAAGCGGAAGATCTTCCACGAAGAGTGGGACGATATTCCTAACAAATACTACAAAACTCTTAGGTGGGATTATTTCTGATGACCCAGGAAGAACGATTAAAGGAATTGCTCAGGGTTCTCACTCCTGAAGAGTACGCCAAGGTGAAGGTGCCTACAAGAGAACAATTCCGAAAGGCTCTTCGCAAGGGAGCTGAAGAACTTCGACAGCACAATAATTTCAAGTACAAAGGTAGATACTGATGTCTAGCTTTTTCATGCCCAGTTCTAACACCAGCGCGCCGGTTGCGCCGGCTGGTGGAGGAAATCATGGGTCACTACAAGAATCGGAAACCGAAGAAGTACAAGGGTTGCTGTTGGATGTGCGCCTGCAAGGACCGTAGAGGTGGATGCAGAAATAAACGCAAACTTAAAATACAAGAACATCGAGAAGCTATCACAGCCCGAGAAGAAGGGCTGAATGTAAAGAGGAATAAGTTTGAAGCCTAATCCAAAAATTACCAATTTCACAGAACAAGACTGGTACAGAAGAGTTGAACCTTTCATTGAAAAAGATAACGGTTGCTGGATTTGGTGTAGATCTGCACGGCTTAAAATAGCAATAGGCAGACAAAAACAAAGTATACGAGCTTTGGCGCTATGGGTATTTCGTAAAGAATATATTGAAACCACGACAAAGGTTTCGTGTAAAAACATAAAATGTTGCAATCCTGACCATATACTCAATAGTGAGGAAGAACGCTTTTGGTACTATGTAGTTAAAGCCGAAGGCTGCTGGTCCTGGAAAGGACCTACCGTACGTGATGGATATGGTTGTTTTGGTAGTAAAACAAAGCAAGCTCATAGATACAGTTACGAAATACACAAAGGACCAATTCCAAAAAATTTGTTGATAAGACACAGCTGCCATAATCCAAGCTGTACAAACCCAGAGCATCTTAGCACAGGAACCAAGAAAGATAACAGCAGAGATATGTTCGAAGCACAAAGAGAAAATATATTAAAAGGAGTCGACAACGGTCAGGCTAAACTAACAAATGAAAAAGTTTTAGAAATAAGAGAGTTAGGCAGAACCGGAAATTATACATATCAAGAAATAGGGGATAAATTTAGTGTCACAAAGCAGACAGCTATGGCTATATGTAAGTATAAAACATGGAAACACCTATGAAAAGCATGTATATTACGTATCAAGATAGATATTCTGGAATGAAGATTTCGGGAAATAAAGCCGTAACGACGGATTTTATAAACAAAAATGGTCATATGAAGCGTGCTTTCTATATCACCGTACAATTAGAAGCTCCTTTATGGGGCTCCGTCCAAAGTTATGATGGGGCTGGAATGTCAGGAGGACCTCTACATTTTACAGCTGTCCTACCACGTACTATGCAACAAGGTCCTTTGTTCCAGCTTCTTAGACGTATCGAGATGGTACCAGGTGCCCCAGTTAAACCACTGTGGGATGCTTTAGCGGCTGAAGGCTGGTACGTCGCCAAAGACGGAATGCTTCGGGATAAAAAATCTGGAGCTGTTATCTCCGGAAAAGCCATTAGAAACGTCTTCACACCACAGGACGGTAAAGTACCCCATACTGGTACTGATAGAGTTAAAGCGGAAAAATGGGCTACTCTTTTTAGCGATCTCCTGTCAGATCCAAAGACTTTTGCTGCTCAAGCCGATCACAGCATCGAATATTTGATTCTAGGTTCTGAGGAGGTGGAAATGAAAGCTTACAGGCTTTTTATTCCCAAGCTACAATCTCCCGAACGTATCGGCATAGAACCCGGCGTGGTACTTCCAGACCCTGTGGATTTGGCGATGTGCGTGTACCACGCGTTTACGCCAAACGCACCAGCTATTGCCAAACAGTGTTTAGAGGCTACTTTAGATAAAGTAGGTCCTAAGCCCTTCCCTCTATACTTCGCTCAAACACTAATTAAGACACTAGGCACGAAAAAGTATGGACGATGGGCTGACATCCAGGGTACAAAGGGAAGCCGCTACGACGCTACCCGAACAGCAGTAATGGCTTCAGGACTTTGGAGTCAAACTGTTCCAAACCTAATAAACCTAATGCCCGTAGATTTCTAAAGGATTGGTCCAAATGAACGAAGTTCAACAATTACGAGACAAAGGACCCGAGGTCGCCAGCTTCGTTAATTTTCTAGAGAACAAGGGCGTCAGGTTCGGTAAAAAATCAGATATTTGGTGGATGCGTTTGGTAGGCATGTTTATGCCAGACTTCATGCTATACGTAACCACAACAATAGGGAATACCATTTACTTGCCCAAGGACTTTACCAAGGGTCGAAGTAAAACAATAATACTATCTACATTGGCGCATGAGTATGTACATATAGTAGATTACCGCAGAAATAAGCTATTCCTGATATCCTATCTATTCCCACAACTGCTTGCTGCTTTCAGCGTTTTAGCTGTCTTCGGTGCCTTCTATCAACCAATGTACTATTTCGCAGCTGCTTTAATATTTCTATTGCCTCTACCAAGCCCTTTCCGTGTGTATTGGGAACTACGAGGCTACACCATGAGTATGGCTGTAGAAATCTGGAGGAATAGACACCTATCCCCCGATACGTATAACAATGTAAGCCTCAGTCTTCGAGGTATCACGTATTGGCACTATATTAGCAAAGCAGCCCTACATCGAAAGCTAAGCAAGCAGCTGCGGAAAATCGAAAATAGCGACATACTAGAGAGTCAACCTTTTTCCGAGGTTCAGCTGTTCCTACTAAGCCACCGGGTAGTGCTTAGTGGATCTATACCTCCACCCAAACGTAAATGAAACTCACCACCGACGAAGCTAAAAGAATAAAAGCAGTACTAGACGACCTACTGAGCAAGTCGAATGCTCTACGTGAGCACGCAAGAGACAAAGACCCTGTAGGACTGATATACAAGTACGCTAATAAAGAAGACCAGGAAGCTGCTGCTTTCATTGCTTCGACGCTGTCTTACGGGAAGCAAGACACTTTTCGACCTATCATAGCTCGGATATTGAACCAAATGGGGGATTCCCCAGTAGATTTTATTACAGATGTTCTAGTAGAAGACCTGGAAGACAAGTTCAGTTGGTTCCAATACCGTTTCAATAAGCCTGTAGATATTGCTTGTCTTATCCTAGCACTACGTGGCGTGTACGAAACGGGGTTTACACTAGAGAATCTATTCAAGAGTGGTTATGAGGATAACAATAGCTTCCAAGAAGGGTGTTCATACCTAACAAAAGCACTAAAGAAGGACTGGTACGTTCACGCGTATGCAGGAATACATGAACATGAGTTGAAAGGATTCCAGTATCTTATACCAAGCCCCCAAGCAGGCAGTGCCTGTAAGCGGTTATGTATGTTCCTTCGGTGGATGATTCGACAGGATGACATTGATGTAGGTAACTGGACAGATATTCCTACAAAAGACCTAATAATTCCACTGGACACGCATGTAGCTAGAATCAGCAAGGATCTAGGACTCACAAATAAAAGTGGGGGAACCTGGAAGGTTGCTGAGGATATCACGGACAGTCTTCGACAGTTGAATCCAGATGACCCGTTGGTCTACGATTTCCCTATCTGTACAGCTGGTATACAAGGGCAACTGTAAATTCTATCAGAAGCTGTAAAAGCTTGAGATGCTAAATAAGCATTCTACAAGCTCGCTGAAAGCAGAAGAGCTGATCTCCAAAATCCAAATCGATTTCGGGATGGAACGCGATCAAGTTCTTCTATTCATGGCGGAGGCTTTAGCCATAGCGGTCTTGGGTACAACTCAGGTCATGCTGATCCAGATGTTCTCTAAGCAAAGTAACCGTCTGCACTACAGGCGTCTGCGTTCTGTTTTGGACACACTGGAAAAACTAGGATTTCTCAACTTCAGGGATTAAAGATGCTAACTCTCAGTACAGTGCTACGAGCAACTAATCCAGACTATGTAAGGCAAGCTAGCAAATATCGGGCTGAATATTTCAAGATAGATAATGCCAAGGATAGTCACGGGTCTCATGTCAGAGTAGCCAGCGTCATAGAAGGAGGTTCAAAGCCAAGAAAAGCTACTATTAAGTGCTACGACGCCAAGATTTCTCCAAGCTCACCTTGTATGGTAAGTTGTTCTTGTGACCTATTTCAATACAAATTGGAGATTGCGTTAGCTGCACGTGGCTCTGCCAAGGTTGATCGAGCAGAAGCTAGAATGCCTATGAAGACCAATCCACAAATGCTCCCTGGTCTCTGCCCTCATTTAGCTTACCTGGTTAAGTTAGCTCTATCCTCCGACACAGCTAAGCAAGCAACTATAAAACAATCAGTAAAACCCAAGATAAGCCCCAAACTAAAGAAGGGCAGGTAAACCTTGTCTTATTTCGAAGAACTTACAAAAGCAAATGACGCCGAAACGCTGCGTCAAGAAGAATTGTTTCCCTTATTTGCCAGAACTCATCGATTACTTAAGGAGTGTCTGAGAGCGCTGGTCCAGGAAAACTCTATAGTTCAGTTTGCTATTATCGATTTGGGTGCGGAGATTGCTGCAAACATCGATAGAAATAAGGCAATATTTACTAGGAGTATCGATTATAATAATAAAGATGATCTAGTAGATACAGTTGCTGATAAGAGTAAACAACAAGCAGAGATGCTTTGTCGCTGCATGGACCTGCAACAGGCAATGTCACGTAAAGATAAAGCTAAACAAGCTAAAATAGTCGAGAATACACAGATTTCCAGATTAGTATTCGAAACAGTAATAACAGAATGGCTTAATGCAGTCAAGCACTATAACAAGCTAGTATTAAGTTATGTCAGAGCTAATTTAGATGAAAACTTGGACAAAAAGATAGAGCTAGCTGCCGCAATCTATCGTCTTGAAAAACTTTACGACTTAGATACGATATCAGGTTATGGAACTATAGCTTTCGTTAGTAAACGAATGGAGGCTATCAGGTACATATATAATAGAATAAGTAAGGCATATGCAAGAGTAGTACTGAAAATGGCACGCAGTCAAGCGGTGTCCATAGATTACGTACTCGATAGCTATCAGGATGGGAATTGTGGACTTCTAAGAGCCATATCTTCCTATGATCATATGAGCAATGCTAGATTTCCAGGTTATGCTAAATGGTGGATCCGGCAACGAATGCTATTCTGCATGAAGGAAAATGCGAATGTAATAAAAGTATCAAGTAATACTTGGCAGCATTATGCAAAGCTAGAATCAGTACGTATTAAAATAGAAAGCGCTAATGGTCCTGTTAGTACAGAGGAATTAGCAGAAGCTTCCGGATATGCAGAGTCTCATGTAGAAAGCATATACAATTCTATCAAAACAAGTCAAGTAAAATCCCTAGAATACCATCTAAGTTCTGAGGGATTTACTTTGATGGCGGTAGCTTCTGGTTGTTCCGATGAACCACTTATAGTGGAAGACTCTCTGGCTGCATACGAGGAAACACTTGCTTTAGAAGAGCAAACTTCACCTGAAGAACAAAACGAAAGAAATGTAGAAAGCCTACTAGGCAGAATTCCCTCCAGACTGAAAAGACTGATTTGTCTGCAGTACGGGTTGATTGATAGAATAGATCAGAATATCGACCCCGATCGAATTACCATTGAGAAGCTGAGACAGCGGTTAGCAGCAACGAAATCCAAAGATCATGTAAATGAGATCTCAGTCAAGTCATAGCCTAGTTATCTAAGTATAGGGCGCATCGGCTTAGCCAAATCAGCCCACAACAAAAGGAAATATCAAATGAAAAGCCTCGACGAAATCAACCCACGCACTAATGACATTAAATGGAAAGACCAAGTTCTCTGGGCTGAGATGCCTAAGATCGAAACATGGTACCAGTTCCGAATCGTGGGAGGCGTATTCACCTACGCCCAGCATTGGCTCAAGTTCGTAACCAAGCAGGGGAAGGAAACAAGTTTCCCTGTCGATTGCTTGGCTTGGTCGAATGACCTTGAAGCTGTCGACCCTGCCACTGCCCACACCTGCCCTGGTTGCCAGGCTGGTATCAAGCCTGCTATCAAGTACATGTTCAATGTTATTGATCGTGCTGCTCAGGGTCGTGGGGATGCCGGTTATGTCAAGGGTTTTGAGTTGCCACCTACGGCAATGAAGAAGATTCTTGATCTCCGAAATCTTAATATGGTGCAAGGACGTCCTTTCAGCGTTGCACATCCAGATCACGGATGTGACTTGTACATCCAGAAGTGTGTGATTCCAGGCAAGAAGGGTCATGACTGGCAGTTCCAAAAGGGAGATCGCTCGGTGATGTCCCCCGAGGAACGCGCAGCAGAAATCTTCGAGTTTGATACGATCTATGCTCCTGGAGATGCAAATAATGCTCGAATGAGCCTTATCCGTGCTGGATATTTGGGCAATACCGAGAATAGCAACAATCCAGGAAACTCCGGTGGTCCGGGATCGACGCCTACAGGCGCGCAGATGCCCCCATCCGGGGCGCAGATGCCACCTTCAGGTTCGCAGATGCCTCCTACACAGAACACAGCAGCTTCCACCAGTAATCCTATCGGATTTCAGACACCTGCCCAGCAGCATGTCCAGCTTCCTGTGACCAACAACCCACCACCTGCTACTCAAATGGCAACTGGTAGTTTAGGTCGTCCGCCAGCTGATACGCAAGGTCAGACTGAGCGTCCTCAGTGTTTCGGTGGATTCTTGGGTGCCATGGAATGCATCAAATGCGTTCATAAGCCCCAGTGCCTACAGGTCACAAGCGAACGCTCGTAAGCTACCAGCAAAGAGCCTGATAAGTGTAAAAGCTCTCTTTAATGAGAAAAGTTACACCAAAACAGGCTCTTGAGCTAATTATCAACAAAAAACGAGTAGTTATACTCCTAGAAAAGTCTGACGAACCCTTGTGCAAGAGGGCTCGCCAGACTTTTTTGGTATCAAGGCTTCGCATAAGGCAACTAGGGTATTCCGTATATGCTGTAGAAGTAAATGAAGAAAGTTCAAAATACAAAGAGTTGGCATGCGTGCGCGTGCCGCAAACTAGACTTTTTGTAAACCAAGAGATGGTTCAAAAGCAGGTAGGCGTGCCGTCAGAGCAATTTATAGCCGACCTTCTTACGGAGAAGTTTGAGTGAAGACTAAACCGATAGCAGAGAAACGAAAAATAGTCGTGATAACAGAATCACGGGCTAAGTCTAAGAAATTGCAAGAATTGACGACAGAAGTCTCTAAACATAACTGGAAGTTTTTTGAAGTTACAAAGGAGATGTTTAGTCTACCAAAGACAGGTGCTTGGATAGATGAATTCCTCGACCCTGTCTGGAATGTTGATAAGTCTATACATAATATAAAAACTTCACTATTAGCAGCGGATGATGCTTACATTTGCACAGATATAGATGCAGAAGGTGAGGCTTTAGCCTACAAGCTACAAGATATTATCCTCAAGCATTCCGAAGCTAGGTCTAGAAGAATAGTAATCGACGAGATTACACAAACTAACCTCACGATAGCACTAGGTGCAGCGAGCGTTGTGGATGAGGCTCTGGCTAAGTCACATTCCGCAAGATTAGTAATAACCAAGCTGCTTATAGAACCTCTGAAGGTCTATATAAAAAGAGCAGGAAAGCTAGTCGATACTAAAGGACATAGCTTAGAATACAGCCTAACAATTTTCCCGTTATTAGCAGAAATTGTAAGAAACGAAAGAGCCCGGCGAACTTTCATTCCTCAAAAACTGTACTACGTCGACTGTGAAATATGCAAAGGCAAAGCAAAAGCGACATCTTTGGCTTATACCACAAAAGAAAGTGCTTTTCAATTAATTGATCGTATTAGAAACCTAGAGCAGGGAGAGCTTCTTGAGATAGATTACTCAGAAAAATCCGAGGAAATCAAGGCATCGTCCCCAGCAACAACCAGTATCCTATTCAGGGATATGATTCTAAGAGGATGGAAGCCAGCAGAAGTAATCCAAGCAGCAAGGATACTTTACGACAATGGATTTATTACCTATTTCAAGACCAATAGAAAGTCATTGAATCGTAGATTCGCTGAAAAGCTGTGGGCGTATGCTAGAGCACAAAAGTTTCAGGTACGAGAAAGCCCCAAGAACTATCTAGAGCCTGGATACGGCGAAGTAATTAGACCCACTAGCTTCCTAGCTCCAGAGGAATTGTTATACGAAGATAAAATCATCAAGGATTTATACGAAATTGTTTGGTTTCGAACACTGAATACCCAGCTGCTACCTTCTAGAATAAAGAAACAGGCGGTAGATTACATAACAGAAGACGGCTACACGACCCTGCTACAAGCAGAAGGTACGGTGGTGGAGTTTCTCGGAACTAACCCCCCAGAGGCAATTCAACAGTTAGATACTAAAACACTCCATCGGCTAGGAGACATGACTATCCGAGAGGAGATGTCTAAACCACCAGCCCGATACACTATAGCAGGTTTGATTAAATGGCTAGACGAGAAAGCTATTGGTAGAGCTGAGAACTACGAAGAAGTATTGGAACAGCTCATAGATAACAGATTTGCACAGGAAGACGAGAAAGGAGAGATGGTTTTAACAGATCGTGGTGAACTTATACACTCCACTATAGCCAATCTTTCTGATGACATTAGTGATCCTTCTTTCTGTGCACAATTCGAAGAAGACCTAGAAGCGATAGCTTCAAGGAAAGCCGAATATGCAGATATCGTGATTGAATACAGTAATTGGATTAAGTCATTACGAATGACAGTTTCTAAATACGAGGCGCCTTACCCAGAGAGTTGCCCACAGTGTCTGGCTCCCCTGCGGGGGATGATGGACATTAAACGTATAAACCCTTATGTGAAGTGTAAAGCCTGTAGTTGGTGGAACTTCATAACCTTCGATGCTGAAGGCAATATCATACTAAGCCCAAATTTCCAGAAAAGTAAAGAATAAAGGACATAAACACATGGCAGCCAAAGAAAAAGTAGACAAGAAATCCCTACAACTCACTAACGTAAACCCAATAGAGTTGGCTGCAAGAGCAGCGGAAATTGGGTTGCAGCTAGATAACCCACCGGTTAACCTTGACCGGGGGCGCTTCGTAACAGGAACTGTGAGCTTCGGGTCACTATCTCTTGACCTCCTAACAGGAGGCGGCTTACCTCCAGGTAAGATAGTTGATGTCTACGGACCAGAATCCAGTGGTAAGTCAACATTAACTTACCACGTCCTAGGTAACTGCATGCGTGAAACCCATCCCGGTGCCAATAATGCAATACCTACATTTTTATATGACCATGAAGCGGGAAGTGATGGCAAGTACCTGGGTGCCGTTGGTGTTAAAATTCGTCTAGCTGACGGATCTAAAAATCCAATGTTCAATTATTTCCAGCCTACTACAGGCGAGTCTACATATCGTCATATGAATCGTATCTTGGATATTCTACCAGACTACAACGGAGGACTGGAGGGCAGACCTCGACCTACAGTAGTTTTTGCTGTGGATAGCTTGGCAGCAATGCTACCCGAGGATCTCAACAACGCCGACGACAAGAATCCTATGGGAAGCCAAGCCAAATTGCATGGCGAAGGTATGCAACTTATCAAGTCAAAGCTTGGTAGGAAAAATGCGACAATGCTTTGTACTAACCAGATTCGAGAGAAGCCTGGGGTTATGTATGGAAACCCAGAGTATGAGCCGGGAGGGCAAGCTGTCCGTTTCTACCCCGATCTTAAAATCAGGATTCAAGGGGTAGGAAAGCCGTTCACTGAACGTGGTCGCCAAATGAGGTTCCTGACGGTACGCACCATTAAAAACAAGCAGTTTGTGCCCTTCCTGGAACTTAAGGAAGTTTTGGCGGTGGCTCATGGTCACGGTTTCGACCGTGGATACGACAGCCTAGGCTACCTACAGATGACAAACCAAGTTACCCAAGGCGGAGGAGGGTATTACACTCTCAATATGCCAAATACTCACTGGGATGGACAGAAGTTCCGCAAAGATCCTTTGATGGAATTGTGCCACAAAAATGTATTCCGGTCGTACTTGCGCTCGCAGATTGAAGAAGGAACTGCCTTTGATATGTATTTTGCTTCCCAGAACTGGGAAGACATGTACAAAGCGGATGAAGAGGACGCCGGTACAGGTTTGGCGCCAGAAGAAACTGGACCAGCAGAGCAGAGTCTGCTAATGAAAGAGACTAACCTAACAGAGACCGTTTTACAAGAGTAATTATGACCCAGCATGATCGCAACAAATCTTTCAATAAAGCAATACTAGGAGCAGCTCTCCTGCTCGCGGTTACTATCTGGAGGACAACATCATGCTGATTATAATGGATATTGACGGTACGCTAGCAGACGATAGACATCGATACAATTACCTGGAAAACTCCGATCTTGTTAGTTTTTTCGAAAATTCTGATGAAGACGGGGTAAATAAGCCGGGTTTTGATTGTCTAGAAGAGTTGCTTGCTAATAACAATGGTAGCAAACCGATCACAGCAGCCTTGACAGCACGCCCTAGTAGGTACACAAACCACCAGGGCGTGCAGGTCGATTACAAGAAAAGAACAAAGTTATGGTTAGCGCACCACGGTCTTAGGATCGACGAAATAAACATGCATAATCCGTCAAGTAAAAAGGACGGTCAGCAAGAAAAGCTGGATAGATTTGTAGATATCGTCCTAGAACACATGGAAGAACGAGTAATCCACTACCTAGAAAACGATGAATATATTGCGTATGCAGCCAAAGAACGCTGCCCAACTACCCATGTCTATCTAATTACGTACCACGGATATCATGAAATACACACCACCTAATAACGTAATTGACCTGAACAAGGTTTGGTGGGAAAGACAATTGGCTGGTATCAACGACCAAGCAGAGCAAGTAGAGAATGCTATCTACGAGGTGCTGGACCAAGGATTCGATTGCGAATATGAGCCTGGAGAAATCCAGTCGTTCATAGGACTTAACAACTTCCGTACTCTAGGTGAGAAGTCTGTATGGACAGCTCTCACCTTCTACATGGATAGGAAGCCTATCTTTGTTATAAACGCCGTTTGCGATCGGAAACAGGGAGCAGAAATCATCAACTGCGGAAGGCTTATTCGTAACAAACTAGAATTGTATTACTGCAGTGATTTCGAAGAAGTTCTAGCCTCTGCTCGACGGTACGCTAAAGACCATATTCTACCCGAATTGGAATTCGAGAAATGATTGAAAAACTACCAGAAGGTTTCGATCCTTCAAAGCTCGTAGCAGGTCAAAAAAGCCAAGCTATTAACGACAGGAAAAATATAGTCGATGTAGACGGCAACCCTATCCAGTACGGAAAAGATCCTAATGATCCTACATTAGGACCAGACGACAATCCGAAGTTTGAGATGCGGAAGAATGAGGATTTTCCGAATGTTCCTCTTCCCGTTAAACAAGCGGAGATTAAATATATCCTACCTATGGCTAATTTCCTAGCTCAATCTCTAGGGATCAATCTCATTGATGAGAAGCTGTATGAGAAGATCCTAGACCCTTTGAGGCAGCGTAGCTTGATGGTTCTAATGAACCTGGAGAAAATGCAAGTTGCGGATGGTGTTGCTTCATGGTACGGACTTATATTGATGTGTAAGAAACATCCCATAGTGCTTACCAAGTTCAAGCTCCATATAGGAAGTGGGCGAATTGGAATAGCTTCTCTCCGTTTATGGTCTCGAGCAGATCAGCGCTACGTGGTATTTGGAGATAGAGATCAGAAGGCGTTCCTAGACCGAGAAAAGACAGCCGTCCAGATACTCGACTACCTTAAGACTGAAGGCGTTTGTAATGTCTGATCTCCAAGTTGTAGATATCGGAGACGATTGTCCTAAATGCCACAGAACGGGTCGTAGGGTGGGGATGCGTAAAAAATGGTGGTTGTTCGGAGAACTCACCATTACTTACATTTGCTATTATTGTACGGAGAGTAAAGACTTTGGACGATATAGGCTTCCCTTTCTATGGAAGACTAGAACAATGAGGAAGTTTTTGTGAGTTCGCAACAAAAGATAGTAACCTTATGCTTATGCGGATGTGAGAAAAAGACGAGTGGACCTAAAAGGAAATTTGTTTCAGGTCACCATATGAGAATGGAAGAACATAAAGTTGAAAATTTTATAAAGAGTCTACGAGGACAATTTTGAGATTCGTCCATTCCTCAGACTGGCACATAGGAGCCAGCAAGTTCCTTCCTGACTATCTACAGCGCCAAGCTGCTGTAATTGACGATATTTTTGCTGTCGCCGAACGGAATAACGTCACTACAGTAGTAATCGCTGGTGACGTTTTCGATGACGACTGTCCCTCCAGAGAAGAGAGGGATATGGTCCAGCGTAAGCTGGTTGGGTACGATCATGCTGGTTTCAATATTCTGGTCATCCCAGGAAACCATGACATGTCAGACATGACTGGATACACTGCAATACACTACCTGGCGCTTCTCCATGACCAAGGGAAGTTCCTCAATTCTACAATTGTGGAGAGAACAACCTACCGAGTTATTGACGACACATTGTTTATTCTCCTGTGTCATACGCCCAGACGCTTCAAAGAAGACTGCGAAGCAGCTATCAATGCCGCTAAGAACTCCTCTATCGCTCCCAAATTCAAAAGCGTCGTCGTCGTAGTACACGAAACTTTCAAAGGGTCGATCACTGATACGAATTGGCGCCTGCATGACGGGGTCAATGTCCCCAAGCTCGACTACGAAGGAGAAGAGGTTAGTAAGTTTGAAGTTACGTATTGTGCTGCTGGTGATATACATGTGCGACAAAAATTAGCTCCTAATACATATTACTGCGGAGCGCCTCTGCAAGTCAAGTTCGGAGATCAGTGGCCTAAAGGAGTTTTGATTGTCGATACCGACGATCCGGATAATCCCGTATTCGAACCTGTAAAATCCAAACAACTGGTAAAAACCACAAGTTTTGAGGACCTATACCCCGATTGCTACGTGAAGGTGGTCACCAATAAAGCAGAAGCGCTTGGTGTAGCTCGTCCCGCTAACGTCATGAAGGTTGAGTTCGAGAAACCTACATTTGAGCCTGTACTAGACCTCAAGAAGAGTCTTAGCCTTCACCAGCTGATCCTCGAAGGAGTAAACCAAGCCTTCGAAAATGAAGATGACTTGGCTATAGCTAAGCGTGAGGTAAATAGAATAATTAGCGAAGTGGAGCAGGTGGACGAATGACAACAACCTATAAGCACTTTGCTGTACGTAATGGTGGCTGTATTATTGAAGCAGATATGCCCCTTGAAAACCAGGGATTGGTTTTAATTCAAGGTGTCAATAATGATGAAGGGGGAAGCAATGGAGCTGGTAAGAGCACGCTTGGAGATCTACTAGCTAGTATAATCACAGGACGCACAGGAAAAAGGTCTGGGGAGAAATCTTTCGTCAAAAAGAATGACTTACTCAATCTAAAGAACCCTCGTAATTTTCATACGCAACTCGCCTTCGACAAAGAGGGCGTTGAATACCTAGTAAACAATTATCGAAAGCACCAAGATTGGGGTACACGAATAGAATTGTGGGTAGATGGTGAGGATAAGACTCCAACAACGGATATAGACGATGTCCAAGCTAAAATTATGGAAATTTTAGACATCACGCCAGATGAGTTTTTCGGACAAACTTACCTATCCCAGCAGTACTCACATGCCTTAGTTCATGGAACACCCTCACAGAAAAAGAAGTTTCTATCCACTTATTTTGGACTGGAGCAAATAGATGCAGCAGCCAAGGTATCACAGAAGTTCGTCAATGGCATAGTTATACCCAACGAAGCTGAGCTTGATGACCTTCGTAGAGGATTAGAGCAACAGTTAAAGGATCTGCCACCAGAGAATGTCATCAATGACAATAAAAAAGCAGCGGATACTCTTCGCGGAGAATTGCAGCAAAGGATTCTAGACCTACGCTTCCAGGTAGAGCAACAGAAAAAAGCTAAACTTGTTGAGGAACAAAGCCAAGCTTGGGAACAAAAAGTAGCTGCTCTGGGTGTCTCTTTCACTGCTCCCGATATGTTCCAAGAAATAACAAATTGCACAAATCAGGCAACCCTCTTACAAAGAGAGATACAACGACTCACGGAGGTGAGTACCATAAACAAACAGTTGGAACAGTTGGGGGTAGATACCACCCAATCCTATCAAGAAATTAGACAACAGATTGAAGAACATGAACTGATTCTCAACAAAAAAGGAGAGGACGTAGCAAAGCTCAAAGTCCGAGCTATCAAGGAACAAGAGTTGGGTGCTCTCCCCAAAACAGAGAAAACCCTCAGGGACCTAAGTTTAGAACTGATACAGGCTCAACTAGAAGCTAAGACGTATACAGCAAACCTGAATACTCTAGCCTCGGAAATAAACAAGCTATCTTTCAAAGGTACCAAGTGCCCTACCTGCCTACGTGCTATCACAGAGGAAGAGCACAAAGAGATGCTCTCAACGAGGCAGCATAACCACAAGCAGTTACAAGAAGTAGTTACTGACCTACAACAGCAGGTTAGAGATCTTCAATCTCTGTCTACGGCTAAAGAGCAAGCGATGCTCCTCGAGTACGAGTTGTCGTCCCTTCCCACTGGTGACCACACGCAAGCGACAGAAGAACTTCAAAATATAAAAGCCACCAAAGTTACTTTACAAAAGCTGGCTGACGACCTGGTAAAAGTCACAGCATTGCAGGATCGTTTAGAGACGCTAGAAGCATCCAAGGATGCGAAAGTACTGGTAGAAGCTCACAATCTCCAGGAAGTTATAGTAACAACTACAAACAAAGCGACTGTATTACGAAATGCTAGAGAATGGTTGTTGCAAAACGGTCAAACCAAATTTGATATGCACGCTCTCGGTATGGCACAAAGTGAACTTGACATCATTGAACGCAAGTTCACAGAAGCTAACGAAGCAGCAATAAACCAAGCAACGCTGCTTACTACGCGCAATAATACAGTGAAGCAAATTGGGGACATTGAACGAATTCTAGCTAAAAATAGCGAGGAAAAACGAAGAAAGCGCATTCTAGAAGTCATCAATGTTACAATTAATAGCATCAAGAAGGCGAAACTTAGCGAAGCTACTGGCATGTTGACCGGTGTACTGCCACACTACATAAGTCAGCTCTTCCCGTTAGGTGATGTCAGAATAGCAACACCAGAGAATGAAAACGAATTCGACTTATTCCTAGATAAAGGGGATCAACAAATCCCACTATACTTGGTTAGTGGTGGTCAAGCTAAGCGAGTAGCTTTAGCGATATTTTTCGCTTTTGCCAAAATGGGAACAAAAAGCAGTAATATTTTACTCCTGGATGAAGCTGATAAAGACCTGGACCCTCTAGGCAGAGAAGCCCTCTACGAAGTTCTACAAGATTTGAAGTTCCCTAGTGTTTTCCTAACATCGCATAGCTCGGACCAACAAAAAAGTAAAAAATATGATCAAGTTTGGAAAATGGAAATGACTAATAGCGTATCAAGACTGATTCGATAACCCTTTACGGAGAATAGCAACTTATGTCAAAATTAGTAGGATTAGCGTTTACATCCCCAGGTCTCGCAGTTTGTGTTATAGACCGAGAAAAGTACAGAGTTTGCTACCACGATCAGTCCACCGCAGCGGACTTCCGCCTATTTCTGCAACAGAAAGATGATAGGAAGCCGGTGGTCTTTGTGACATCGGCTCGTGTATTGGCTGAAATTCAACCAATGGGAGAAGGCACAGTAGAGAGTTACGTTCTATTCAGTGATCCTGCTATTCTCACCGAAATCAAAGGAATTCACCTGCCAGATATTACAGGAGAAGCAGCGGGAGGATGGACTAGAGTAAATATTACCCCAGACGAGTTTAATGCTATACTTGATAAGGGGGCGACTGAAACCTTTGAAGTCACAGAAAAAGCACTCACCGCAAGTGGGGACTTAACTAAAGGTATTACTTTTAAAGAATTGGTGGAAGCTGTCGAAGCCTCCTATAGAGAGTTGGGTAAAGATTCTACCGACATGGTTCTTCAGGCTTGTCGTTATGTGACAAAACTAATCAGCAAGAAAACATGGGTATCATCAGCCCGAAAACCTGCTCTAAACGCAGGAATAAGCGTAAAAGTGCTAGCGGAACTTGAGAAATCTATTGAAACAGACAAAGCCGCTGAGGAGCTTTGGCGCGCTTTTTATGAATTGGCAACCAATGGCACGGATAGCCAAAAGATCCTGACGAACTATGCAGTGACTAAGGACGATATCGACCTTCTCGTGAATAAACTAAAACCAGGACAAGGGCAGACCTTCGATTTCACAGCTGTTCCGGGTGCGGCTAAGAAAAAGAAGAAATCGTCTTGACACGAGCCTAAAAGGCTTTAGTGTAAGCAAGTCAATCTCAGTCTCAGCAAAAGGATTAGTACAATGACCAAATTAAATCAAATTTTAGCGATAGAAAAAGGCGAGAAGAACAAGAGCTTCAAGCAACTTACTGACTTGCACCACAAGTCGGAAAAGGCGGAGCTTTACGAGGGTAGGGTTCGTACCTATACCCCAGCTGCTGAGGATGGCGAGCAGCTCCCACCCGAGACGCAGGTCGTGCAGCAGAATGCTGATGACGTTCTTAGCCAGTTCCAGAATATCCTGGTGCCTCTTTGGGATATTACAGCAACTAAGGACTATACTAACGGACAGTCCGGTTATGCTGACATCGTGGTGAATGGTCGTACTCTTCTCACCAAGGTTCCAGTAAGTTATCTTCTCTTTCTGGAGAAGCAGTTGGCGGATGTCGAGACCTTCATTTCCAAGATCCCTACCTTGGATGCTTCCCAGAAGTGGTCTTTTGATGAGAATCAGAAGTGCCATGCCACGGAGAAGACTTGGCAGAATCGAGCCAAGAAGGTTCTGAAGAATCATGTAAAGTCAGTAGCAACTGATAAGCATCCGGCACAGGTCGATGTGTATAACGAGGACATCGTCATCGGTAGGTACGAGTCTATTCGTTTCTCTGGTGCTGTTTCAGTCAGCAAGAAGGAAATGCTCCTTAGTCGCGTTCGAGAGTTGAAGAACGCAGTTCTATTCGCCCGAGAACAAGCCAACTCGGTCGATGCCTCAAAGCAGGAAGTAGCGAAGGTTCTCTTCGGTTTCGTCCTGAACGGCTAAAGCTTCACAGTTCCTTGTGAACTGTGTTTGGAGACAAACTTAATCTCTTAGTAACGATCAATCTGATATCCTTCCTTGTCCCGTAGGCAACTACTTGCAGGTTCAAGTCCTGCCCCTCTGACTGAGAATTCCTTATCTAAATAATGAATTTTGAGTCAGAGGGTGGCGAAATGGCAAACGCAGGCAACAGGTAATAAAACTATTCTCCCAAGCTCTTAAACCGCTACTATTGTGATCTCTCTCTTCTGGTATCTCCTGCTAAAGATGATGGTGCGAATCCATCTCCCTAAGCAGAGTTTCTAAGTTCTACCTCATAGGTAATAACTCGGTGATTCTGCTTAGGGATGGCCCAACAGCAAGGCGTTAGCACTAAAACTAAGGACCAGAATTAAACGTCGTTCACATGCCGTAAACAGTAGTAAAAAATCCAGCCGGGCAGCAGGCTTCGCTGCCCGGCATTTTTATTTAAAGAACAAAGGAAAGTTATGACTACGACAAAAGCTTTTGAAGTACTTGATAGACTCGCCCAGATGTCTGGACGTAACGAGAAAATTGCTCTTCTGGAGGAGAATAGGGACAATACAACTCTCCAGAATATCCTCAGGTGGGCATACAATGGGGATAAGTATCATGTGCATACAGAGGTCGTGGTCGCTCTTGCAAACAACAATTCAGAAGAAGTACGGGTCAGTAACCTAGTTGCTTTTGATGCGCTACTGACTCGATTGAAGAATAGAGAAGTAACGGGAGGCAAAGCGGAACAAGAAGTGCAGCAATTGTTCACTGCCTTTGATAGCTCTGAGAGCAAGTGGTACCTACGGGTAATGAAGCACGACCTGAGGACTGGGTTCACCAAAGGAACGGTCACCAAGGTATTCGGCAAGGATTTCTGGGGCTCTAGTGCCACAGAGAGTAACTCCTACGGTTTCCCCGGCGTGATGCTCGCTGAGAAGTGGGACAAGCACAAGTCCAAGTACATGTTCAAGGAGTTCTACGTAGAACCAAAGTACGATGGCTACAGGCTAGTGGCTGTTGTCGACAATGGACAAGTTACCTTCTATTCTCGGCAGGGGAAGTCAGAGCCATACACCACAAATTTGACCCATGTTGCCCAGCAAATTGTGGAAGCAGGGTTCGATAATTGTATGGTTGACGGCGAGATTATGAAGGATTCGTGGAACGGGACCTCCGTGGTCAAAAAGAAGAAGATGTCAACAGAGGACCGTGAAAACCTAGCTAAAGTCACTTTCACTGCTTTTGATTACATTGATTTTGCGATCTATAGTACAGGAGATGACAGCTACACAGTGCCTTTTCACGAGCGACGAAGTCAGCTGGAAGACGTTCTAGCCGAGAGTAACTATACAAACCTGAAAATCACGGATAGTTTCAAGGTTAAATCAGAGGAAGAGGCTTTCGATCACCACGCCAGGTTCCGGAAAGAAGGAAAAGAAGGCACTATGGTCAAAGACCCTAACGGTCATTACATGTTCAATGATCGAAACCATTTCTGGGTCAAGATCAAGCCGGTCCACTCTATCGATGCTAAAATTATAGATTTTCAACCAGGCGAAGCCGGAAAGAAAAATGAGCATCGCCTAGGCGCTATCATCTGCCAGGATGCTAAAGGCATTAAATATAAGTGCGGACAAGGTTTTGAGGATTTAGATCGGGATTACATCTGGGAGAACCGCGCTAAGCTACTGGGAGCTATTATCGAGATGGAAGCTCAAGATGAAACCAACTCAAAAACAGGACCGGTAGCTACTGCCAGGAATGCTGTGTTCCTTCGAATTCGCGAGGATCGAGAAGGCATTCTGTAGCAAAGCTTCTCCTTGAAAAGTTGAACAGCTTAAGGTAGAATACAGATAACAAAGAAGGTTCAAGTGTCAGAAGACAAGTTTATCGAAGCTATTCGAAGACAAAAAGAAGCTGGTAAAATTCACATCAATAGCCTGGAAGTAGATGATGTGATTGTTGCAGAGACCTTGCATTCGCGATATGTCATAAAGATCGCAGAACTTTCAGACACCTACCATAGGCTGGAGGTTTCCAGTAATAACAAAAAATACCCAGGACCCTACACAGAGACTAGACTTAGTGGTACTACTCTCGCACCTGGTACTTCCACCATCTGCCCCGAGCATTTAGCTATCGGCGGGAGCCTGGAACTTGTAATAGTATTAGATGCTGAGAGGGTTAAGGTCCTAACTACTTCCGAAGTAAAAAGAATTGCCGTCAATGGGGTTCAGATTCTACCCGTAGTAGAAGCACAAGCCTAAGAGGAATTACCCGGTATTTATAGGAGGAGATTAAAATGGATAGAGCTTGGGAATTGCTAGGTTTAGCAGTGGTAGCGTCAATAGTTATAGTGTTTTTAAATATTGCTTATCAACTAAGCACAGCATCAGGGAAAATTGACTTCTGTCACGTAACCGAACATATATATGAAAAATCAGAGCCATACCAATTAATAGGTCACCGAAGCTGGCGTCCTGATTTGGTACTAGCCGCTACCTCTACCTATGAACAGGCTGTCGAAAAGGCTAAAGTTATAAGTTGTCCAATTAAGGTAGGACCATGAGTAGCTGTTGTCGAGCCCAACAAAAAGACCCTAATCTAGAGTTTTTCGAACTCGTAGAAAAGCTCACTTTTGCACTGGCGAACCGTACAGAGGAAGATCTAAAAGCCGATCGTGACAGCAATATCCGATGGTCTAAGTACCAGGCTCTACAGCGACAGCTGTGGGATATGGAGACCATGGTAGGAAAAGAACTATGATGCAAATGAAAGCACTGTTCCCTAGCTTCATTCTGATCGACTTCAAGAACACGGTCATGCGCGCCTGGCACGCAGGACAAAGCGGGGATCAAGAAGACGCTAAGCGTTCTGATGGCTACCCTAGTGGGCATGTCCTAAGGTTCTTCAGGATGATTCACAAGCTGAAGAAGGAGTGCGGGGGTGGTCAACTTGTCTTCTGTATGGAGGGTGGAGAGACTCGACGCTATGAGCTGCTTCCTACCTACAAGGAAGGTCGAAGTAAGCCAGATTTCGATCCAGCTCCTGATGTAGTGAAGATGATCCAGCTCATGAAATGCAAAGTTGTAACACCTGTCTCAGCTGAGGCGGATGATGCGATTGCAACTTTCGTGGCTACTAACAAAGGTGGAAAGCACTTTATTGTCAGTGTTGATAAGGATTTGTGGTCTCTTTTAGGTGGAAAAGTACGAATCCTTAGCGCTCAAAATGAGATCACTGAGGCAAAGGTACTGAAGACCTTCGGCGTCAAACCCTCAGGAGTTGCCCTAGCTAAGGCTCTTGTAGGTGATGCTAGCGACAAGATACCGAAGGTACCTTACCTACTCTGGAAAGACATAGCCAGTGCCATGGAGACGGCTCTTACCCCCGAAGATCTGTACAACCAGATAGACAAGATACCACCAAAAACAGCTACCAAACTACTTGAATACAAGGAACAAGTAGAAAAAATGTTCGAGGTAGTCAGTCTAAGGAAAGACTGCGAGTTGCTAATAGATGAGAGACCGGGCAACTCGGAAGAAATGAAGGCTTTCCTAGAGTCATTCGAATGTGCTAGTCTAATACCATTGATATCAACACTAACCGAAGCAATGTGAGGAATACGTAATATATGGAACTACAGATGCGTAAGCAATTGTTTGATGAGACTGTAAGGGACTTAGTCGAACATATTGTCGAGGAGTTAATCAACGATCCCAATGGCGATCTTGTCTATACGTCATGCAAGATGACGGAAAAAGACGTAGAGTTGACCGTTTGGGTACCAGAAGCCGAAGTACCCAAGATCTTTGGGAACGCTAACGGAGACCTACTAGCGGCTATCAAGAAGCTTGTCTTCAAGGTTGCAAACCAGCACGGGTTTTATGTGGTGTTGAAGGTTTCAGGCTACGAGCAGTAATAGTTCGGTAGCTAGACCACACCAGTTACAGGGTCCTTTTCGATAGGAACCCTGTAAATGCTCTTTAAGCACCCCTATGACATCTGATAAAAAACGCCTTGCAATACTGAGCGATATGCTGTACGTGCCTTCTTCTGAGGTACGTAACGAGCATTTAAACGCTTACACCTATAAGTTCGAAAAAGTCACATACGAGAAACCCACTGACGTTACTCGTAAGTGTGCCAACTGTGAGTTGTGGAAGAAGCCCTGGCGGAATGCTGAGGGTATTGAGATGTATTGCCACAAGCTGGGATACACCGAGACCGATTATTGCAATAGATTCAATCCCAAGCAGGTTCGCAAAGTAGAGGAATACGAGGTTACCACTTATAAAGAGGTAGCTAACGAGTATTATGCTTTTGGTCGTGGAGATCTAGGGAAAGTTGAAAGAGTCTTCGGTGATTTCGAAGTAGTTGACCAGAGGTCAGCCCCTAAGTTAGGCATTCCTCTCAAGTTGAAGGAGGGGAGGGTATTGCGACCTGACCAGGTAGCTGTAGCGGAAGAATGGCTGAAGCATGGGTATGGAATAATTAAGGCACCGACCGCATTTGGCAAGTGCTCGAGCAAATCAAGCCTAATCGCTACATCTGAAGGACTTATCCCTATTGGAAAGTTTGTAGATAAAATATTAGGAAAAAAATATACTACGATTAGTGGACTTGATACCAAAGAAGTAAGTCACTTAAACTTATACGTGACTTCTAATGGACATAAGGCGAAAATTTCAGATGTGTGCCGTAAAAAAGCGGTTACCACAAAAATTCAAACTAAATGGGGTTATTCAATAGAATGTACTCCAGAGCATCCCTTACAAACAATAACGGACAAAGGGTTAAACTGGCGAGAGGTAAAGGATCTAAAACCAAATGATTATATCGCAATTCGTGGTTTTGATTTCTATGGATCTCCTAAAAATCTTGAAGAGTACAGCTACATAAATACATGTACAACATCCCCTAATAAAAAACCCATAAGACTACCAACTACTATTACACCCTCCTTTTCCCGATTACTTGGAGCTTTAACCGCAGATGGTACCCTATCTATAAAGGGTAGTATAGCTTACACAAAAACAGAAGAAGCCTTGATAGAGGATTTCAGAAATAGCTTAAAACAATTTGATCTAGAGTTAGATACTGTTAAAAATAGAACAGTAGAACATAAAGTAAGAGGTGGAATAACAGCCTTTCAAGAACTACTACAGATTATAGGCGTGAAGCAAGAAACTGCAAGGTACAAAGAAGTACCATGGATTGTATTGCAATCAGGCAAAGAAATTGCGAAACAATTTCTTAAAGGTTATTTTTCTGGTGATGGTGAAGTGGCTCACGAACTATCCCATATCGAATGCTCTAGTGCTAGTAAGCAATTAATTGAAACTATACAAATAATGCTACTAGGCTTCTGTATCCCCTCAATAATCTACCCAAAACCCGTCAAGTTAGAACAATGGGATTGCGCAAGAGATTACTGGAGACTGTATATAGGTCCCGCCTTTCTGAAGAAATTTCAAGAAGAGATAGGCTTCATAGACAAAACTAAAAAATCTACTTTACTAGAAGCTGCTGTTGTTAAATATGACAACAGAAATAATAGTGGTAGCGAGTTTACACTTCCCATAAGTGGTTTACTAAAAAAAGCATACCAAGCTTTAATACTAAATAAAGCTAAGGCGTATGAGACGTGCAAACAGTTTAAACACATATGGGAGCGTGGATCTCGTGTAGACCCAAGAACACTAAAGCGTTTTCTTGAATTATACCAAGATTATCAGCATCTCCCGGAAATCGCCGTACTACAGGAAATATACGACTTAAACCAAAATCATGGTCTATGGTTTGTTGAAGTAAAAGAAATTACAGAAGGTGCTGAGCAGTACGTATACGATATCACAGTTCCTGAGGGGCATTGGTATGTAGCTAACGGAATAGTCAGCCACAACACTGTCTTGTGGTGTTACCTCGTTCAACACCTAGGGATGAGGTCATTGCTTCTCGCACAAGAGGTTCGGCACTTAGCCGTAGGCTGGGAAGGTCTATACGAGCATACCAACTTAGCGGAGTTAGAGGAAGAAGCTGGAGAGTTTCTCTGGGGAAAAGTAGGTCATGATACGTCCAAAGTAGTGACCCAAGTGAGAAACTCAAAAGGGGAGCTTGTTGACAGAGTAGAATTTAAGTTCAAAAAGAGCAAAGACCCAGCAAAAATCTACCCTATCACGTTCTCAACGTACCAATCTCTACATTCAGAAAAAGGTTGGGAAATACTACAAACAAAACTGAGGGATTCTTTTGGATTTATTCACTGTGAAGAAGCCCATCACTCCGCAGCCGAGACTTTCCACCATGTAACAAAATCCTTCAATAGCTACTACCGTGGTGGTCAGTCTGCAACACCTACACGCAAAGACCAAATGCATTGTGCTACATACGATACAATTGGACCAGTAACCGCTTTAGCTACAAAGGAGCAGATGAATTGTGACTTCACTTTCATTAATACTGGGGTGTACCTACCTGATAAAGTATTCAACGGGATGTACCCACTGACCAATGTTTTCAATTTCTTAGCTACCAATACCGACGTACAAAACTGTCTTCTACAGTGGATGAATTACGACATCCAATCAGGAAGGAAGCCTCTGTATATCACCGAGCGTAAAGCTGATGCCTTCTCGCTAAAGAGTAAAATCCACCTGTCCGGATATAACGTCGAGCTGATCATGGGTGGTCAGAAAATGCAGAAACAACAAAAAGAGTATTCCGAGGAACTACTTAATGGCTCACTGCATTGTATTATTGGTACAAAAGTAATCAAAGAGAATTACAACATTCCACCATTGGATACTTTGTACCTGCTGTACCCAAACTTCGTGGTAGAGTCTGAAGAGCAGATGACGGGACGTATTCGGCGCTACGTTCTGGATGCTGAGGGAAACCAAGTGTTCAAGAACAAGCCTCTGATCAGGATTTTCACTGTCAACTCTAGCCAAGAAGTGATGAAAAAGTCGATCAACTTCCGGAAGAATTTCTATTACAAGATGAGCTTCGAAGAGATTCAAGTAGATACCACAGAACACGAGACGGAGAAACCAGATGATCGTGTATCGAGCAAACTGAAAGATTGGTAATCATGGAGGCGAGAATTAGGCTATTCTTCTCCAGTCTAAAAATCAATGTATTCAGTTTATTCTGCACTTGCTTTCATGCACTTACGATGATGCTGATATGGAACTGGCATGCTACAAAGTACTTAGGGTTCAAGCACATCTCCTACGTGGGTTCGTTTATCATAGTATTCTTTGTACGTAGACTATTTTCTCTTAGATTTTCAATAGAGATAAAATCGATTAAGAGTCTGTTACGTGACATAAAACCTTACGATGAAGCTCTTCTATCAGAAACTGAAAATATTACACTATTAGCAGAATGTTGCCTTTTGATAGTTGTCGCCTACTTGCTTACCTACATCATATAGGAAATTATGGAACAAGAAAAACCTTCCACAGTCCCCAAACTATCGACATGGAAACTAGCGGAAATAAAAGCAAGAACACTAGCTTTCGGGGCAGCTTGCACATTTGTAAACGTATACGTGGTATGGCAAGTGTGGAATTGGCACGCACCCACCCTGCTTAGAGCACAACAAGTAAGCTTTAGTGCTATCTTTCTGATTATCTGCTTACTCAAGACAGCCCTGCTAGGTCGGGTAGGTGAACAAATAAATCAGACTAAGCGAATGGTCTATGCACATAGCGGTGTCTGGTGGGATACAAGCACTCGTGAGAATATCGACTTTCTTATCAAGAATATGATGATTCTGGGTTCGGCTTACATTCTCAAACAATACGGGTATTTAGTATGGTACTGAAAATTCAAGGTTTTGATGATATAAGATTATGCCCAGGATGGGTTCAATATTTCTGGTCAGTAATCCTCTGTGATGGTCCTGATAGAACAGAATACAACGAAGTTGAAGACATTCAAGTATTCATATTCGATATAAAGGAGACAGATATAGAATACTACCCTAATCTTGAGAATATCAAGGTAGTAAAAATTTGGGAGTTACCTGATGGTCCTGTTATGTACGAGGCGCACACCAAATGACTAGATCAAAAACTTGGCACGCGTTCTACCCAGAAGAACAATTAACAAACCTGGACAAAGCTTGGTATGAATTTCAAAAGTTTTTGGAATGTACTAAAAGATCCTGGTATTATCCATATCTACCTAGCAATATATACAAGCTAATAGAACTAGCAGATACTTTAAGATATGAAGCTGGTTCCTATGGGCATCAAGCACAACTACGATACAAAGTGGCAGTGCTCACTAGCGAACTAAAAACTTACAAGGAAAACGCTACCAAAGCTAGAGAAGTAAAGGAGAAGTACAATAAGCTTCGACGAGAACGGAGTACGAATGCGAAAAGTAAAAAGCCCTAACGAAGCGCGAAAAATCAAAGATGACCGAGATGCTTTGTACTACGGGGCTGGAATACCAAGCATTGCTTGGAGTACCCCAAGAGCAAAACCGAAGTTTTCTCCTGTCATGGGTGAGGAGGATGATCCCGAAATAAAGGTAGGAGTACAGATTCAGGATGAATGGTTCAAACAAATACTCACTGGAGACATGTTTCAGGATCCCTACCTGGTCTACCTCGCCTCCATAGATTCCGATGACTTAGCGTGTCGCTACGCCTATGAAGTAATGAAACAGGCTCTATCCAAAGACTTACGAGTGCAAGTCACAAACGCAGCTCGCATTGATAAAGAAGAGGTCAATGAAGAGACTGTGTTCATGTTGCATAATGTGTTCAAAGAAGCTAATCAGTATAGGACCCAGTGCATTAGGGACTGGATCACTGTTCATGACGATTGTTTCAGGATCGTTGTAATAACTGGTATGGATCCTTACATCTTTAGCAAGATGGTGCATGTAAACCCGCATGCTATGTTTTTGCTGGAAAACTCCGGAAAAGTCAGAAGCAGCACACCCAAGAAAATCAGCAGATAAATGAAAAACTGGAATCTAGAAGCGGAAGTACAGGCAATGGTGTCTATACTTTCCAGCCCGAGCGACGAAGTAAAAAACGCATTAATCAATAAAATCAACAAGGATCATTTCGCCTACGCAGACATGATTACTGCTTTTGAGGTGTTCGATAAAGTCATCAAACAATCAACACATCTACCGACCCTAGAGACCTTCACACAGACGCCAGAAATCACCCCCAGTGTGGTTGAAGCTCTAAAGACCACAAATGTTGAAGTAATTACCAAGTTAGATGACGCTAAGCATCTAATCAGCATTCTGGAGTATTACAGAAAAGTCCGCAGAAGTCTAGAGTTGGCAATGACTATTGTTGCCAAAACAAAACCGGCAGAAGCCAAGCCAGAAATGACGGATATCGTTCTGGACGTAGAGACCGCTCTCAGTAGTCTCAACCAAGGCACAGCTGACCAAAAGATTACACATTTCGGTATGGGTCACAATGCCGACCACTTGATTGAGAATCTTCTCAACGGAGAACAACCCAAGCTAGTACCTAGTACTTTCATCAACTTCGATATTAAGGTAGGTGGTTTTGGTTGTACGGACTTCGTAATTCTAGCTTCCCATGCTAAGGGAGGTAAAAGTATTACTGCCCTCAATATGATCAAAAACCAGTACCTTCTCCACAACTTGAACGTGGCACTAGTATCCATGGAGATGAAAGAGGAAGAGGTCGTAGAAAGACTCCTGTCTTCACTTACAGGAATCGAACATCATAAGATTCGTACCCGTACCTTCAACAAGCTAGAAGCAGAAAAGCTTAGGTTCGAGTGGAAAAGGTTCGAAGAACATGGAAAGAAGAACAATTGTAGGTTCACTATCTGGGATACAATTCCTGGGCTAACCACTCAGGAAATCAAGCTGGAGTTCAAAAGCAGAGGTTACGACGTAATATGTATCGATTACATCAATCTCATGGGTACTTCCGATAAAAAGCTAGCTGATTGGGAACGTTTATCTGTGTTAGGGCGTGAGCTGAAGCAGCTGACCAAGGAGTTGACTGCCCTAGTCATAGCTCCAACACAAATGAATGATGACGGCGATGTAAGGTATTCTAAAGCCTTGAAAGAGCACGCCAATACTATCTGGAGATGGTTTTACAAGGAAGAACAACGAGCTACCCATCAGATACGAGTAGATCAGCTAGTAGTCCGTGGATGGGAGGCGTTTCCATTTATGCTCCGTGAGGACTTTAACAGGTCTCAGATTATGGATGGATCGGCTACAGTACCAGAAAAAGAAGAAGGCAATAAAAGGAAAGAAGAACTTAAGAGAATGTACAAGGACGACTAGAAGGGAAAGCTTGCCAAGCTCAAGAAGTTCAGGTACTATATAGGACTGGGTAAGCTTATGACCTTCCGTAGTAATGATCCAAAACTGAAACGCGAATTTGAAAAGCGCAGGTTGGTTGTTATCAATAGACAGCCTATACCTGCCAGCGATATTTGCGCGCATTGTTGGTACCAATCAAAGTGTGTAGTTCGGACTCTCCGAGGAGATAAACCTCACACCTGTTGTGTATACTCACTTTTTACGAAAGAAAGCAAAAGCAGCTTCTCGCTGGAGGAGACAGTCGCTTACACCTGCGATACGAAGTGCGTTGAAAGACAAGCTTGGAAGGGCGATCCCGTCCCACATGACTCAAGCTACTGTAAAGATCACTGCCCTGTGTCAAAGTTCATAAAGAACGAAAAATCTAGTAATGAAATAGACGTTCCAAAAAGTGGAGATTATTGATGAATTTCGACGTTGAAAGCAGAACAATCCTCCTTGTAAGACATGGAAGCCATGCTTACGGCTTAGCCACACCGGCTAGCGATGTGGACCAGAAGGGTGTCTGTATAGAGCCCAAAGCGTACCACCTAGGATTCTTGCAGCACTTCGAGCAGCAAGAGCGGTTAGCCAACAAAGGACATGAGGTAGATTCCGTAATCTATTCCTTGAAGAAGTTTGTTCGCTTGGCTGCTGAGTGCAATCCAAACATCATTGAGGTTCTTCATGTATCCGAGGAAGATGTCCTGAAGATGGATAGCTTTGGTCAAAGATTGCGCGACCATAGAAACGACTTCATGTCTCGAAAGGCTATGCACACGTTCAGCGGATACGCATTTTCGCAGATAAAAAGGATAAAATCGCACCGCCAGTGGTTGCTGCGTCCGCCTACACACAAACCTACTAGGACAGAATTTCAGCTCCCGGAACAGACCAAGGTATCACCAGACCAATTGGAAGCGGCTCTATCTGCTGTCAAAAAGAAGCTACAGCACTGGAAGCTGGAGGACATGTCGGATATAGAACCAGCTATCCGTCTCCTGTATCAAGAGACGTTAGCCGAGGTAACAGCCGAGATGAAGCTTTCGGCTGAAGAAATGTGGAAGGCGGCTGCTCGAAGCATTGGATTTGAGGAGAATTTCCTTCAGCTCCTTAATAAGGAACGGGCTTACAGGCATGAGACAGCCAATTGGAACAGCTATCAGGAATGGCTCAAAACTCGTAATCCCGCCAGAGCAAAACTAGAAATGAAGTATTCGTATGACACGAAGCACGGATCCCATTGCCTCAGATTAATGCGAATGTGCAAAGAAATTTTGGAAGGTAAAGGCGTCATCGTAAAGCGTCCTGACGCTGAGGAGCTTCTTGCGGTAAAGCTGCACGGAACAATGAGATACGATGACCTCATGGAAGAAACCGAAAGACTCATCGGAGAATGCAAGCAATTGTATAATATCTCACCGCTTCCACATTCACCAGATCGTAATATGCTAGACAGACTAGTGGTCGAGATGACAGAGCAATATCTGTCTCAATACGGCTGAATCATGTAAATACTGACCATATAGTTAGAGAAATTGAAGGTTTAAGATGAAGTTAACGACAAGTACAGAGGCTCTGAAGAAAGCGATGGTTTCAGTCCAAGCTCTTATCTCAGAACATCAAGTCATTCTGAAAGCTGATAAAGGCTCCAATATTCTTACTATCGAAGCTGGGTCAGATGGTGCCTATCTTCGACAGAAGATTCCTGCTTCTGTGACTGAGGCTGGTGAGGTTGTCATAAACAGCACGTACATTAGTTCGCTACAGCTTGCCGAAAAGGTAGAATTATCAACAGTGAATGATAGCTCTATGAGCTTTACTTCTGGTACTATGAGCGGTGTTCTTCAAACACATCAAGCGGTCCAGAAGATAGCAGATCAACGTCCATTGAACGATATTCCTATCCAGATAGAGTTGTCTAAGGATATTGTGACAAAGTCTATAGCAAAGTCTAATTTCAATTCGGCTCTGACACAGACGCAAGAGGGCTTGCGAGTAAAGATCGATGCCAATATTGCAGTCAGTATTACGGACAGCTATCGATGTTCCTTGTACAAGGAAAAGCTACCATTCCACAAGACTACCATTGATTTTCAGATCAAGCCTACTATGTTGTCTCTTGCCGTATCAAAGGTCGAGGAGCAAGAGGTTTGGTTTGGTTTGGGTAAGGGCTTGATTAAGATCGCGTCTCCTTCGTTCGAGTTTTATCACCCTACTATGCAAAGCGAGCCTACAGACGTAGAAGCTTGGTTGGAATCTATTGATCATAATACTCGTCTAGGAGAGATTACTACTAATGTTCAGGATTTAATTAAAACACTCAGTGCTGTTACCAGCATCACCGGGGGTCCTGGGGCGGATGTAAAACTTATTTGTGCTATCAAAGGAAACGTACTACATGTAGAGGTAGCAGCTGCTCATGGGTCGGCTAAAGCCGATCTACAACTCATTGAGTCTTCCTGTGATGATTACAAGGTTGTACTTCACAGCAAGTACACAACAGAAATGCTGTCTCTAATTAAAGATGGAGTTGTAAATATTGGACTTTACGAAGATATTATCATACTTTCCTCAGGTGATGGCAAATGCACAAACGTAGTCCCGACAGTCTCGATCTAAAACTATGGTATAATATACCGGAGTGGTGTATAGCTAAAACCAGCGATAATGTTTATGCAATTAGAGTTGGGCATGCGGTGACAGAACCTAAGATCGTTACAAGTTACGAAGATGAAAATATCAAATTATGTATTTTCAATGCGGAAACAAAACCTGTACTAGGTTACACTATATACACCAAGAAGACTTTCAATGTTATAAGAAGGGATTGGTATCTTTCTCTCATAGATCCTACCGTAGAAAACCATCATACACCAGCTATAATATACAAAGATGCTGAGGTATTTCTACGTAAGTTCAACGGAAAAGAAAATGCCAGCTACTGGCTTACATTGCGCTGGAGAACAACGTAACTCAAGGATAGCTTATGACATCTTACGTAATTGACATAGAAGCAGTACCCTACCTACCAGTATATGACCCATGGAAAGCTAATAATAAGGACAAAGATTTTGTTCCTGCTTTTGCTTGCAAGATTGTAACATTAGGCTACGCAAAGTTATCCCCAAGTTTTTCCCTAGAGAAACTTGGGGTGGCTTGCGTTAACGAGACAGAAAAAGAAGGTCTAGAAGTATTCTCAGCAGCAGTAGCTACGAACAACGCTTCTCTGGTGACCTGGAACGGTAGATCTTACGACCTACCACTTATCTCATATCGCTGTCTACACTACGGTGTTCCTCTACAGTGGTATCACGAAGAACGTTCCGATTACCGAAACCGCTACAAGACAACCAAGCATTTTGATATGCTTGATTACATTTCAGACTACGGGCAAACTAGACCAAGCCTAAACTATATAGCGAAGTTGATAGGTCTACCAGGTAAAATGGATGCAAAAGGTTCAGAAGTCGAACAACTGTATAACGATGGAAAGCTTGAGGAAATTGTAAGCTATTGCACTACTGACGTTTTACAGGAGTATATTATTCTTCTTCGTATTTTGCTTACAAGAGGTACTATTACCCCAAGTCATTACAAAAGTCTAATAGAGACTACCTTCAAGAGTATTCAATCTGAAGGTAATTTAGAGTTATCTAGGCAACTCCCTAATAAAACACTTCTCAGTAATAGCATAGAAAAAGCTTCTACATTGGCTATTGCTAAGGGTTGCCGTACACTGCTAAGTAACTGGGATCACAAGCAAGCTTTGGAGATTTAAGGCTATGTCTAGGACAAACGAAAAAACAATGGAAATTATTGAGAATGCCTGTACAAAGCTTAAAACAAGTGCAGACAAGCTCAGAGAAGCTGCTAAAGAGCTAAAGGATTCCCAAGATCTCTTGCAGAAAGCTTTGAACAAGCTAGGACGAGCGGCAGCTAGCAAGCTTCCACCAGATCCCGTACCTGCAAGAGTTTATAAGACTTCTGCTTCGAAGAAGGGGCAGCCAAATTGATAGACTTAAAAAGAGTCGAAGACATAAAAAAGAGTATCAACGAACGCCTCAAAAATCTCAATATAGAGATTGAAGTTGATGCGAATTTCATTATGATGCTCAGTCTTCTTCTAGAAGAGCTAAAGGACTCTAAAAAATGACTGATCATCCTACATTAGTAGCTATATGGACAAAGCTACGAGAAAAAAGAAATGTTATCGCTTTCGTGGATACTACTAATTCAGAGGAGGATATCAAACCAATGTTAGATTGGTTTGAGCCTATTACAGAATGTTCCCTAAGCCAAGGAGAGATCCAACTGCAAAATGGAACATTTCTAATTTTCAGACAGATCACAAATACAATGCCAGTACTAGATCCTAGAGTAGTCGGTGACTACGAAGTAATAGTTATAAACAACGAGACCTGCGCACAGATCGTACAAGGATTAAAAGAATGACTTTCGATGAAGATGATGTTTGGGTGCTCCGTATAGCTCGGTATCGAGCCGAAGAGCCAATCCCTACAGTCCTTGCCCAGATAAACAAGCCTAGGTTCGTACTAGATAATACAATAGAGACGGAACTAAAGGGTTACTTTATCTTCTCCCAGAAAGCAGAGGATAAGCCTCGAAGTATTAGAGGTCCCGCTGACCTTGAGGTAGCTTTGCAGGTATTCGAAGAAGTACAGATGATTAAGGATCGTGTTTGCGAGATCTTGATGATCTCTCAGCGTATCTCCAAAGATCTGGAACGTCTCTGGGATGTGGCACGTGTTCATATTGTTCTTAAACCAGAGGTCGCATCGGCTAAGAGCGATGCTGTGCGACTAGCGGTAGTCGCTAGAACGGTCCCTGAACTAGAGGACATAATGTCCAAGGTAAAAACCAATGTAACTTCCTCCGAGCTTTTGGTGAAGAATTTGAATAAAACCTACGATATCATGGCTGCCCAGGTGGATACAATCAAGCAAATGATGTATTGGAGGAATTTAGCACTCCCTAATGCCGGAGAGAAACCAACTTCACTGAAATTCGAGCGTTGATATGTCAAAAGTAGAAAAACAAGAAGAGTTGGATATCGATAAAAATCAACTTGCCGTACTTAGGAAGCAAACAGATATTCTAGAACGCTACGAAGGAAAAATCCAAAGCCTACTCCAAGATCGTCTGGACGATAATATTACGGAAGAAGATTGGGGAGATAGACAAGAGGACCTTCGAAAGTCTTTCCTCCGGGAATTTAATGAGGTCAATGCGGAGATTGATAATTCCACGCAAGAAATACATTTCCGCAACGTACTATACAAAGCTACCTTGGATCAAATTAAGCGATGCTTTGGTTACTACAACGCTCTAACTGACCTCGACAGCAAAATCAAACAGTACAATATGGAACTGAATGACCAGGTCCTCGAGAATGACCCAAAGTCACAGCTCTCCCTTATTATGAAGCTAGAACATGTAAAACTCACAGCTACAATGGCTGAGGCTCTCGGGTTGCCAGTCAAGTGGTCCAACAAGATCGTAGAGCACACAATCGATAAGCTATTTGCGAGTCACAAAAAATGACAACGGTTTACTGCAATTATGCTCTGATAGACCAGACGGAAGAACCCGATTGGGTTCAAATGCTACTTCTTCTACAAAAGGAGAAGGCAATCGATAACCTAGAGTTATACCGACCCTTCATTCCTCTAACGAGCCAGAAGCTGCAGTCTTTCATAGAAACCTCAGAAAAAGGTAACGAAAAGTTACTCTATACCCAAAACTTGGTAGGGCTGAGTCAAGTGTTTGAAACATGGTATAAGCAAACAGATAAAACAAGACCTGATTACCACGACATTGCAGGTGCAGAGAACTTAGGTAGAGAATTTTCTCATACACATATTCTTAAAGATTTTTGGGTATTGTCCAAATGCGATATTGTTATAACCGACTACAATGTGGCTGATCAGGCTACCAAAGATTCCTTACATATGCTAGGTAGAATGATGGGACTACGGACTATAGGAGTCTGTGACAGGTTCCTAATCAGCCCCTGGGCTCAGATGCTTAACGACTTCACTGTAACCACACCCGCATTACCAGAGCTTCTAGAGATGGCGATTAGTAAGGTAGCAAAGAGAGAAACCAATGGCATATAGCTGCAAAATACTGGCTGATTCAGTTAATCCATACGATTGTCGATTAACAACGTTTGAAATAACCTACCCTAGAATGGTATTAGCAGAGCTGAATACGCACAGAGTATTCAGCAGGAATGCTGCTAGTTCTCGCGCAATTCCAGTACAGAAGCTGATAGACCGTGTAGAAACAGATCCGGTTATGCCTGTTTGGTGGGGGAAAAATCAACCGGGAATGTCGGCTAAAGAAGAGCTGACAGGTGAGGAGCTGCGTCTAGCGAAAGAAGCCTGGCTTATTGCCCGTGATAATGCTGTGATTAATGCTAAACGCATGCTCGACATCGGAATGCATAAGCAGATCGTCAATAGGCTTCTCGAGCCTTGGATGTGGGTGACCAATATCCTGACAGCTACGGAATTCAACAATTTCTACGCCCTCCGCTGCCATCCGGATGCACAACCTGAAATCAAGGTTATTGCAGAAATGATGAGGGAGACTCAAGCCAAAAGTACTCCTACTTATCTCGAAAGCGATGAATGGCACTTACCCTTAGTTCCTGATTTCGAAGAATTAAAGGCAGCAGGATACGATATCGATGATATCGTCAAAATTGCTTGTGGTCGAGCTGCACGAGTGAGTTACCTAACGCATGACGGGAAAAGGGAGCCCAGCGCAGATATAGAACTTCACGATAAGCTCCAAACCTCAGGGCATATGTCACCCTTCGAACATTGCGCTATGTCTCAATCTAGTGACTATTTCTACGGCAACCTACGCGGTTTCAAACAATATCGCAAGTTTTTGTCTAACGAAGCAGAGTTCCAAGGATAGTAGTCTTATGAGATGCTATCATAATAGTTACTTCCCTTATCTACAAGCATCCAAACGTCCTACAGGACTATTCTAATGGTTGTTCAATGAAAAGGAATAGAAATGAAACTTTGCACTAAATGCAAAGATATAAAAAATGTAGAAAATTTTCATAACGATAGAAGCAGAAAAGACGGCAAGTATCCATGGTGTAAGAGTTGTGTAAGAGATTGGAATATAAATAATAGTTCCAACCCACACTACAAAGAATATAAAACTAAGTATCAGCGAGAATACGCCAAACGTCCTGAACGCCGTCAACAAATAGCAGCATACCAACAAACAGAAGCGGGGAAACGATGTAAACGTCGGTCCAAACTGAAACAAAAATACAGCCTCGATGAGGCTACCTACAATTTCATACTAAAGTCTCAGAAAAATGCCTGCGCAGTATGTCGGAATCCTTTAACTATAACCAAGCACACGCACATAGATCACTGTCATACAACAGGCATAATCAGAGGAATTTTATGTAACCATTGCAACAGAGCATTAGGTGCGGTCAAAGACAGTACGCTGATACTACGAAACCTAATCAACTACCTAGACACAACTCTAGACAAACGAATAATTCCAGTAGTTGTAGAGAGCCCGTATAAAGGTAATATATACATTAACCGCGCGTATGCTCGACAATGTCTGCGAGACTGCCTATTTCGAGGTGAAAGCCCATTTGCTTCGCATCTGATATACACGCAGAGTGGTGTTCTTGATGACTCTATAGAAGAAGAACGAAATCTAGGCATAGAAGCAGGTCTGGAATGGGGAAAATTTGCTGCCAAGACAATTGTGTATACAGACCTTGGCGTTTCCATCGGAATGCAGTATGGAATAAATAGAGCCCAAAATGAAGGAAGGATGGTTGAATACCGAACATTACCAGACTGGAAAGAACCTTCAATAGAAGATGCTGCCAAAATAGCCTACCAAGCCTACGGAGACACTACCGATTGGAAGAATTATCTAGGTCTTCCTATGCCTCTATGGGCACAGTTACCAGACAAGATCCGAGAAGCTTGGGTAGCTGCGGCTAAAGCACTTACTAAATAAGTTGACAAAGTAGCAAAAAAGCCATAGTATGGACAGAAATGATATCCAACAAAACTCTAATACTTCTCATAACAGCTATACTAAGCGTAATCTTAGCAGCAAGATACGACGTCCAAGGCACAATAGGAGTAGTTTCCGGGTTGATAGCCGGAAGCTCCTCCCTATGGCTATTTATGGATTTTGTCGATAATTCAAGCAAGTAAAGGAATGTATGAAGAAAAATACCACTGAGACAGGCAGATTCAGCAGCCAAGAACCAAATTTGCAGAAACTACCACCCAGAAATAGCAACCTAAAGGAGTTGTATCAACAGTTTGTAGATAAGCAAGAGCCTATGCTGCATGCTGATTATTCCCAAACAGAGATACGAGCCATACAAGCAATAGAGTCATTACCACTACAATCCGATTACTCCCAAACAGAACTAAGAGTTATCGGTGAGTCAGGCATTCCTCTTTCAGGCGAGCCCAATCATAGTAACAAGGATCTCATCGAACAATTCCAGGCACGCCTTAACAAAATTCTAGAAGCAGGTCGAAAGAAAGCTAAAAAACAGACCAAGAGTGGACGTTCTTCAGAGAAGAACCTAGACGATCGTCGAAGCAAGGCTAAAGCTTCCAGGAAGGCTAGGAAAGCCAGCCGATAAAGATCGGCAATGAGGATCGGCATTTCTCCTAATCAAAAGCTAGTAACAGCTAGGCTATCACAAGGAAATTAGCTGATTAAATACCGGCAACAGTGTAAATATAGGCAAGTAAAAGAAAGTGAGTTTACTAAATGGCTACTAAAATCATCCCTACTACCAATCGAATCATGGTCAAGCCTGGCTTGTGTGAGACCCGTACGGAAGGTGGGATCTACATCCCACCT